TAAAAAAAAAAATAAAAAAAAAAATAAAAAAAATTAAATTAATATTTTAAAAATTTTTTTTTTTTTTTTTTTTTTTTTTTTTTTTTTTTTTTTTTTTTTTTTTTTTTTTTTTTTTTTAGATATTTTTACTCCTAAATGGTTAAAAGAGGTAAGCAAGAACACCTGCGTATAGCAATACGGAAGGTGTGCGCGATAAGCAGAGAGTAGATAAGACTGCTAATCTTATTGAGGGTATGAAAGTGATTAGTTAATACTAGGAATAATAACAGATCTTGGTAAGAGTATCTAAAAAAGATGAATAATCCAATAAATTTATGGAATGCTCCTTTACATTATTTTAATGTAATAAAGCTTAAACCATGTTCATGTAATAGAAATCCTAACTGTAAGTTATGTCACGGTTACGGATACATAAGAGAAAATAAAAATGAATCCATTTAATAATGTACCTTTAAATACTAAAAAAGTGTTTGTTATGGGGATAGATCATTCAGGATGTGAAATTTATCTTCCTGTAAATTCAACAAATGAAACAGTAATTCAAACCAAGAAACAAGAATTACAACAGTTTCTATTTAATCAACCTTTACCTGAAAAAGAATATGCGTAAGATTACACAACAAGCAGTTAATGCTTTATACGGTAAATACCACTTTAAACAAAATAATATAGAAGTATTTATTAATTCTTCTGGTTGGTGGTGTATGGAACTTTATGGACATTGTATAGCTAAAATTGATTCACAAGGATTATCAATTAACCATCAAGGATATTTAACTAATACAACCAAAGAACGTCTTAATGGCTTACCTGGAGTGTCTATTATACAAAAGAAAGGTGTTTGGTATCTTAATGGATCAGAAATGAAAGAAGGTTGGAATGTCATTTGAAGATATGGTTGATGCAGATCAAGGTTCTTATTTTGAAAATAAACATTTAGAAATGAGATTAGCTAATAGAATTAAATATTCTGAATGGGATGGTAATCCAAGACAATGTAAATCTTGTGGCAAGTTAATTGAAGAAGTAAGACTTAAATTATTAAATGCTGATCAATGCAGTAAATGTGTACAGCAAAAAGATTGGGATGAAGATGACTAGAGAAGAAATATGTGAATTAGGAAGAAAATATATCAAACAGAGAGAAGGTATTAAACATGATTCTGATAAGTTAAGATATTCTTTATTACCTTGGATTGCTTTAAAAGAAGTAGTTAAAGTATTAGAGTTTGGTGCTAAGAAATACGCTATAAATAATTGGCAGAAGATAGAATCTCAAAGATATAAAGATGCTGCTATGAGACATTTAGTAGCAATATTTGAAGGTGAATGGTTAGATAAAGAATCTCAATTACCTCATGCAGCACACTGTTGTTGTTGCTTATTATTCTTAATATGGTTTAAACAGAATGAATAATTTAATATTTATAACATTATTGCTTTTACCTTTTCATACTCAAGCACTAACTAAATCTGAACAAACTTGTGCTGCACAGAATATTTATTTTGAAGCCAGAGGAGATAGATCATCTTGGTTTAAGGTATTACAGGTTGCTAACAACCGTAAACAACATCCAAAGAAATATGGAGCTAAGTCGTCTCATTTATGTGACATAGTTCGTAGCCCTCAATATACTACAGCTCGATTTAAGCGTATTAAAGAGGTTGAGCTATACAAAGAGATTACTTTGTTTGTAGCGCATCATAAACAGCCTGTGAGGAGCAATTTGATATACTTTTCAGGACATCATAAATTACATTTCAGGAATCACTTTTGAAACTATATGAAATACCTAAAGAATCCATCATTCATATTTGGGATCCTAATAAGTTAAAGTACATACTTTTCACTTTTCATCATTTAGATGGAGCATATTCTTATTGTACTAATGGTTTAGGATGTATTTTACATTTAAGTGTAAATACAGAATTAGAGAAAATATCTGATAAGGAGTATAAAGTTTGTCAAATAATACATCAGCAACAGTAATAGCAGATTCTATTAATGAATCTGGGGATAGAGTAACAACTCTTGAATTAGAATATCCTCGAATTGTACATGCAGAACTATTAACTCATAGGGTTTTTAGTAGAAATGCTGCATCATCAAGAGCTATTCCAGTTCTCACAATGATTAAAAATATTTGGAATAATAAATTTATTCCTTGGTATTTTGGAATGAATGAACCAGGAATGCAAGCATCAAGAGAGCTTCCTGAACCATATAGAACAATTAACTTATGGTTATGGCATATAGGAGTGTGCATTAATTTAACTGGTTCATGGTTACATGCAAAAGCAAAATTACATAAACAACTAGCAAACAGGAATAGCGATTATGCGTCTTATATTAAGACTATTGTTACAAGCACTGATTTTGATAATTTCATCTCTCTTAGGTTACACCCAGATGCACAACCTGAAATAGCTGATTTAGCTTATAAGATTAAAGGTGCTTTAACTGATTCTAAACCAATATTACTTAAAAAAGGTGAATGGCACTTACCTTATGTTCCTAATTGGAACGAGTATCCTCATATATTAGAAGAATTAAAAAAAGTATCTGTTAGTTGTTGCGCTCAAGTAAGTTATAGGACTAATGATACATCAATTGATAAAGCTATTCGTATTACAGATGCTTTGTCTAAATCAACCCCAATCCATGCAAGTCCATTTGAGCATGTCTGTACACCAGGAATAGGTAAGGGTAATTTAAAAGGATGGATTCAATATCGTCAGGAAATAGAAGAATGCAATTAAAAGATTTAAACATTGGAGATAAATTCTCCATTAAAAGAGATTATAGTTATCCAGATATATTTTCCACAGAAGGTAATTATTTAACTATTAGTCCTAATGAAGATAACTTTAAAATTACTCATTTAGATGAATGGCATGATATGGATAATTATTGTTTTGTACTTAATTTAGATACTTCTACATTAGGTATTTTATTAAAAACACAAGAGGTAAAATGTAATGACTGATATGATTATTGATCAAAAGAGTTTTATGTACCTAGGTAATCAGAGTACAACTACATATAATCAAGGACAGATAGAATTATATAAATCGTTAATTAAAGAAGAATTTCAAGAACTAATAAATACAGAATCTCCTGAAGAAATTATTAAAGAAGCTTGTGATGTACTTGTCGTTACATTGGGTTTACTTTTAAGTATGGGTATTGATGTACATAAAGCATGGGAACTTGTTCATAGAAATAACATAAGCAAAGTTTCAAATAAAGATACTATTGTTAAAGATGAAAATGGGAAGATTTTGAAAAGTCCAGAATCTATAGCAAGAAAACAAGAAATGATGAAAGATATTCAAGGATTATTAAATGCCAAAGCATAGATTAGAAAATTGTATTAGTGATACAAGAAACAAATTAGACGAGTTAGATTCTACTTTAAGAGACTTTAATTCTGAAATATTCATAGAGACTTTAAACGAATCCTATGAAGAAGGTATTCATAGTATATGCTCTGAATATACAAGAGCAAAGACTTATTGGGAAGAGAGAAAAGACCAAGGTTTTACTATTGAAGCTGCTTTAGCAGAACAATACTTTTCTGCTATGTCTTTTGTATTAACGTGTTTTGATAAAGAAGTTTTACCTAAGTATATTTTGGAGAATTTGGATGTACACTCAGGTAAGTAAATCAAGCTTTCATGATGCTTTTAATGCTGTAAGACCTGATAATTTTAGTTATAAAGGTTTAGATGCTTTATATGCGTATCTTGGTGAACTAGAAAGAGAATCTGAAAGCACAATTGAATTAGATGTAATAGCTATATGTTGTGACTTTACAGAAGATTCAAATGAAAATCATTTATCTAATTATAATTTAGATTCTATGGAAGAATTAGAGAATAACACTACTGTAATTAAAGTAGATGATGAAACATCAATCATACTTGATTATTAAATGAAAAATTACTATGAATACTTTTGAAGAATTACCTGCCAATGCTTATAGCATAGCTAAACGTAAATTAATTCTTGGAATAGGGATTAATGATGTAAATTATCAAGTATCACCTAAAGTTAATGGTAAGACAATATTTTGCCCATACTATAGCGTTTGGCGTAATATGCTTAAAAGATGTTATTGTATTCAGTATCAGAGAAATCAACCAACGTATATAGAGTGTACCGTATGTAAAGAATGGCTTACGTTCTCTAATTTTAAGGAGTGGATGCAATCACAGGATTGGGAAGGAAAAGAATTAGATAAAGACTTATTACTTAAAGGAAACAAAGTTTATTCTCCAGAAACATGTATTTTTGTTACTAGGGCTGTAAATAGTTTATTAGGTAACCACGCTGCATCAAGAGGCAAATACGTCACGGGAATATGTTGGTCTACTAGAGATAAAAAGTTTATAGCACAGTGTAGTGTAAGAGGTGTACGAAAAACTTTAGGTTATTTTAATACCGAAGAAGAAGCAGAAAAAGTTTACAAATATTTTAAAAAGAACCATATTTTAGAAATAGCAAATGAACAACTTGATCTAAGACTTAAGAATGCACTAATACATACAGCAAATGAGGATTTTTAAATGAATATAATTCAACAAAAAACACTAGAATTTGTATTTTATGACCCTATTACAGAAGGTTTATGGGATAGATTAATGCAAGATAAACTTACAGACGAAGATGAAGTTTGGAATGTATTTTTAGGTCAAGATATACGAACTTTAGTAAAAGATCTATCTATCTCCTTTCAAGATGTATTTGATGCAGGTTATTTACAAGGAGTAAATTTAACAAAAGGACAGCCTGTTAAATGACAAAATATACTAATGAAACAGGTATTCCTTTAGCATTAGCTGTATTATTCGTTAATGATTTATACGATCATTCAGATGAACCAAATACTATTTCAGTTACTACGTTACTAGATTCTGTAAGACAAATCATATTAGGTATGAGAGCTACTGGTGAAGGTACTAAAGATGTATCTGATATGGTAGCTAGTTGTTATGGTACTGCGCTCCATAGTGCCTTAGAACAAGCTTGGTTAGATCCTTATAAAGCTTTAGAAGAGTTAGGTTATCCACGAACTACAATACAAAAATTTGATATTAATCCTAAAGCAAAAGTAGGTTCGTTTATACCTATATATGTAGAACAAAGGGCTGCTAAACAAATAGCTGGATGGAATGTATCAGGTAAATTTGACTTAGTTATTGATGGAAGACTTAATGACTTAAAGAATAGAAAAGTATGGGCATACCTTAATTCATCTAATAATAAGAAAGATATTCTTCAAGCTAGCATTTATAAGTGGTTAAACCAAGATAAAATAACAGAAGAAGACTTTAGTATTCTCTGGCTCTTTACAGACTGGAATAGTCTTGAAGCATTAAAGAATCCTTTATACCCTAAACAAAGGTGGTTAGAACAGAAGTTTAAGTTACTTAGTGTTCAAGAGACAGAACAATATCTTAATAATAAACTTGGTTTGATAAACCAGTATATTAATTCACCTGAATTAGAATTACCTTTGTGTAGTGATGAAGATTTATGGATGGGTAAATCTGTATTTAAGTATTACAAATCTCAAGGACAATCACGTTCTACTAAGAACTTTGATAATGCTTATGATGCTCATAAAGAAACATCTAAAGGTGGATATGTAACTGAAGTTAAAGGTAAAGCAGTTAGATGTGGATACTGTTCAGCATCTACTGTTTGCAGTCAATATAAAGAGCTTTTAAACCAAGGTCTTATTTAATAAATTTAAGCTAGTCGTATAATAGACAAGTACACTCGACATTCATAGAGAGCATTGGTTTGAGTCCAATCTAGCTTAAACTCTTCATGGTGGCTTACGCCACTATCGTCTAAAGTATCTAAGAGATAGAAACATGTGGGATAGAATTAAAGCATGGTTCATACAAGATGAACCTACATATTCAATATTGCCTGAAAAACTTTATCGTAAACCAAGTGATACTACACCTTTAACTAAAGGTATGGTTAAATTTATTTTAGAAATGAAAAAGTTGCAAGAAGATCATAACGAATTTTATGGAAAAGATGGTGATCATGCTTATGAAACAACGCAAGATTTATGTGATTATATAAATATGGTTTTTGGAACAAATTTTAGTAGAAGTAAAATTTCAAAAGTATGGTCTTCAAATTTTGACAGTTCTAAATTACTTGAAGGAATAGAATATCAAGTCCCTTTTTAATGTATTGCATCGTAATACGTTTTATGTAATAATATATCTTCATAACAGGAGACTAATATGAAACAAACCTTTGCAGTACGTCTTTCTGAAGACCAACTCAAAACACTTAAACAGATTGCCAACACTGAAAATAGAAGTGTAAGTGCAGTAATTAGGAATATTATTAATGAATACATTTCAAGAAATCCCAGTAAACACTCATAGCTTATCAATTAGAAGACCTATTTATGGTATAGCAATTAATGATGCACCATACTTAATTGAATATAAAGTAGACGGTAAAAGAATTCCCTGTCCTTACTATCAGACATGGAAAAGTATGTTAGAGAGATGTTACTCACCAAAAAAACATGAAAAGTTTCCTACATACATAGGATGTACCGTCTGTGAAGAATGGCTAACATTCTCCAATTTTCGATCTTGGATGGAAAAACAACATTGGAAAAATAGACAATTAGATAAGGATATTCTTATTAAAGGTAATAAAGTTTATTCTCCAGATACATGTGTATTTGTAACTAAATTTATAAATACATTACTTCTAACTTCACTTAAAACAAGAGGTAAGTATTTGTTAGGGGTATCCTGGCACAAACACAACAAGAAATATGGTGCAAGTTGTTGTGGTGTTAATCTAGGTTATTTTTCTTTAGAAAGTGATGCTCATGAAGCATACTGTTTACATAAAGCTGAATTATTACTAACATTAGCAAATCTACAAGAAGATGTTCGTATAAAAAATGCTCTAATTGAAAGAGCAAATACTATTCATTTGGAGAAATAATGATAGATCTTAGTGACAAACCTCATTTTGCTTTAGCAGAAACTATTGTTGATGCTCAATGTATCTTAACTCAAGTATCTGATAGAGCATTCTTTCGTAACCTAGTAGCATTCTCTTTATGTCAAATTGCTTCATCAATGAGAATAAATATTTTTACACAAGATAGAGGAATTATTCCTATTAATTCTTATGTAATTAACCTCGCACCTAGTGGATTCTCAAAGAATAAGTCTTTAGCTATTATTAAAGATAAAGTAATAAACCAATTTAGATACAAATTTATTGAGGAAACTCTTCCTTATGTAACAGATATTGCAATTATGGATATTGCTACTAAACGAAGTATTAAAAATAGTACAGAACTTGAAGATGAAGTAAAGAAAGTAGAAAAGGAAATTGAGTGTCCTTACTTATTTTCTTTTGATAGTGGTACAAGTCCAGCATATAAGCAATTTAGGAGATCTCTTCTAATGATTAAAGCTGGGAGTCTTAACTTTATCATGGATGAGATTGCTTCTAATTTATCAGCTAATGCTGAATTATTTGCTGCATATCTTGAGTCTTATGATACTGGTGAAATAAGTGAAAAGCTTATTAAACATACTAAAGACAATGTAAGAAGTAAAGAAATTATTGGTAGAGTACCTGCTAATATGCTTCTCTTTGGTGAACCAACTAAATTATTAGATGGTTCTAAGAATGAAGAAGAATTTGATAAGATGTTAGCTACTGGATATGCAAGAAGATGTTTATTTGGATATGGTCAAGTAAATGAAGAAGCTACGAAACTTACAGCTATTGAATTATTTCATTTACTTAAGGATACGACACATGAAGAAAATCTTAAAGTTATCTCGGATAGATTAAGTACATTAGCTGATGTAGCAAACTTTAACAATACCGTCTATATGTCAGATGAAGTAAGTATTGAGTTACTTCAATATAAACTTGATTGTGAAGAGATTGGTTCAAACCTTGGTGAACATGAAACTATTCGTAAAGCAGAAGTAACACATAGATATTTTAAGGTTCTTAAATTAGCTGGAGCTTATGCTTTTATTGATGATTCAGCTAAAGTTACTATGTATCATTTACATGCAGCTATGAAACTTGTAGAAGATTCTGGTAAAGCATTTGATAAGATCCTTACTAGAGAAAGACCTTATGTAAGATTAGCTAAGTATTTAGCATCAACTAATACAGAAGTAACTCAAGTTGATCTTATTGAAGCCAATGTACTTAAAGGTAGTGAGTCTCAAAAAAGAGAATTAATTACTTTAGCTACAGCTTATGGTTATAAAAATAATATTATTATTAAGAAATTATTTATTGATGGTATTGAATTCCTTAAAGGAGAATCATTAAAAGAAACTAACTTAGATAAACTTATCTTGGCTTGTTCTACTCAATTAGCTGAAGGATACAATCCTGTAATTAAAAATACTTCATGGAAAGATTTACACATTCTTACTCAAATGGATGGGTATCATTGGATTAACCATCACATGATAGATAATTATAGATTAGAGAAGAATGCTATACCTGGATTCAACATGGTTGTGATAGATGTAGATGGAGGTATTTCTCTTGCTACAGCTCAGTTATTGTTAAAGGAATACACTTACCTCATTTATACAACTAAACGTCATACAGACAAGGAGAATCGCTTTAGAATAGTATTTCCTATAAGCCATGAACTTAAATTAAATGCAGAAGATTTTACTGAATTTATGCAAAATATTTATGCTTGGCTTCCGTTTAAGGTAGATGATCAGACAGCTCAAAGAAGTAGAAAGTGGTTAAGTCATAAAGGTTCATATCAATATAATGATGGTGTACTTTTAGATGCTTTACAATTTATTCCTAAGACTGTTAAAGCTGAAGAACAAAAGAAAGTTATTTTAGATACACAATCTCTTACAAATATGGAAAGATGGTTTGTATCAAAAATTCAAGAAGGTAATAGATCCAATCAATTAATTAAGTATGCACTTATGTTAGTAGATTCTGGATTAAGTGAAGATGTTATTCAAGCTAAGGTACTTGAATTAAATAGTAAATTACCTAACAAGCTTGATGAAACAGAAATTCATATTACTATTATGAAATCTGTATTTAAAGCAATAGCTAAACGAGATAATTAAGGAGCAAAATGAGTAAAAATAATGTAGCTCTTATAGCAGGTAAGTCTGCTACAGGTAAAAGTGCAAGTCTTAGAAATATTAAAGATCAAGGAGGTGTATTATATTTGAATTGCGAAAGTAATAAAGATCTCCCGTTCAATCATAACTTTAATGCAAGAGTAATTACAGATCCATTAGCTGTTCCTGGATATATTGCATCATGGGAATCTAAACCAGAAATTCATACTATTGTTGTTGATACATTAGATTTCATGATGGATCAGTATGAATCACAGTATGTCCTCACTTCTTCAAATTCTATGAAGATGTGGGGAGAATATGCACAATTCTTTAAGAGATTAATGCAAGATCAAGTTGCTAAGTCATCTAAGAATATTATATTCTTAGCGCATACTTCAGATGTTCTTAATGAAGCAGAAATGGTTAATGAAACCTTAGTTAAAGTTAAAGGTTCATTAATGAATAGTGGAATTGAAAGTTGGTTTTGTACAGTAATTGCAGCTAAGAAATTACCATTAACAAAAGTTCAAGCATACTCAAACACTATGTTAAATATATCAGAAGATGATGAGTTACTTGGTTTGAAATACATATTTCAAACCAAGCTAACCAAAGATACTGTTAATGAACGTATTAGGAGTAAACTTGGTTTATGGAGTAAAGAAGAAACGTACATTGATAATGATGTGCAATTGGTATTAGATAGATTAAATGAATATTATAAATAAGGAAAACAAATGGCATTAGTCATCTTTATTTGATATAATAAATTTGTGGATAGGGTTGCTCCGAAAGATTGATACACCATCAATTTTCCACACCTTCTTATGGTGTTTATAATCAAAGGTGATGATTATGTTTCAAGAAATTCCTTCTAATAATAGAAGTGTAGCTAAACGTAAACCAATATTTAATATTGGTATTAATGATTCCCCATATAAAATAGAGATAAATATTTCAAATAAACGTTATATTTGTCCATATTTTCGTGTTTGGGTACACATGTTAGAGAGATGTTATAGTACATCTTTTCAAGCAAGACACCCAACATATAAAGGATGTATTACTGAAAAATCTTGGCATACATTTAGTAATTTTAAAGAGTGGATGCAGACTCAAGATTGGGAAAACAAAGATTTAGATAAAGATATTCTAGTTAGAGGAAATAAACTCTATTCTAAAGATACTTGTATTTTTGTGACTCAAGAAATAAATAAACTTTTATTAGATAAAAAGAAAGCTAGAGGTTTGTTACCGTTAGGAATTCATTACAATAAAAGAAGTAACAAATATCAAGCACAATGTAGTGTATTTAGTAAAAGAGTTCATTTAGGTTATTTTACCACTCTACTTGAAGCTCAAATGGTATACATTCAATTTAAACAACAACACATTATCAATGTGGCAAACCAACAAAAAGATGAAAAATTAAAGAAAGCTTTAATTAATATAGCTTACACAGAATTTAAATCTTAAATAAAATACGTTAATTAAATAAAAAGGAAAATTATGGCTCTCGTTGAAGATACAAGTGTAACAAAAGTAATAGAAAAAGATACATTAGGGGGTGGTAAATTTACATTAGATTCTGGTGTATATGAATTTACTATTAAATCTATGTATCCAGTAAAGAATAAAGGTGGTAGTACATCTATGCAGCTTGTACTAGAAACTGTTGATAAGAAAACATTTAATCCATGTATTTACTTTATGGATAAAGATGGTTCTATGACCACAATTGCTTCTTATGGTGAAGCTAAAGGTAAAAAAGTTGATACCTTCGGTAAGCAACAATTAGATGCTATCTGCCGTATGGCAGTAGGTAAATCTCTCGTTGAAGTATCAGCATCTGAAGAAAAGAAAACTGTTATTAAACAGTTTACTAAAGATGAAAAGATTCAAGTTGATATGTATATGAATGTAATTGGTAAGAAAATTACTTTAGGTATCTTAGAAACTAGAGTTAATAAACAAGCTCAAGATAGTACAGGAAAATATGTTTCTATTAATGAAGAACGTATTGAGAATACTATTTCTAAAATCTTCTCTAATGAAGGTTTTACTAAAGAAGAATTAGATAAGAAATTAACTACACCTGTGTTCATTGATGCTTGGAAAGAGAAGTTTGAAGGTAAGCTTCAAGATAAGTTTAAAGCTATTGCTGGTGGAGCTGTAAGTGGTTCTCCTGTAGCTACTGAAAACAAATTTGAGTAAGTAATTATGTGGAAATATTTAACAGAAATTAGACTTTCCATCTTTGATGCAATACTAATTTCTATTTTAAGTGATATTTTTCAAAAATTATTTACTTGGCTATAATTAGTTTACTTTTAATTAAAGGCTCTTAAATGAGCCTTTACGGAGCTTTATGGCTAAAATAAATAAAGGTGTAATGTCTAGTGATAAACAAGATTGGGAAACTCCTTGGGAATTCTTTAACAAAATACCTTATCAATTTGACTTAGATGCTTGTGCTTATCCTGAAAATACTAAATGTACTAACTTCTATACAGAAGCAGATAATGCTTTAATTCAAGAATGGAGAGGATCTGTATGGATGAATCCGCCTTATGCAACTGCTTTACCTATATGGCTTAATAAGGCTTATGAAGAATCTCAAAAAGATTATTGTGAAAGAGTAGTATGTTTAGTTCCAGCAAGAACAGATACTAAATGGTTTCATAACATTGCTTGTAAAGGAAAAATTCTATTATTAAAAGGTAGGGTTAAGTTTATTGACCCTGAGAATCCTGATAAAAACAGCCCTCCTTTTCCAAGTATGCTTATTGTTTTCGATAAGAAAATTAAACCAAGTATTATTACTTGGGATTGGAAGAATCATGTATGAACTAAACGTACCTTTACACATTTTAGTTGGTAAAAAGGTAGTTAGGTTAAACTTAAATCATTATCGGAACATGAATTATCATATTCTGAACCAAGCTAAAATACAATTTCAGAAAGAAATACAACAACAAGTATTTGCTTTACCCCAAATGAGTAAAATTAAGATTCATTACACAGTTTACTATCGAGATAAACGTAAATTTGATTTAGATAATATTGTTAGTGTAATAGCTAAATTTCTACAAGATAGTCTTGTTGGGGCAGGTATCATTGAAGACGATAACTACACAATAATTATTGAATCCAGTAATTCATTTGGTGGTATATCTAAGAATAACCCACGATGTTTAGTACAAATAACAGAGGTAACATGATAATAGAATTAAAAGATACTTTTTATAGTTCAGCAGAAGAGAAAGCAGAATTCATTACACAAAGTATTCAAGAAACACTTGAAGAATGTCTTGAAGTAATTAAATATACAGAAGAATTAATGCTAGAGTCATTAGTAAACTTTTGTAACACAGGTTCATTTTTAGGAGAGTAATCAATGCAACAAACAGCAACACTAAATGAAAAAGAAATTTATGACGCTATTTACGAGTATGCTTCAAAACAAGTAAACTTCTTAGGTATGAGTCATAAAACAGAAGTAATTGCAGGTAGAGGTGAAAGAGGTTTATATGCAGTAATTACTTTAGAACCTAAAAATATTAAAGATGGTTCTAAACAAGAAAAAGTACCTAATATTGTTACAGAAGTAAGATCAATTCAAGATGGTATTGATGAAGATGTTCTTGTAGAAATAGAATCTGAGATTAATGATGATACTGCTGTATTTGGTTAATCTATGAGTTTTACTGACATCTTAAAAGCAACAGCAATAATAGTGTTAGGTTTTATTTTATTTGCTATTGGAGCTATGATAATTCCACTTATGATAGGTTTAGGAGGAATATGGATAGTTGCTCTAATGATTGGAATGAAAGACGAAGAAGAAGATTCTTCTAAATAAGCCTATATAGAGCCTTTACACATTAAAGTGTATTGGCTCATTTACTTACCCCTCAAATATCGCACTGTAGGAGCTTTAAACGCTATGTATGATGCTTCGAGTATCAAAATATTAAACCAAGAAGAAGCAAATAACAGGTTTGAATTTGCTTATATATTAGAACTTATGGAAAAATACCCTAACAGAAGTGAACAAAACATTAAGGATGGTGTTTCTGCATGTATCAGAATTGGTGTAGATCCCAAGTATTTTGAAGATTACTTTCTTAAGGGTGATTCAACAGTAAAAAGAATTCCTGAAGTCGAAATAGTATTTGCTGAAATTCATCAAGAGAATAAATTAAAATGAAAATTTACTGTGTAAAAGAATCTTGTTGGTTTAAAGAATGTATTTGTGCAATGTTTTCTTCTTCTGAAGAAGCTAATGAGTTTCTGAATAAACTCAAGAATACTTCATGGTTCACACACTATAACATAACACCTGTTGAGGTTAAGATACTTAAGTGCGAATCTTTGACAGGAATTAGAAAGGATTTATTATGAAACAGGCTAGAATTGAACTTATATTACCCTTACAAGGTGTTTACTGTAAAACCGATGCCTATGAAAAATATAAGGAAGTAGAAAGTAAACTCCAAGAATATGTTATTCAAAAATTTCCTGAAATTGTTTTTGATACTTTTTGTATAGAAGATAAGAATGAGGATAATTTAACATGAAATACATACTTGAATTTGATACATTAGAAGAACTACTTATAGCTCAAGCTAAAGTTAAGGGTACAAAAGTTACTGAAACAAGAGAATATATAACAGAAGTAGATCAATTCTTTATAAATTTACACACAGCAAAACCACAAGATTTACCTTTTTGTAATGTAGAACGCTATGCAATGAAATGTTTCTTACATGAAATTCTTAAAAAAGAAGCTGATATTAGAAAGAGTATGTTTTTATGAATAATATAAAAACAGTTAGTGTTAGTAAACCAGATGATTGGGATACTAATCCTTTGTATCAAAAGACATATAAAACAGAACCTTCTAAAGCTAATTATAATGAAAAGGAGCTTATTGAGCATATTAACCAAAATAAGCAGGATAAACTAAATGAAATTACAAAACCATAAGACAACAGAATACTTTAGAGCTACTGGTTTAGTTTATGGATTATATTGGGGTGGAGGTAGAGGAATTTATTCTTCAATTAACTTCTACGGAGATACAGTAGAAGAAATAGAACTTAAAGCTAATAAAGCATTAGATGATGGTTCAATAGATTCAGGTATGGGGTTTGAAAGTATTAAAGGAGCTTTACTTAATGTAGTAGAAATTACTGCTATTGAAATTGAAGGACATATATTTACTAATGAATCAGAATCAGAGTTAGTTATAGGTGAACTTACAGATGCTGAGATAGATTTTCTTAGAGATTGTAACTAATCATGTATATTAGATTGGAGCGTGGAAGCGGACGAAGTCTGCTTACGCAATGTGCGTAGCACATAATTAAAAATCTACCTAAATATAATAGAAGAGAGTGTTCATTTATGTCTTTGATTTATATGAAGTATCTTCATTATTCAATACGCCCTAGGCTTATAACTTATAAGCTCCCAACTTATACTTGATAAGCTCCCAACTTATGTGTTATACTTTCATTAGAGTATATATTTATATACTGTTTATACATCTAATTGGAGTATGCTTTTGAAAACCAATATTTACCAACAAACAGACACTCATGTAGACTTTGAAACAGGTGAAATATACAAGACAATTTCCCATAGTGTTAGTAAAGTTGAAAGAGAGCCTAATTTTGTGAAACTCTATATTGATGATTTAAGTGACTTAGCTAAGTTACAACACAGTTGTAGTGAGTTACTCTGGGAACTTGTTAAACGTGTAAATTACACAGGTACAATTTCAATATCTGCTGGAGACAAGAAAGTTATTGTTAAAGAACTTGATATTAAACCACAATCTTTTGCTAATAATATAAGTCAATTGATCAAGAAAAACATCTTATTTAGAATTGATACAGGGATGTATCAGCTCAATCCTCATTACTTTGCTAAAGGAGCTTGGTTTGAGGTACAGAAACAACGCATTGAATATATTGAGCTTACAATGAAATATACAGCTTTAGGTAAAGAAATAGTTGTGAATACTGTTATGAAGGAAGAAAATGCGTAAACAATCAAGAGATTCAAAGGATAGATTCTTACCTTTAGATAAGCCAAAAGTATTTACAGAACAATACATTAAGGATGCTTTTATAGCAGGATTTAATGAATCTAAAACATTTTTATCATTACAAAAGAAACTTGAATTATATTTAAACTCTCTTAGGTAATTTAGGTGTATGGTCTTTACCATCATCTTTTATGATAGGGTTATGCCCATAGTCAATATAAAACTGTCTATGTATGTTATCTTTTTCACTATTCTTCTTCTTAAACTCTTTAGTCCATTTCTTCATATAAGCCTCTTAAAGAGTCATATTCATTAATGAATATGACTCTTAATTGTTATCTCTCTAAAATCACATTCTCGTGCGTTCTATGGTACTAATGGAAGTGTACTTAATGCCCCTAATACTTCTTGTGGCATATAAGCAGGAGGAGTTACTAATAAGTTTACTATTGGATTTGCATCAATAGTAGCTAAAGCAGATGTAATTGGATTAGCTAACTTATTCATACTTGTATGCCATATCCACTCTGTAGTAGCAAATAACTCTTCAAAGATACCTAGTGCTAATAATCTAGCAGGGTGTTGTCCTACCATATAAGTTAAGACTTTGAGTGTCTTAACAGCAAATTTAGTAAACATTAACAAACCAATATCATTACCATATTGAACCAAGTCATTAGTAACTGTGTGATATTGGATAAATAAGAATTTAGATAAGTCTATAGCTTTATTCTTATCAAACTCTTTACCTTGTTGTCTAGCTTTCTCTTCTTCCCATTTAACTAATACATGACGTGATGTAATATCACCCATTTGAGCTATCTCATCTAATAGTTTATATATCTTAGTACCTTCAGATATTGATGCTATTTTAAGAGTATCTTTAACTACTTTAGGTAATTTATCAAATATGTTTCTAGCTCTCTCAGTTTTATTAAATAACATGGTTTGATGTTTATCTTTATAAGAACCTTCTTCAGCTACTGTTGAAGCTAATCCTTCATCATGTAAATAACTCATTTCATTAGTTGATAATGCAGATTCAAGAATACTCATTTCTTGAGCTATCTCTTTAGTAATATATTCTGGATTACCATAAGCATTACTTAAATGAGATAAGTAAGCATGAGAATTTCTTCTGTATTCCTGTTCTGCTTTCATAGCAGATATTTTATTTTTATAATAGAATCCAATAGGAACACCAGCTAACTTAGCAGTCATAAAGTTACTTGATTCATTAGCTGCTGATACAACACCAGATTTAACAACAATAGTATCTTTAGCTATTGCTATACCTTCAATCCACATAGTTTCTATAGCTTTAATATTAGCTTGGTTTAAACCAAATCTTTTAGCTTGCTCATAGATCATGTTTCCTATAGTTTTTTTCAAATTATCAGCTTGTACAGGTTGAATCCAATTAGTTATAGATTGTTTTCTGTATCCAAATACTTCTCGCAGTTCTTCTTCTGCCATATAAAATCCATTTTTAGTACCAAATATTTTAGTAATATATTCTTTAGTTTCCGTAGGAATAGTGTTATATAAATCACTATACTTACTATCTGAACCAACCCAAATCATATCCTTTCTAGCATCATGTCCTAATTTCTTCCAGTAATCAAAAAGAGCATCCACTAACTTATGATTTAACTCATAAGCTTTAGCTCTATATGCAGTACCATTCTTTTGTGCAGCTAAGTCCCTTAATACATTTATTCTTGGATTAAGATATTTTTCTTGTGTTTCTCTATCAAGAATATATTCATATCTAATAATTTTACCTTGAGCATTATGAATAGCTACTCGTGATACATTAGAATTATTTCTTGTAAATATATGATTTTTAGTGTTAGTACCATCTTCTTTAAGTTTAGCTTTCTCTCTATTTTCTTCTGCTTTAAATCTATCGGTTTTAACTATACCAGACTGAAAATTACTTGAGCCAGGTGTAATATCAGTAGTAGCCATAGCTTTAGCATCCCAATCATTTTGCATTTTAACATCTACTAAATACAAAATACCTTCAGTAGATAATGGATCATTAGGATCTCTTTCTAATCTACCTATTACTTTAGCTTTCCAATCAGATACTAAATGTTTTTCATCTTCTTTAGTACCTAAAAATATTGTTTTGTTTGGATCTAATGTCGTATGAGTTTTACCATCAATAACAGTAAGAGCATCTATTTCAGATAACTGCTGTTTCTTAAGTTCTTTATGAACTTTAAGCATTTGTTTCATACCATCAAAATTACTTTCTAATAAAGATATTATTTGGTTTACTTGGTTTTCATCCTGTAAACCAATAGCATAAAGTCTGCTTAGTTTAGTTACTAAATCTATTTCTTTTTGATACTTATCTTGAGAGATACTTCTACCTTGTTTAGCAATAAGTACAGCATTATGTTCTGTCATACCATTAAACATATTCTTACCATGAACCATTAGATTAGCTAAGTTAAGAGCTTTACTTTTTAAGTTATATATTTGATCTTCAATAAGTTTAATCTCTTTATCTCTAAAAGATTTATCCTTTAATAGCTTAATAGCATCATTACCGTAAGCATCATTAAGACTCTCATAATCTCCTCTAACAAGAACACTATTATAAGCTATATCTTGTTCATGGTTTAATGTAACTCGTTTACTCCAGTTATTCTCATCAGAATCTGTAGCTTTATTTCTATCAGCATCTGCTGTCTTCTGCTGAATAGTTGTATTAGTTATTGGTTTACTATTTTCATTTACATCAGCAATATCTTTAACTAAGTCTAAAGCAAATTGTCTAGCTGTTGGATTAGTAATTAATTTAAGAGTTTGTCTTACTACTTGATTAGTTTGAAATCCTCCAATAGCAGGTACAGCATCAGCTAATTTAGCGGCACTTCTAATAGCTTGAACTTTAGAATTTCTACCTTTAGCAATGATTCTAAGTCCTTTTTTAAAACCTTCATTAGTCTTTTTAGCTACTTCAGCTTCTACTTTATCTGTAATAGCAGTAATATTAATAAAAGGTTTATCTATATTAGCAGCTAATATAAGCCTTACATTAGTATCAAACTGAGTTAATGGTTCAAGGTAATCATTACCTTTAGCTATTCTCATAAATGAATCTAATATTTTTTTAAAAATATTAGTTATTGTTTCTAACCAAGAAGCTTCTTTAATTACATCTGAACCAGTACCTTCATATACTTGATTTACTTTTAATTGTTTAGGTTGAAGTCTTTTAATTAGATTTCTAAATTCCTTGTTAGTAGTACCAAAAGCAATAAACTCTTGAATACCTCTGTCGTATGAAGTAGTTGTTACTTCTCCTAAAGAATTAGGAGCATTATCTACTTTTATAGTATCAGCATTATTAAATACATAATCCCAATTAGCTAAAGATGTATCTATTAATTTAGCTTTATTAAACTCTCTTCTTACATTATAAAATAAACTATCAATCTTTCTTTTAAGGGTACCATTCTTAGGCATTTGATATGCAGTCCAAGTAACAGCATGAGAGAATTCATGGGCAAATACTTCTTGAGCAGACATCTTAAATGGAGAGTATTGTTCTTGTAATGCTTGACCTAAGTTAATAGCTACTTTCTTTAACTCAGCAGAATACTGTCCATAGGTATATGTAGCTTTACTAAACAGAAGTAATTCAGTTGCTTCTACTACTGGAGCTATTACTTGAGACACAAAATTTCTTAAGAATGTGTTATGTGTTTCATCATCACCTTTAGGCATAGCATCAAATTCAGATACTATATTCTCAGTAGTAATATCTTTCTTTAAATCTTCTATATCGGTAAGTAAATCTTTAGCATCAGGTGTTGAACCAAGAGGTTTATTATTTTCATTAAGTTGTTTATTAATATTCTGTAATTTTACTTTACCAGACTGATTGTCTTTAACTAATCTAAGTCCATATTCTTTTCTAGTATTCCAATAATTTTTATGTGCATAAAATTGATCTGGAGTATTATTACCTTTTTCAAAATCTTCTTTTTGTTTTGTATCAGAATAATATGTAGACAGTAACTGTCCATACATATACTTTACAATATCCATATCTTTAAAGTCTGGAGCTTTAGTATTTACTAAAGTAAGAACCTCTTTTATAGAATATGTAGACGATTGGTTTATGTATTTAGTTAGAAATTCTTTTAATTTTTGTACTTTATCTTTAGTTAAAATAAAAGGAATATCTTCATTGGTTTGTTCTTTGAATTCTTTTATAGGCTCATCTTTAATATCATTAAGCATTTCCTTATATAATTCCGCATGTCTATCAATTGAACTATCTGGAACATTTGCTCTATTTTCACCTTTATCTATTTGAGCTTTAATTCTTTGTTTAGCTAATTCTGGATTTAAGGGAAGTAATTTATAAACAACGTTAGCATCAGGAATAGCTTGTAAAATAGCATTAGTAAAGTCTCTTCTTCTATCTCTTTGAAGATTTGTACTATCAATAATTACCTGTTTGCCTTGATTTATAGCTTTAATAGTTCTTTGTTTTACAGCTTCATAAATTTCTTTATCTTGAGACTTATCATCCATACTTCCTGTGAATTCAACTCTCATTTCGTCAGGAGAAATAATTACATACTCACCTTTAAGACTTTTAATCCAAGTAGATTTACCTGAACCAGAAGTACCTATAGGTAATATTACTAATTTATCCCCATTAGTTTGAGTTGTTGAATTAGTTACTTCTTCTTTATTAGATTTATTTGGTTTAGTTTTAGTTTCTTGTTTAGAAGTACCTAATATTTTATTCTCAATATTGGTTTGATGTTGTTTGAATTGCTCAATAGTTAAACCAAGAGTATCTATTCTATTAATAAACTCTTGCAGTGTTTCTACAACATTTACTTGTGTATATAGATTTATAAGCTTATCTGTTATATCGTTTAACGGTTTATTTCCTTTACCTAAAGAGATATTCTTTAGTACATCTTTAAACTCTTCTGCTACTAATTCTCTGAAATTGTCTTGTTTAACAGCTTCAACCATTTGAGGTTTAAATGTAGCATTACCACCATAGTTACCAAATGCTTTAATAGACTTAGCTATCTCATTTTTTACACCTGTTTGGTATTTCACCCATTCATTTAAATAGCCTAAATAATCTTTAAATTGTTTACCTGAATTTTCTTTGTTATAGACTAAAGGACTTACCTTTCTTTTACCTTGTTGTACATGAGGAACAGTTTGTTTATTCTTAAATGCTTCTTTTAAAGGTTTCTCTAAAGCATCTTTTAATTTACTAGATAGTTTAGAATCTCCTTTAGGTAAGTTATCAAATACTTGTTGTAAATAATCTGTTGCTTGTTTAAATGGATTAAGTAAATTAATGCTTTCAAGCAACTTCTTATTCATCAAATAACTTCCTTCATCAGAAGTATTTGCTGCACCAATTCTAGCATCATGAACCATAGTAGATATTAAGTTACTGTTCATTATTTCTTTAACAGGTAAAGAATCTGTATAGTGAATAGTCATAATAGGTGTTCTTACACCTATAGCTTCAAGTAATATACCTACTGCATGACCTGTATCAGTTGAACTGTTAAGTATTACTGGTTTACTTGTATGTACCTCACCGTTATCATCTAAATAAGAAAAAGACAGTATTTCTTTATTCTTTTTACGTTTTACTTGTACCTTAAATTCAGGCATAGTAGAACTAGATTCATCTTTATTCCAATAGAATATTTCTCTCTCAGTACCATCAAAATTAGGTACTTTCATTGAAGGCATTAGCTTAACTGCTTTCTCAAAAATATCTAATAACTTCTGTTTAGTTAAACCATCTTTAAGAACAAGAGATACTTCATGTTCTATATGTGTTTTAAGTACAGTATTACCTATATCATATATTTGGTTTATAGCTTTTCTGTTATCAATAAATGTTTGAAAGTTAGCATTAACAGAAGCTCTAATAATAGGTACATAAACATTAGCTATTTGTTTAGCTAATTTCTTTTCTACATAAATAGGTAATTTAAAATTCTTAAGAGCTTCAATAGAATATGCAGCTAATGTTGAATCGTAATCTTCTGCAACAGAATTAGAATAAAGAGAAGCATCTTCTTCTTTATCTTCGTTTAAAGGTAAAGGAATATCATATCCTGTAAGCTCAATAATATTATCTTCTATTTCTTTAAGTAATATTCTCTGTGCATCTATTTCTTCTTGGTTCTTTGGTTTACTTCTAATAACCTTTTGAATCTTTTCATACATAGAATCAATAGCAATATATCCAATATTACTAGCAATCTTATTAATACCCGAACCAAAGATAAGCGTCATTAAAGGCATCTTAGCAAATGATCTATTTAACTCCCCTACCATAGAATGAATTGCATTTAGAGTAGGTTGTAAATTCTCTTTATAATTAGCTTTCTTCTTACCTTCGTTGGTATCTATAAGAGTTTTAGATTCTTCAATAACATTAAGTAATAAACCAAACTCATAAGAATTTGTAGCAAACATATCCCCTAAACCTTGTTTATAGAACCAAGCATTAAAAGAGTCTGTTCCGTTCTTTTTATCATAATATTTAATTCTAAATATAGAAGATCTTACAGTTGGATTCTCTGTTAAGTAAGTGTTTAACTCTTCTAATTTATTATTAACAATTACTTGGTTCTCTTTAGCTTTTTGACCCATAAGATTGTAATTATCTGCACTACCTTCTTTAGCCATGTGAGTAGTAAATGTATCTTCATGACTATCTGTAAAGATAGCAAATCCATCTAATACTCTTTTATTATCTCCACCATTAAAGAGTAACCATCCTATTGCTGGACCATTAGTAATACCATCATCTTCTCTCATTAACTGAGAAGTAAATTTACCTTTATCTTTATTCTCATTGTAATGGGCTAATTCAAGTAATCCAGCATAACTATGAAATCCTTCTTTACCAGCATATATAGCATCAAGAAGAGTATCTTTCATTTCTTGTGTTACATTTTCTGTATATCCTTTAGTTTTAGAGTAGTCTTCTAGGACATCTTTATATTTGACCAGTAAGGCATCAAATTCTTTATCTAAGGCTGTATCTAATATTTGATCTATCTTTGTACCAAATGCTGCTACAACAGCTAATTTAAAGAATTTAGAGGATTCTTTGTTAGATAAGTTAACTTCATATTCAACACCTTTAGGAGCAAATAACCATCTCATCATTTTACTGTTTTGCGGTCCTTTCTCCATACCTACTCTTCCTTGTTTCCAAAACTTAGATAAGAAGTAAAGTGAACCATGTTCTTTAAATACATCAAAGGAATCCATCAAATACTTGTACTCATTCTCTGCTTGTAATTCTTTACCTGCTCTAGTCTTTTCAAAATGTTTTTGAACTACATCAGTATACTGTTCACCTAAAGCTACTTGTTTAATAAATTCTTCATCTAATATTAAAGCAGCATTCATAGCTTTAGTTTCTGCTGTATATGCAGTATCGTTATACTTCTTTATTGCTTTGTATTCTGCTTCTGTATATTCAGCATTAGAACCTTGCCAAGTTTTACCTAACCATTTTTTTAAAGCCTTCAAGGAAGTTTTACTACCTGAAGGTAATGCTTCTGAAAATGTTGTATTAAGTAAATCATCTAATTCTTTACTTGCTGGTTTAATAGCTTCAAGTAGTTCTTTAATTTCAGATTTTACTTCAGGTCTTCCTGTTTCAATATTCTTTTGTGCAGCTACTCTTACAAAGGTTGTTGCACCAATGTAAAGTTTATTTACTATATCTTGTGTCTTTTGGTTTCCTGGAAGAGTTCCTTCTTCAAGTTGATTCTTCATAGCATTAATAGTAGATTTCTCAATTTGAGTTTCTTCGAGTAATTTTATATCAATAAGAGTTCTTAAAGCATAAGCACCTAATGAAGCTTCAAATCCTTCGATTTGAGGTAATGTAGTATCTGGTTTATATGTTACACCTAACAACTTAGATAAAGAAGCTCCTAATTGATTCTTCATTATGTTAGCTACAGAACCTTTATCACTTAATAAATCTCTTACATAAGCGGGTAAGTTGTCACCTTCTTTTAAACCAACAATACTTCTAATAGCATCATCATCATTATAAACCGTAGATAGTGCTGTTTGTAAAAACTGTATTGAACCAAGACTCATAGCAAATAAAGTATTTGGTTCTAGGTATGTTTTACCTTTTTTAGGATCATATACAAATAATGATGATGCAGCATTATCAGATAAACTTTCTTTAAGTAATTCAGGGTTAATATTAGCTTCAAATGTTTTAACAAAATCAGTATGAAACTTAACTATTGCATCTAAGCTATCATTATTTACTAATTTATTTTGTTGGATATGTTCCAATAAATTAGGAATTCTGTTAAATAAATTATCATTTTTAATATTAAATAAATCACTAAAGAATTGCTTTGTGTTATCTATTAAGGAAGTAATTACTGCTCTAGTTTTAGATACTAACTTACCATCTTTCCATTTATGAGTTAAAGAATATGGTCTTATAATATCAAAACGCCAGATAGGTAAATCAAATGTCTCATTAATAGTATCTTTATTATTTGTAGCTAACTCTTGTAAGTACAAAAATCTAGCTTTTGCTTCAGGTATCTTATTTTTTAGAGCATTAGCAAAGAAAAATATTCTAATACTTTTAAGTTGTTCTTCTGTACTAAAGGGGAAATACGTTCTATTAATTAACTCTGAATAATTTTTAGTATCTTCAGGTGGTAAAGGTACTTCAAGTAAATCTTGAGTCTGTTCATTATCCAAAGATACCTCTGTAAGCTCTGTAGATACTGTTACAGAAGCTTTCTTTTCTGAGGTAATAACTTCTTCAGATTTACTTATTTCGTTGCTTGTAGGCTCATTTTGAGCTTGTTGTTGTGAATCTTGTTCAGCTTCATAATCTTGATAAATTTTTTCTTGTTCTTCATTAAATGAAGATTCTTTAGAGGTTACTGATTTCTCAGGAATATCATCCATATTGATTTCTTCAATAGTATCTTCCTGATTTACATTCGTTAAATCTAGGGCATTCTCATCAGTCTGAGAGATACTTTCAGCAGTAGAGGTTACTTGTGTAGCAGTATTTTTAGAACCAAACCTAGCATCTTTTAATTCTTGTAAAGTATCAAGAGTATTCTGCATGAAAAATACTTCAGCATTCATTGTCTCAGCTAAACTAGATAATCCTTTAGTCCATATAATTGGATTACTCTTAAATTCTTTAAAAGTATCTTGTCCTTGTAAAGTTTCTAATGCTGTTTCAATTATTTGTTGAGCTTTCTTATTAGATTCTGGAATAGCTCCTAGTGCAGTAGATAATTCTGCTTTTTGTGTATGAAAGTCTACCCAGTTAGTAAATCTATTAAATGCCCTATTTACTGATTCTTCATCAGAATTTGTATCTGCAATCTTTCCAGAAATAATAGTAGCATGGTCTAGTACACTTAATTTCTCACCTTTACCATCAATTATTTCTTGATGTACTTCACCTGTGGTTTTATCATTTACATATTTTTGTGTTAAGAATTTAGATAATGTTTGTGCGCCTTGTAATACTTTATTAGTAGCTTTTATAAAAGCATTTGCTTTAGGATTACTAGAACTACCTTTAATAGGAGTTGAACCAAATGTAGGTAATATCTTATTGTGAATCTGTTCTAATGTATCACTTGGTTCAATAGTAATAGTACCTTTGTTATTAACTAAACCATTAATAGTATTTAATGCTTGTTTAACTGATCTTTCTGTAGCAGAAGTAATATCTACTTTATCTGAATATACTTTAGAGATAGTTTTAGTTAATGCTGATATACCAGTATTCTTTTGTTCTGGTGTTGTAGCTGATTTAACATGACTAGATAATAAAGTTAATCCTTGATTTAAGTCTGTATATTCATTCCTTGTAATAGATGAGAATACTTCAGAAGATTCTTTAGGTAAGTTTTTAGTTTCAATACCTGTAGTAACTAATACATAAGGATCATTTACTGTATCACTTTCAGCATACTCTTTTTGTTTAGCTATAGAAATATCTTTAAGAATATTTAATGTATCCTCATCTTTAGTTCTACCAATATCATTAAATAATGAGCCAGTATTCTCTGATGTAGAATCTACTGCACCTGTAATAAGATTATCTTGAATATCTTCAATTGAAGTATTTGGATCAGAAATTACATCATTGAAGTTAGGCATTCCTTTAGCAAAATTCTGTAATTGAATTTCTGCATTAATTTGTCTATATATTGCATCATGCTCTGGTGAATTAAACCCATCTCTAGCTTTACCAATGGCTACAGCCATTTGAATCTTTTCAGGTAAAGTACCGTCAACAGGATAATCTTTAATACCTTGGTTTATAACTTCTTGTCTGTTGTCATCTGTAATGTTATTAACTGAATCTTCATAAGCTTTAATATCTACCTTAGAAGGTGTCAAATCTTCGATTGTAGAAGGTTTCTCTTCTGAGACGGATGTTGGTTCAACTGAAGGTGTTTTTCGAGCTTGTAGAACATCCTGTAACAATATAGGTGTGTGCATACCTCCACCTAATAGACCACCAACAATAGCTCCTGAACCACCTGCTTGACCTACACCTTCTATTACATTTTCTTTTCCTAATGCAATATTTGTAGCTAACTGTTCATTTACCGATTGTGGAAATTCTTCTACTATCCCTTCTGATGTAAACGCTTTAAGAGCTTTAGTAAATGCAGATCCTTTAACTCTGTTTACACCAACTAGAGCATCTGCTGCTGTAGCACCAAGTAATTTATTTGAACCAGTACCAATAAGACCTGTAACAACACCTCCTACAATAGCTGGTGCTAAATACTGACTAGGAGATACATTAGCTTCTTCTGCCTGATTTACAATAGAAGATGCTGCTTGAGTACCTTCAGTTAAACCACCTATAGCTAATAACTGTTTTTGTACAGGAGCAGAACTAATATATTTAGTTGCTGCATCTTTACCTACTTGGGTAATTACACCATCAACAACTCCTCCAGAAGTTTTAGATGCAATTTTCATAGCTATGTTATCTACAATTCTTCCTGTAACTCCAATAGGTACAGCTAATTGAGCTATGTTAGCAGGTAAATCATGTGTAAGTGTTGCTCTAGGATTCTCTACAAATGCCTGTAATGAATCCACTACATCAGAAGAGAGTGCCATAGCACTCTCATATACACCTTTTGGTTTATACCCTAATTCATCCCTTAATCTTTGTGTTTGGTTTGATCTGTATTCAGAATCCTGTCTTGACTTAGCTAAAGCATCAGATTGATATAGCTTATCAGTAGTAGCATCTAATCTATTTGGTTCATATTTAAGATTGTTTAAGGTGTCTTTTGCCTCATCCGATATAGGTAAAGCATCTACTAAAGGTTTAGCATAATGAGTTCTATTTTGAAGAATATTTTGTAACTCATAGGTACTAGCTATATCACCAAACTTTTTAATGCTGTCTCCAGTATCACCACCTACAATATTTCCTAGTGCCTGTGTAGGTGCATTAACCATTGCAGAAGCTAAACCATGAGTACCAACAGCTATGTTACCTAATACGGTAGGTGTTTTAGTTAAAAGAGTACCTGCAAAGTCTTTAGCTGTATCTATTAATCCACCACCATCTTTGTTTACTTTAGCAAAGTTATATGGTGTGTTATAGGAAGCATTTAACTCAGGAGTATTCATAGCATCAATAGCAGATACATCCTCATTAGAGAATTTCATATCACCTAATGGTCTACCAAATTTGTCTAATTGAATTTTTTCACCTAAAGCAAAGTCTAATCCAGTTTTACCTTCATTGACTGTTTTAAGCTTATCTGTTAATACTTGTTTACTAGCATTACCTCTATCATATACATCTTGGTTTGTAGCTGGATTAAACCAACCATGAGTCCATTCATTATCAATAGTATCTCTTTGTTTTTGTAATCTAGCAGCTACTTCAGGATCATCTTCATTATCATGAGAAGTCTCAAAAGCATTAAATGATTCACCAAAGTTATTACTTTTAAGTCTTACATCTACTGGTTTAACCATAGGATCAAAAGCTTTATCTGCTACACTAGGATTAATTCTAACTGTATCAGCATCCAATGCTTCTACAGATCTATCCTTTAAATTAGCTGAACTGAATCCTAAATCAGTTCTCTTTTGAAATACTTTATCTAATAGACTTGTTTTCTTTTGATGTACCAAGTCAGTATTGTTATCAAAAGAAGAACTATCAAAAGTTGAACCCCTAAATGTAGAAGACATATTATTCCTTCATTGCTTGTGTAAATTTATCTTGATTTAAGTGTCTTTTAGACATTAAGGGTAATGTAGCTCCAATTAATCCTCCTCCTAAAAATCCTAAAGGATTTCCTAATGTAGCTGCTCCACCTACACCTGCTCCAGCTAATGCACCTCTAAAACTGTTACCCCATGATGGCTCTATTATTGACTGTTGTGCAGCAGATAGTATTGCATCTCTTGCTTCTGGTGAATCTGCATTTTGGAGTTGTGTAGTTAAAATACTTCTATCTTCATCTGTAGGATTTTTACCTAAAAGATTAGTAAGCATATCCCCTATTTGTTTGGGCTTAAGATCAGTATCTTTCTTTGGTTTAGCATCCGCAATATCTTTTTTATAGTTAGCTTGTTGTTGTGCTAATAACATTCTATCTGCTAAATCCATACCTGCTTTAGGTTTCATTTGTTCTTGTAATGCTTGAAGAGCTAAAGGATTACCAGATTTTAAAGCTTCTAATGATCCTGTAATAGGATCATATTTATTATTAGTTTGAATGTTTGCTACGTCAGTTACTTCCTGTCCGTTCTCAAGCCAATATTTTCCATCAGGAGACTGTTTAATGGGATTACCACCATAACTCATAGACTCAACCTGTTTCGTGCCTAGAAGAGCTTGTGCTAATTCTTTAGCTTGATCTTCTTTATACATAGGTGTTTGCATTTCAGCATTCTTTCTTGCTTTATACCTATCTTGAATAGCAATCAATTCATCTAACTGAGTTAAGTCAGAACCTCTTCTTTGTTGTTGATCTATTTTATTATTAACAGCATTTGCTTGTTGATTTCTAGCATTTTGTTCTGCAAATATTTGACTTAAGTCTTGTACATATTCAGGTTGTTGAGTAGTAAAAGGCATTGCTGAAGGTTGCATAATTACATTATTTCTTCTCATTACAGATTCTCCATAGCTTTTTTATTTCTTTTATAGAAATCAGAATTTTTATCTACTTTACCATAACTATCTAAAGAAGCATCTCTTTCTTTACTATATCCAGTAAACATTCCTTGAGGAGATTGTTTGTTAGAATCAAATAATTTACCATTAACATAACCCGAACCTTTAGGTAATTGATTCATAGGTATTTGTTCACCTAAGATATTTGTTTTAAGTTGTTGTGTTTGTGAATTAGGAAATAACCTTTGAGTAATTTCTTGTTGAGATAATTGTTTTAAAGCTTGAGAAGAAAAAGGATCATTAGTATTTTGTAGTTGTTGATGATCTAAATTCATTTGTGCTACACCATCAAAAGCATTAGCTATTTGAGGTTGTAATTGAGGAATAGATCCTTCCATAGGAGTTCCTGCTACAAGTTTACCATTTTGAATTGATGGAGGATTATATTGTTGATTAGCTTCTTGTGTAGACATACCTCTATTATTCTGTGCTGGATTTAGAAACCAACTACTTAAAGAATCTATTAGAGATATTTCATCTGGATTAGGTTTAGAAGAACCTCTGTTTCGTGTTGATGGCTGTGTAAACCATGAGTAATTAGTATCCATTTCTTTTCCTTAATTAAAATTAAATTTATTGTTTTTTATATTTCCAAATATTCTATTCTCTTGGCTTAGAGTTTCAAAATAAAAGGTATATTTATTATTCATTAATTGTGATGATATATTAAAAGATACTTTACTTTGACCTACCATATATGTTGCATTATTTGCTGTAGGAGGTACATTACAATACGCTGATACATTAGGATTAATTCCTATATTAAAAAATAGATCATTATAACTTTGTTTATCTATATTTGAAGAGTTTGACATAAAGTTATTATATGTTTCAAATTTATTAAATTTACTTACAAATGAATCTAAACAAGATTGAATAACTTCGACTTGATGCTCTTCTGGAACAAAGTAATCTGTTTTTTCAGGTACATTTGCTATTTGATTTGGTTGTAAATCACCAAATATAAGTAAATTTATAGATTTTTGAAGTGTATTGTTTACATCATTAACAGAATATAAAGTATCTTTTTGTACATAACTAGGTTCAGTAATATCATGATGCCATAAAGGAATAATAAAATTACTCAAATCTTTATTTTCTTTAGGTACAATACCATTTACTTGAGCTATTTGTGTATCTTTTTTAAAAGAATAGTACCCTAAATGATAAAATATTCTATCACTTTTAGCTCTATATGATCTATTTTTTATATCTTTAGAATAATATCCTGTAGCTCTATCAGTTTCTTTTATATATTCTAAAGGTTTAGTATATCTTCTACTATATACTATGTATAACCCGTGAACAGATATTACTGAATATGTTTGTGAATCTATTTGAAGATAAATTTTTAGTATATTATTAGAATAATCTATCTTAAAATGTGCAGTAAAATGATCTGAATTTTTACCATGAAATTCTTGTGATGCAGTATCCCAAATATCATAAAACTTGTTATATGTATTAGCAGGCGGATTCATTATTATATATGTCGTATTAAATTTATCTAATACACCAGAAAATGTCTCTTTTTCAATATAATTAAAACATAGATCAGTTTTAAAATGTGTATTTCTAATTGATAAGAAATTTTGTAAAAAATAACAATTTGCATTTTTATGTATGTTATTTTTTTCTTGATCATCTACATATTTTAAAAATTTTTCTTTATCTATGTTACATTGCAATGCTACTGTTTCAAAAAAAGTGTAAAGATATTTTGTACTGGCTAAATCAAAATTATCTATAGATATTCCAAAAGCTAAATAAATATCCTTTAAAATAGAATCTACATCTGTATTTTTTGTATTGATTCTATTATTTTTATCTGGAAGATTTTCAAAGTAATCTAAGAAAATTTGTGTTGAATCATTTTTACTAAAATAAGATCTTAGGAGCATATTACTATATACCTTGTATCTTTCTTTAAGGTAATTCATTATAAATGTTCCATGACAAATTATAGATATTTTTTGTTTTCCTATTTTATCTATTGCAGATGATATAGCATTAATATTTATATATAAATTTCTTAATAATTCTTCACAAGAATTTTTGAGTTTAGATTCTTTTTCAATTAAATTTTTATTTAATTCTCTAATAGGAATCATTGGATAAAATTCTAAAGGTTTATTTGTATTTTTATCTTTTAGTATTTTTTCTTTTTTTTCTGATAGGATTTTTAAATATGGACTATCATCTTTTGTTAGCATAAATATGCCATATTGAGTTGGATTAGTATTTTTTTTTATATGACATAAGACTGATATTTTAGGATCATCTGAAACATATACTTCTTCAAAAAATACATTAGGATCTATTTCATATATATCCCTATGTTTAGCTAAAAACACTTTAGATATATTAATATTCTTTATATTTCTACTAAAACCTGCATATAAGCAATCTTTATTAGCAAATATTTTGTGCATACGAATAGCCCAAAACATAGAATTACCATATTTTCTTTGTTTTATATTATGGATAATGTTTTCAGTATGTGTATTAAGAGATACATACGATATTTCAAGATAAGGTTCATTAATAAATTCTTCTTGTTTTTTAATATCTTCTTTATTTTTAGAAATTATTCCTTGTTCTATTCCTTCTAATATTATTGGATGTCCTTCAGTATCAAACATTTTTAATGATAAAATGCCAGTATTAGCTACACGATAAATCATAAGTAAATCATATAATTTTTTATATTCTTTTTTATTTTCTAATATAAATGATTCATGTATTATTTTTTGTTGATTTATAGCATTTATTTTTTTTTGATAATCTTGTTCAGATAGATATTCTGCATCTTTAACTATAGTAAATTTTTGTTCATCTATACTAGATAATTTATAAATTGTATCTGAATATTTTTTTTCGTTTTCAGTAATTAATTTTAATTGATCTAAATATAAAGTTTTAAGTATACTATTATCTGGATTATCATCTTTAATTTTGTCATACTTTTTTTGTTTATTTTGTAATTCTTTTTGATTTTTAGGATCAGATAATATTTCCAAATCAACTTGTAGTTTAGCTATTTCTAATTCTAAAAAATAAGCATCTTCTAAAGATTCTAATTCTTTAATCATATAAGAATTATCTTCATTCTCTAATTTATCATAGAACACTTTTAAAGCATCAGCTTTAGGATGTGAAGGATTAGGATTACCTTCACTTGGTTCAGGATCATCAGGCATAGCATTAATATTATTTAATTCAGTTTGTAATGCTTCACCATTTCTATCAGCATAAGCTTTAGATAAAAACTTATCTAATTGTTTAAGGTAATCTAATACTTCTATCTTTTGATCTTTAATAAATTTACGACAATCTTTCTCTAATTCAGCAAAATCAATATAAGAATCAGAAATATAAGCATTACACATACCATAAGGAAATTGATTTACTGTTTCATTATTTTTATTTTTAATTAATGAATATACTTTATTTAATTTATTAGTAAATCTGGTTACGGTAGAAAATAATAGTGCATTATTTATTCCATAACCAGATTGACCTCTTAAAATAGCATCTTTAAAGAAATCTCTTGGATTATTTATTAAATTTATTGCTACAGCTAAGGATGACATATTATGTAAATAATTGTAGTTTTATACTATCTTCATCTATTAACTCAAAAGCCTTATTAGCATACATAGTTAATGTTTGATCTGTAAATCCTGAAATAGCTCCTGGTGTATGTGCTAAGAAAACGTTATGACTTTGTGATACTATGTCGAACGCTTTTACTGCACTTTCTTGTTTCCTTTGATTTGTTTCCATTGTTATTCTCTTAGCATTAGCTCTATTTACTTCTGCATTTGTAAGAATTTGTTTACGTTCTGCACCAATATTTTGCTCTTCTAATTTTTTAAGGGCAAGTTCTTGTGTAGCTATATCTCCTTGTATCTTTAAATTATCCCCTTGCAATTTTAAATTATCCCCTTCATATCCTAATTTAATTGCTTCAAGAGCTAAATTTTGTCCTCTATTAAGTAATTCTACTATTTGTGCATCCATTAATTGAGATTTCTTAGGAATTAAGGATACTTCACCTTTACTCTGTAAAACTTGTTGATCTAATAGATTTCCTTGTTTAGGTATTAAGATAGCTTCAGCAGCTAAATTTAAGCCTTGTTGATGCTTTAATTGATTTTCGTATCCTGAACCAATAATTTGAGATTCTATTAATCTCCCTTGTTTAGGTATATTTTCTAACTCAGCAACTAAAGTAGCTGTTTTAGCTTGAATACTTGCTTTTTCAGCAACTGCATTAAGTAGTTCTTGATCTAATAATGCTCCTTGTTTAGGTACAAGTAATGTTTCTGCCTCAACTTTAATTCTTTCAGCATCTGTCTTAGCTGTACTAGCTACAATACCGTCATGCTCTGCAATAAGATTTAACTTGGTTTGATTCTCTGTAAGAACTTTAGCAGCAGTTAATGCTCTTTGATCTGTACCAATAATTAACTGAACTACTTGTTGTAAAGCATTAGAAAGAGCTTCTGAATACACAGTATCATACGCAACTCCTTTTAAATGATTTTCAGTTGCAAGTACATCAAGCTTCTCTTTAATAGAAGCCATTAATGGATCAAATAAAGCAGTTACTTCTGCTGCTAAAATAGTCATTTTAATCTCCGTCTTTCAATCTATCTGTAATAGCTTGTTGATGAGCTAAATCTTTAATTTCTTCTTCTGTTAAGAAAGAAAGAATTTCAATATTAAATTCTCTTACTTGTTTGTTTTTACTTTCATCTTTACCAGATTTACCTTGTGCTGTGTAATGATGTGTATATGTTCTTTCTTGTAATCTATCTAAAATAATTTTTCTTACATGAATTGGTTCATTGTTAAAGGGTACATATTGAGTAATTTGTCCTATGAACTTGTTACCTACACAAACAACTTCACCTGGAATTTCTGCTTTAGAAGGATTCATACAAGAGATTCTAATTCTAACTAATTTCTCTGCTTCCTTCTTAAGTCTTGCTTTCTTTTGTCCTAGTGTTTCTACAAACTCAGACATATCAACTGATGTTGTATCTTGTGGTTTAGATGAAGCATCTAAATCTAATGCAGCTTTTACTTTGTCCCTTAAAGTACCTAACCCAATACTAGGATGATACTGAATACCCATTAAATTAGCTCTCTCTTTTAATAGGGTAAGCTCTTCTTGTTCTATTTCTGTCATGGTTTAATTCTCTTTAAATTATGTAGGTCATTCCTACGGCAATGGATACGAATATCCTGACTATCTATAAACATTAACAGAGAGGCATCAAATCTTCGATTCTAGGCACTTTCTCTGTTGAGTCTATACTTTGTATTACTCTTCGTATTTCCAGACGTAACCCTTATAATGAGTTCTTTCCCCTCTTGCTACTCTTGAGAGACTAGAACTAAATGGAGCTTCACCTGCTAATACTGCTTCTGCTACTGATTCATAAGAACATACATAAGCACCTTCTTTAGTGTATTTATATATAGGTCTAATCTGATCTTTTCGCAAATTCTCTTCTAATGTAATCCATTGGCAGTTCTCTTTTGTGTAGTTACCTTTTGGATCTATTCTATCAATTGATAATCCTGGTTTATAAGAACCTCCCATATCAACTAAAAAATTATTAAATTCTTTCCAAGATTCTTGGTATGTAATCCCTTTACCAGCATAGTATTTATAATTAATAGAGTTTACAGAGTTACTGTCACATCTACCTTTCATACTTCTCCATATATTATGAAGTGGAGTACCACACATTCCATGTTTAAGATCTGGGTATATTCTACATTGTTTACTACATGTTTCTATCTTTCTTCCATTATCAATATCTTTGATAACTTCTTTCTTACATACAGGACATTTGAACAGTCCTTGTGATCTCATTTTAACAATACCAGTTTTACTGGTTACTTCTTTTGATGGTAATTTTTGGATTAGAAACATGATACTATACCTAGTTGTTTAGAAAAGGGTATAGTACCATATTATCTTTGTAAGAGTAAACCCTAAATAGATTTACAATTCCTTACTGATCAATACTCTGCCACTGTCAAAAGCATCGCTATCCGTTCTGGTTTGAAACAGCAAAAACCATAATACCACTGGAGGCTAGTGAAACCAGATGAGCCATAAGGATCATTAGCAAAACTTACTTGTGATTTAGGTTCAAATGTATGAATCTCAACTTTACTACCTTTACCACCAGTTTTGAAACCAATAGTAGTAAATGATTCATCTCCAACTACTAACAGAGGATATACATCATATTTACCACCAGTTTGCATATAACCAGCATTATTAGATACAGTTGCACCTGCACCCTCAAATACCATCATTTCTTGATGTACAATGATTCTGAAACCTCTGATACTACCTAACTCATCACCTACTTCAGTAACTCTATCTGCATAATGACGATACTCAGTCAATGCAGGTAAACCAAAATTATCTACCATCTTCGTCAATTGAGAAACTACTTGAGGAGCTACATACATAAATCTAGCTGAGTTAATAGTTTTAGTATCAGTCATTTTACTACCAGTAACAACAGTAGTATTACGAGGACATCTATTAATATCTAATTGAATATCTAACTTAACAAAATCATCATAAGTTAATGTAGATACTGAACCAACTTCACCTGTAATAGTAGCTTTAGATGTTGCACTACCACCATAGATAACTACACCAGCAGAGTTCAACAAGTCAATTTGTAATAAATCTTCTTGAATCTCATTTGCAGCATACATTACTTCACGTCTACGATGTACAGCTAACTGAGCATCCGTATCAAACAACTCTGATTCTTCACTCCACTGAGTATAAAAACCATATTTAGCAAATGTACCTGTAAGTTTAATACGTTTAGACCCAACTCTATTTACATACCCACCTAATTCACCCAATACAGGCATTTTAGAGGTAATATATGTAGGATCTTTAGAACTACCATAAAGATTACCTGAACCATTAACAGAAGCATTCTCTGTAATAACCCAAGGAGGTGTTAATGCTAGTAATGCCGCTTTAGTAGTAGCATAGTCAGTATTAAATACACCTAAGCGTTTAAAAATATCTACTGCTTTAGCTTTTGCATTGACAATAGCTGTAGCATCTACTGAAGCATGATTACCTACTGCCCAATAAGATACCCATTCATTACCTACATTTTTCAATGCAGGATCTTTAATCTCAATAGTAGATTCAAAACTGGTAGTTAAACCATTTGCATCAATACCTTGATCGTTAATATTAATGTCACTTAACAAAGGCATATAATGGTAAAACTCAATAGTTTTACCTTTATTTTTAGGCATTCTAAATGTATTTGCTAATTTACCAAATACTTCTTTTTTAGCTACCTCTTTTAGAACAAGTGCTTCTGCATAATGTTCTGTGACAAGTTGTTCTCCAATAGAGGAGTTTGTTCCGTTACCATAAACTTGCGTCATTTTTTATACCTGTTTTAATAATTGTTTTTCCAAAGCAGCAAAGTCTTCATCACTTAAATTAAACCAATCTACATTTGTTAAATCTTTTTTAGGTGTAGATGGTTTACTATTAGTAATACTTGCTGCTTGTTTACGTTGTTTATTATCTTGTACTGGTTTAGTAGGTATAGTTGTAGTAACAGGTTGTTGTTGAGGTTGTATTTTATTAAATACACCTTGCTCATTAAGCCAATCGCCTACAGTTCTATAAGCATCTAAATCAGATACATTATTAAGTCTTCCTAACATACGTTGGTTTGAAACTTCTTTAGCAATAGTGTCATAAATACCATTACCAATTTGTTCATTCAAAACAGCTATTGTTTGAGGATTAGAACTTAAATATTCTTTACTTTGTTGATCCCACTGTGAACCAAGAATCTTTACTGTAGTATCAAACTGAGGAGTATGTTGGATAGATTCCAGTACATCATTCAACTCAATTGTTTTATCATCTACTTGGTAGTTGTTTGGTTTATAATTTACTTCTTCTGAAGTATCTATATCTAATGGATCAATACCACTTTCTTTTAATAACTTTTGTATAGCTTGAGGATTCTTATTCTTGAGATCAATCAAGTAATTAAGCTGTTCCTCATCAATACCATTATCTGCTAGTTTTTGACTTGTTTTACGATGAGGTTTAATAGCAACCATCTTTTCTTGATAGTTAGCACCCATCTTCATAAGTGTTAGTGCATCCTCAATAGTTGCAACTTGCACTTGTTTTCCATTAGCTTTAAAGGGAGCTGTAATACGTTCATATTCAGCCTTATAGTCTATTTCCTCACTAGGAGCTTCCTCTTCTATAGAATCGACTGTATTAGCCTCTGAGGTGTCTTCCTGAGTGTCTTCTGAAGTATCTTCTTGAATAGGTTTACCTAAAGAATTAACATCAACAGCAGCTAATTCTTCATCAGACATATTAAGGAAGTCTTGTTCATCTGGAACATCTTCAACTTGAATATCTTGTTCTTCACTCATTAGATTTCTTCTCCATCTAAGTTATTTAACTCTTCAGTAAGTTTAGCTATCTCAGTCTCTGCTTGTTCACCTTTATTTAGAACCATATCAAAGAATAATTTTAATAAACCTATTGCTTTAAAAGCATCATCAATATGAGGTAGATTTTCAGTTTTAATAGAAGGTCTAATCATAGTTAAACGAGTAGGTTCTTTATCAAAATAGTTTTGAAAGATTACCTTTTGAAAATCTTTATTCTTTTCTAACTTAGTTAGTGAATCTCTTAAAGCTGTTACTTCTTTTAATTCTTTAATTTGTTCTTCAATTTCTTTACGCATTTCTTGTGTCCTCTTATGAGATAATTATTAATTAAGCACCTAACAAACTAATCCATTTACCTACAGCAATATCTGTAAGTAATCTAGCTTTACCAGCAGCAATACTTACACCTGTAGCAGTAGCAACTGCATCAATAGTATCTGTACCATCACCAAATAACTTCATAGAATTAGCTCCTGAGTTATTTACTAGATGTTGTACACCTGAACCTACAGCTAAGGGTAATTTAACTGAATCAGCAGCAGTAGCAACTGTAGTTACATTATGTACAGTTTTAGATGAATTTAAAGCTAATGCAGCAGCTTGTGTACCTCCAGCATGAGCAGTAATATTGTTTTCAATATTATCTACTCCATTTTGTTTTTGTTTTAACGCGATACTTTGTCGTGTTTCCATTTTAAATTCCTTAAGAATAGTTAAAAAAATTATTTATATTTTTATTCTGTTTATCTCGTAAAGCAGAATGATCTGTATTATTTATATAATCTGCAAAAGAACCTAATCCATTATTAACTATAGTGACAGGTTTAGCTATTGTTGAACCTAAACCATTAATAAATGCTTTACCATAGTTTTGTATAGAATTATTAGTAGAATTTTTAAGATTATCATTTGTTGTTTGTAATATGTTACCTACTAAAGTATTTTTAAGAGTTCCTGCTACTTGTTCTAATGCTTTAGATACTAAAGGTTTTGTTTTAGATATTCCTCCTAATGTTCCACCACCTAATATAGTAGTAGTATTTCCTAAAGTATTTATTGTAGGGTATTCTTTAACTGAAGGTTGTAATGCGTCTATTTTAAAGAAATCATCAATTTGATTCTGTCGTCTTGTAGGATCTTGACCTGCCGCTAAAGAACCTAATGTAGCAAATCCTTTTGCAGGTAATCTTACTATATCAGAAACTCCATTAGCTAATCCATTAATAAAAGATTTACCTCCACCAACTTCAGAACCAAAGTTACTTAATTGATTTAGTATATTGTCATTAGGAGAATTAGAGTAATAATCTTTTAAATACTGTCTAGGATTCATTATTTAACTCCTGGCTTAGGTTTAGCTTTAATTTGATCCATATTTGAGGCATGATCTAATACTTTGTTCTGTTTCTGTTTTACAGGTCATATTAGTTCTTTAACATTTCTTTGGTTTAGGTGTTGGTTTATTATCTTTACTTTTCATATCATTTTCTTATTTGTTATTAAGTGAATCTAAATATTGAGATAAGCCATTAAATGAGCCTATTTTCTTTGCATTTTGAAATCTTGCTGCTAAGGGTACTCCTACACCTTTTATACCTGATTTTAATAATGCTTGTCCAGCAACTAATGAAGGAAGAATATTGTTTACCGTCTCTGTAATAGGATACTGTTTAGCTGATTCAGTAAATACTTCTTGAGTTTGAGGAGATATAAAGGGATTGGTTTGTATTGTATTATTTATTTGTTGAGCTGCTAAGGCAGCTTCTTCATTAGTTCTTAAACCTATTTCTCTACCTGCTTCATTTGCTATCTGTGCAGGAAATCTTACTACATCAGCTACTCCATTCCATAATCCTTGCATTGCTGCACCTCCTGCCCCAGGTTTAGTACCAAAACCAGATAGTGTATCATAAGCAGCAGAATTCTTTTGTTTTAACCATTCTGTAAATGAAGTCATTATTTAACTCCTGATTTAGGTTTAGCTTGAAGTTGATCCATACTTGAAGCATGATCTAACATTTTGTTTTGTAAATTCATTTGATGCTTACTGGCTTCTAAATTTTTATTTAGTTCATGATCAAATAAACCTTTTTCAATCTTTTGTTGATGTTTAGTTTGTTCTAAAGCAATATTACCTTTAGCTTGAGCCTGTACAGTTTCTATAGCTCTTTGATGTGATACACCTGATTCATCGTTTATGAAGTCTAAATCTGTCTTATCAGTAAGACTATTCATTTGTTTAGCTTTAGCTTGTTCTACAGCAATCTTAGCATATTCTAATTCTGTTTGTGCTTGGTGTTCAGCTATCTTAGCTTGTATCTCTTGGGTTTGAGCTTGTAACAACGCTAATTGTGCTTCTACTAAAGGATCTGGTTGTGGAGGTTCAGGAACATATTTCTCAATCTTCTTAGCTAAGTCTGGCATCTTTCTTAATTTAGCAATTTCTACAAGAATCATTTGACTGAAATCTTGTGGCATTGTATTACCCATAGTTTGAAGCATAAAACTTAATTCTTGAGCTTTCTGTTCATCTACTTCAGCAGTAGAAATACTAATTCTAATGTCAATATTACCTGCTAAGTCATCCCTTCTTACAGTAACAAAGTCTTCATTAGTAATTCTAATTACTTCTTCTTCAGATAAGAATTCTGAATTCATAGAAACTATCTGCCTAGCTACTTTAACCAAACCATCAGCTAATCTTCTAGCAATAGATAATTCTCTTTTAGAAGCAGCATCTAGTGCTCCTCTAATACCTACAGCAACATTACCTAAAGATTGTCCACCAATTCCTTGTGAAAAGGATTTAACTCCTGTAATAGATTCAGCTTCCATATTTTGCAAGTTAAGCATATATTGAGCAGATTGTGGAATTTCTGGAAATACAGACATGTGAAATGCTTCACTAGGATGGGTAGTAGGATTAAATTCATAATCTTCACCTTTATCAAATTTTCTTTTATTAGTTACATCTAAAGCATCTTTTCTAATACCTTGTTGAGCATTAGCTGATCTACCCATAAGATCAATCATACCTCTAGTAACAGCACCTACAATTTTTTGATTATCTTCTAAAAATTCACCATCAGGTACACCATAAATAGACTGTCTAACGGGTATATATTGTACTAAAACAAAAGGTAATTTTTTATGAGGAAATGGATTATCTTCTTGTCTAATAATAATATTATTAACCCAAGTAACTACAATAGGTTTAACTATACCTGATCCATCAATATCCCAATATCCCCAATACTCATAAGCTACTAATTTTTGTCTTGGTTTGTCTTTAAAATTAAATGTATATTGTTCTCTGTTATAACTATCAGTAGTTATATTTTCTGAAAACTCAGTATCAATTTTATCTAAATTGGAGTATATACCTGCTTTTTGTAAATCAGACATATCTGTTTCAAATCTATAAATAAAGAATCTAGCTTTATCAATATCTCCTCTACATGATGGATCTATAATAGTATCATTAAAATTAAGTACTTCTACTGTAGGACAATTCTTAATTATTTTTTCTTTAGTTTCAATATGTGAACCTATATTTTGTGGAAACATAGGTGTGCTATACTGCATACTTAACTCTAAAGCTTGTTGAAACTCTTGTGGTACTGTTTGACTAAAGTTAATTGGATCATCTTGTTTACCTTGAGCCAATGTTTGTAATTTCTGTATGTAAGATGGATCTTGTGAAGGAATAAATTCAAAGTCTTGTACTTCTTCTTCTACTACTTCTTCAATATATTCCCACCCAGTACGAACAATAGCAGTACCTTCTTCAACCAATGTGTGTACATAGTCCGTAATAAATTTATTCTTATCAATATCTGTATTAAATTGTTTATTTAATACTAAAGCATTTTGTACTGCTGATTTCTTATCTTCATAGGTTATTGGTTCAGCATTAAATAAATCATCTGTAGAGAAGAAAGGTTCTGTTAATGCAGCTTTTCTCCATTCAGCTTGTTTAAGGATAAGTTTAGGTTGAATATTACTTCTTTTCTTACCATTATCAATCCTAGCTGAACCTGTTATATTTAAGTTATCTAACCAAGTATTTACTTTAGATATATGTTTATTATGATCTGATAATGCAGTAGTTAGATCAGTTTTTAAGTCATCCAGTTTAGGAGGATTCTTCCATTTAACTAATTTAGATACTTTAAAATTTTCATTATCATCATTATTAAGTTCTATATTTTTAATCATAATTTCTTTTTATAAAATAACAAACAGTGAAGGATCTTCAATAAAATAATTTCTTAAAGAACAATTTAATTCAAAACCATTTACAAGTTTTGGAGGTATTGTAGGTGTAAGTCCACCAGCAAATAAATAATTATTAAATTTTAATTCATTAGATATATATGAATAACCTACATAATATAAAACGTTACCTAAATTTATTTTATTATTTAATACATATTCTGTATATATTGAATTATCTATATTTATTTGTGAAGATATATATGTTCCTCCTAAATAAATTAAAGAAGACTCTAATAATATTGTTGATGTTAAATCATAGTAAGGTTCTAAGTTACATCCAATGTTACATAAATTTATACTACTAGAATAATCTTTACTTATTAAATTACAATCTAAACCTACTACCCAATATCCTGTAGGATATTTTTGATTATTAATATTTACTATTTCAGTAAATACAGAATATATATTAGCGTTAATAACTATTATGGTGTCATACGAAATATTATAAATACTTTCAGGTACACCTGAAACAGTTACTGTATTATTTATAACTGGAATAATTAAACCATTATAAAATATTTTATTATCGTCTACATTATAAAGTAAGCCATTTATAATTACATATCCGTTAGTTATTGCACTATACCAAATATTATTTATTAAAATATTATTATTATGTAATTGATATTTTACACCATTCATAATTATATAATTTAATACAGAAGATATAACACCAATTTCTGCATAAGATACTTGTTTTATAGAAGCATTAAGAACTCTATCAAAACTATTATATAAACTTGTATCTAAATTATATGTAGATATTTCTGGCTTAACGGAATATGAGTATTCTTCTACATTATTTACTAAAAATTTTATACCAGAAAAACCTACAATAATTTTAAATTTAGTAGTTGAATTATAATTTTTACTTAATAAACCTATATCTGATCCATTTATAAAAATAGAATACTTTCCTAAAGTACCATAAAAAGCATATTTAATTAAACTATAATGAGCATTTTCTACTGCATTATTTGTAGATGTTAAACCAGCAATTACTCCTACAGCAGTTTCATCAATAGAAAACTCTGCTTCACCATAATTAATAAAATATTGTTTAGATACTGCTCCGCCATTCCATCCAACAATATTAAATTCTTTTATATAGGGTACAGGAGTAAACCAAGAATAACTCTCAGGAACTTTAACAACGACTTTAATAGCTCTATTTCCATTATTAGATATAGATGTTTTTAAAATTTCTAAAGTTTTTCCTGGTATATTTTCTGTAAAAACAACAACTCTATCTGTATTTGGTTGCTTTATTTTACGAGGAATAATTTTAAATACAATTACATCATTTACCGTATAAGCATCTGATTCAGATGTTACATATCTTATTTCTTCATAGCTATATGCAGGTACTTTCTGCAATACAGGTGGAGGATAAAACATATAATATTTAGCATCTTTAATCAGATTATTCACTAAAATTAACTTCCCATATATGAAGGAATAACAACATTACCTAAGTTATATACTGTACCTAAAATCATAGGAAAAAAGGAGGTATCTAATATACCATCTGTATTTGCTGCTCCAAGTGTACCTTGTGTTCTATAAAATGTCGTATTTGCCGCAGAAGGACTTTCAGTAATATTATGTACTCGATAAAATGTTGGTGATCCTCCAATTAAACAAGTACCACTCATAGCTTCTGAGGGTGTTCTTGAAAGAATACCAGCAACAGCAGTTCCCCATGTTGCACCTGTTATACCGTCATTATTAACAGTAAACATAACTAAAGTAGCTCCTGTTACAGCATCTGAAGGAAGTGAAGGTACTGCTCCATTAAAAAATGTTACTGCAAATGGTGTAAGTCCTGATGCTACTGCATTATTTAATAGATGATTTCTAAGTGATTCACTTATTTTTGCCATTATATTTCCTAATTAAATTCTTGTACCATAAAGTGATATAGATACATCTGAAAGAGAAGCATCAGGATTATCCTGAGATCTTATTTCAATCGTATCGCCTGCATTACATGTTGTTATGTAAGGTGTACTAAATACCCCTGTAGTTGAACCTACATTAAATACAATAGTACCTATAATTAATCCTCCTTTTAAAATATTTAAAGTATATGTATCTGTTGCATAAATTTTACTGCTAGCTTTACTTAATTCAAAATTTACTGCAAAGGATACAGGTATAGTAAATATATGAGAAGGGTAAGTATAAGCATTAATTACTAATCCTGGGATATATAAAACAATTATATAAGGTTTATCATGTAATATAGGTTTAGCTGTAATAAGCCAATCTGTATCAGATTGTGTAGGATTATCTACTAAAGCTCTTAATGAAAATCCATCTGTTATAGATAAAGAGTTAATAGTACCTGAACCAGTGCAATTAAATACATTTCCTTTTAGAATAGTTCCTGAAATACCTGAACCTCCTGATATAGGATAAGCATTAGATATTGCTACAGAATATTCACCTACATCAATTAAATGTCCTAACCTAGAAGTATCTGTATATGCTTTAGCAGTATTTAAAGCTGTTTGAATAGCAGTAGCTTGTAAAGTAGATACAGGTTTATTAACATCAGAAGTATTATTTACATTTTCAATTCCTGTAATAACACTTTTAGGAGATCCTGAATATAGCAAATCTACCCAAGGAGATGCTCCATCACCTATCTTTATAAATCCAGTATCTGTTTCAATACCTAACTCACCTATAGATAATATAGGATTAGATACTGTCCATAAACCTGCTAAATCTCTTCGTAATTGAACTTTACCTTCAGAAACACTTGATGTTCCTGCATTAATATTTCCATCAAATAAAGATCTAGGAATTATCCAAGATGTACCATCCCAAGTATACATTGTTATATCTGTACTATTCCAATATTGTGCTCCAATTTGTGCTGATACAGGGGCAGTAGAATGTGAGCCAAGGTACTTTGTAGCAAAATCTGTAGCTAAAGCTAATATAGTAGCTTCAATAGAAGAATTATTATTTACAATACTTACGCCATTTTGACAATTAAGCATATAAGTATAAGCATCAGCAGCCCACTGAGCAGCAGCTACCTGATCTTCACTTGTAAGAACAGATTTAGCAGTAGCTAATAATGCACTTAATAAAGCATCATTAGCAGAGGATGCAGCAGATAAAGCATAATCTTCTGGAGTTGGCATTATACAAATCCTCTTTCATTAAATTTATTATTTACATTAGATATTTTACTTGTATCTCCATTAGTTTCTAAATTATTACAAGCCATTACATATCTATTAAGATAAGTATTTGAATCTCCTTGAGTACCACCACCATTCTGCATAAATCCAAGATAAGTCATATACATAGATAATGCTTCTAAGTATTGATTACCTATTTTAAGTTTAGAAGTTAAATTAGAAGATGTAAGTTGTTTTGGAGATGCTTTATAAATTAATCTAATAGATTGTCCTACAATAGGCTTATCTATTTTTAACATACCAAATTCAGTAATTAATAAACTATTCCAATCACCATACACATTAATAGATAATTCAAATAACGAATCTGATAGTTTAGCTATATTACCATTAGTATCTCTATGATATTCAGAAGGGGATGTTACTTTAATACATGAAATAAAATCATCTGGTAAATCATATTCTGTATCTGAAGTTAAAACATAATTTTCTTCTTTTATATTAAGACTATATTTACCATATAATTCATTTAAACCTAAGTTTAAAAAATTAAGAAGACTAGCATCTGTAACTTTAGTTTCAGATAAATTACCTGATTTAACAATATTTAAAAAATCACTAACTAACATTTATATTCCTTATACAATATATGAGCTAATGTAGTTTCTTTCTTCTGGTATGTCAAGTTCCCATATAGAAGTTTGTGTAGTATCTTTAACAGGAATATCTTGACTTGGTTTCCAAGGAGTTATTGAACTAAGCATACTAATAGTATCTATAAAGTCATCATGTTTAGATTTGAATCCTCCAGCACTAGCTAATTTTAATTCATCCATACACTCTACTATTGCTGGTTCTAGTTTTAACTCTTCTGGAAAGTAAATCTTATGAGTCTTAAACCAAGGTACAACAATATTGAATCTCTGCATTTTGTTAGTGTTAGGTCTTATTCCAGGTTTAGAAGAATTATTATCACTAGCAATAGTAAACCAAATATTTCTATTCATCATTTCTCCTTCAATCCATTGAATGAATCCTCCTTGTTGACCTGTAACTTCTATACCTACTTGTTGTGGTTTATACATTTGAGATAAACGAAATAATTCATCTACATTCTTTTCCATAGTTTGTTTCTTACATATTCCATCAACCCAGAACCAGTCACCATTAGCATTATAAGCCCATACAGAGATAACACTAAAGTCAGCAGAAGTCTTTTCACTTGTTGCAAAGTCAGTTGTAATATAGAAATTAAATATTCCTTTATTCTTTAATACCGATTCTCTTTTAAACCATCTAATATCTGAATCAGTAATAAGCCTATCTTCATCACTCATAATCCTTAACATTAATTCTTGGTTAAATGTATCTATTTTTCCTGCTTTAAGTGCTTTAATATATTTCTCTTGAACATATTCATAAGTAAACCTATCTTCCCATGCACCATTAAACTCTTCTTTGGTACAGGGAAAATGTTCACACACAGGAAATACATTTACTTTCCATGCACCAGATTCTACTGCTTTGTATAAAGGATCTCTTGAATTAAATGGTGTACCGTTCCAAACTACTTTTCTTCTAGTTGGGTGTAGTGCATAGTCGATAGCTTTATAAACAGTATCTTCTATGCTTGCAATAACTGTTACTGACCTTGCATCTTCATCTGAAACTAAGTCATCTAATATTGCTAAGTAAGGTCTTTGACCCATTTCCTTAGCTCCTCTCACTCCCGTTTTTGCACCGTATCCTTTGAATACAGTTTGTATTCCATCAGCATTAACAAACTCCCACCTTACATCTGTAAACCTTGTAGAAGGTATGTATTCCTGTAAGAAAGAACTATTTTGCCACCTATACTCTAAGTTCTTTCTCATGTTTTTAACACCATTTTCAATGGAATCTGAAACATAAAGCCCTAAAGATATTTTACCAAAATTAGGTATTGAACCATAAGTACCAATATAAAGAATTAAATACTCAGCCATTATCGTAGTTTTAGCACTACCTCTAAATAGCATATTGATAATATCTGTTTCTTTACCTTGGATTGTATCTAACATCTTAAAATGAATTACAGGAGTTTTGTGTTCTTCTCCTGTCTCACCATTAACAAGCTTAATAAAATTAATAAATTCAAGTGCAAATAAAGAAGGTACATAATTAGTATCTTCTTTATATGAAATATTATTTAAATATTCTACAACTGTTTTAGGATTCATTATTTCTAAATGAAACTACACGTTTTTCAAGTGCAATATGTAAGTCATGTAGTGTAGAAGTAAGTTTATCAAGAGTAGTGGAAACTTCTGCTCTATGTGATTCAATTAATCTTTCTATCCTATTGCTATGTTCTAAATGAATTTTATCAACTTGATCAGTATGCTCTTTATTAATTTTATCAATTCTTATATTATTCTCAGTATCTTTAATATCTTGATTTTTTGTAATTTCAAAATATTTAATAATAAACCAAGAAAATCCTAATATTAGAATTGTTAGCATACCTAAAGATAATTGATAACCGTCTTTTGCTTCTGAAATTACTGAAATTGGTTCTATCATATAAATATATTCTACTTAATTATAGTTATACATATTCTCGTACTATGATTGTACTTGCTAGAAGTCCACCAAACATAGGCACTGTTGCACTATCTGAAAAACGTCTATTAAAGTACGTTGTGCTTACAGAATATCCGCCAGACATCACTGAAAGATTTATAGTATTAGTTCCATGTGTATTTGCTGGAATAATACCTTTTAATGTACATTGTTCTATTCGGTTTACTCCTTCTACAGTTAAATATCCAACACTTATAGCATCAGAACTTAAATTTGTAAACAAACCACTTATTATGTTTACAATAGTACTTGAACTTAGTGTAACTATTGCCTCAATTTCAATAGTTGAATCTGAACGATGGAGAGTTAAGCCGTTCTTACCCAGCGATAAACAACGATATACGGCTGCAAGTTATTATGTGCCGATGCCGCATTAGCTGCGGTATTCGCTGCAGTAATTCTACTGCCAGTTTGCGAAATGCTTGCTCCTCCTGCATATTGACTGCCTGACACTAGACCAACATTAGCAATAGAATGTGTATGGGCGGGAACACCGCTTTCCGCGCTAGTCAATAAATGAGCTTTCTCACCGCCCGTTTCGCCATTCGTGTCAAATTCGACTTGTCCAGCGTCAATTGCGACTGTGACTCTTCCTGTTCCAAATTCCGTCCACGTCCCAAACCCAAGCAAAGACGCGGGATTCGTCGATACGCTAAACTCTCGTATAGTACCGACGGGGTTTAACATGCTCGCTAAAGCCGTTAAATCATCCAGCCCAGCAATTGTGAAATCTTTGTCGGGTATTGTGATTGTGCGGTTTGCGGTTGCTGCGCTAACGAATGTAGAGCTAAACGTGTTGGCTGTATTGCGTAACTTTAAGCCAAACAAATCCATATAATCGCCCAAAGACAACTCTGACTTTGTTCCATTTGAATTTACAATAGGCTTTCTATCTGCCATCGGATTATGCTAGTGTCAATGGCTCGTTTGATTGAAAGTTTATCGATGTCGCGCTGGTAGCAAATCCGACTCTCTGAACCACGTTGCCTGATCCTTCTGGGGCAGTAGTCGTACATCCACCTGCTGTAGTAGATAAAAATTGCTTACCTGGAGTCAATCCAGTTTTAGCTGAATTTGAACCTTCAAAATATACTGTAGCATTTGTAGGATGAGTAAATGCTGCAAGAACAAATCCATGTGCTTCCTTCCCAGAAGTGGTAGCATCAGCTTTTCGTACAGCTGCTGTGCCAGCATTGTTCCAAACATTAATTAAATCTCCTGCTGCTAAAGTTTCTGAAGTAGCAATTGAAGCTGTATCTGCACCAATACCTGTAGGCATAAATGAGGTATCTAATTTACCTGATCCATCTAATGCAGGTAATTTACCACTGTCACCTGCACCTGCTGAAGTTGTTTTACTATTTACAATAGTTGGATCTAAAATACCTGAAGCATTAAGAGCTACAATTTTACCTGAATCACCTGCACCAGTAGATGTAGTAGGAGCAATTACTTCTGTAAGTACACCTGCATTATTTGTAAAATATTTATTAACTGCCATTTGAAATCCTTAAGAAAGTAAAAAAGGTAAATTTATATTTACCAAAATAGTTGTAGATGTTAAAGCAACACCTAATTGTTGTATAAATCCTGATATAGGAACTGTTTGAGTAATTAATCCATTTAAATCAAGATATATTTGTCCATTAGGAATAAGTCCTGTAAATCCATCTAATTTAGAAGCAGTTACTATTTCTAATAAATCTCCTGTAACTACTGCTCCTTTAGAAAATCCAATAACTTTTCCGTAAGAAGAAATATCTGATTGATCTGCATAAGATTGATCTGCAAGTAAAACTCTTAATCCTCCAATATCTCTTATAGCTATTTGCTTAAAAGAATTTATTGATATTGAACCGTTATTTACGACTAAAGTTTCTGTAGGAATAATATTAAATGTTTGAATTTCTTCAAAAATAAAAGATTGAGTACCTTCATTTACATTAATAGGAACTATATCAACATACTCAACAGTATAATTATCCATTATATATCAATCCAAGTAACATCAGGAAGTATTATTAAGGGTTCATTATAATTTTCATCTTTAGGAAGTAATGTATGAACTTGTTTATGTATACCAGGAATTACTAATTGTAAATCATATTTATACTTTTTAGGTACTAATAATTGAGAAGATTCTGAATCATAAAAGTAATAAAAAATGCCATTTAATACTTCATCTAATGGATAATCACCAGCAGTACGTTTAACTGATGTAACTAAAGCTGAAGTAAAAGTATCTCTTAAAGAAAATGTAATATTCCAATCAGTAATGTTTATTCCAGTTCCAAAATTAAATTTTAAAAGAAATGTATCACCACGTCTAAAATCTTTTAAATCAGTTGCCATACTAATTCCTTTGAAAATAAATATAGACTATCATAATATTAAATATCTGTAAACTCACCTTCAATAACAGTTAATGTACTGTGAGCAACTTCTTTAGCAGAGGTAATTCCTAGCTCTATGTTTCTATGTTGTAATGCTGCTAATTCTAGCATATATTGTTTTATTTCTTGTAATTTACTATCTTCTTTTAAACCAACATTAATTTCTATTTTAGTATCTTCTGGTGGTTTAAGAGCATCCATAACATTTTTTGCAGAATCACATCTAACTTTTTCAGATTTAGCATTAAACATTAACTCAACTAAAACATTTAAAGCTTTCTGATGATATTCCTGATTTAAGATATGAAAGGGAGTAAGAGTTTGTGCCATAATAGCTTGAACTAACTTACCCTTAACAAACATAGCAACATAACTACTAATATCTTTAGCAGAAGTACCCTCTTCAATAAACCATTGATGTTTATCAGGAAATGTCTTTAAGTAAGCGGATACATTACTATCACTCATCATCCTATTACTGACATACCTAACAGCATTAATGTAATCAGTAGTTTTAAATCTACCTTCATTCATTACTGAAGTATAACTTAGTAAATTATCTCTATATACTTTACCTAAAATAGGATCAGTAATATTAGTATTAATTTCATCTACAATTTCTTGAGTAAGACTTCCTCTTACATGCTTAGGTAAAACTTCTTTAAACTGTTCTAAGGTTAAATTGTTCATGTTTCATAAGATTGTTTAAAAAGATTCCAAAATTTAGCTGAATGTAAAGCAAATATATTACCATTAACATTTGTAAGTGTTTGTGAGTTACTCCATGTTACACCATTATCTTGTGAAAAAATTACTACCATAGTCTGTATACCATCATAAAAACTCATACAAATAACATCCCCGTTAGATGTTAATTTTTGCCATGTTACACCAGATATTGTAGGTAATATGCGTATTTCCCAAGTAATACCGTCTATAGATGAAGCACTTTGTGTACCATTAATAGCTAAAAATCCATTACTGTTATAATTAACATCTATCCATGAAGTAAAATTATTATATATGCTTTCCCAAATATCACCATCTATAGATTTATATAAAGCATTACTACAAATAATAAAAATATCATTACCAAAAGTTATTTTTGGTAATACAGATGTTTCTGTAATCTCATTAAAACTATCATAAGTAAATCCATCTAAACTTATTGCAATTTCTAATTTATTATCTATATTTATTCCAACAGTTATAAATTTATTTTTACCATACACTACACTATTCCAACTTGTTGTAGACGATTCTAATCGATAACTTTCCATTGTAAAAGTAAATAATCCGATAGGATCATTATTTTGTAATCCTACAGCACAGACATTTATACCATTGCTACATATATCAGTATATTTCCAGAGAAAAGATCTAATAGGATTTATTAAATCAATCCCTAATGGATTTACTGTACCATTTAAACAGTAATTACCATCAGAGTCATCACCTATAATCCATAAAATATTACCTTCTACACTTATTCCATCAAGTGTATTACCTTGAAAATCTGAAATATTGCAAGCTAAATCAGAATTAACGATATGACCAGTATTTCCGCAAATATAAAAAAGATTCATAATCCTATTTTTTTAGACGTAGCTACTGTAAAATAAACATTCAAAGCTGCAACACTTGAACTAAGTGCCAGTATGTTATCTACTGTAAGTAAATTTTTTGTAATAGGTACAGTAATAATAATTAATGGTGCAGTACCAGAAATTAAGTTAATAAAAGATTGAACTTTCTTCCACCAAGAAGGATCAGATAAGCTATTACCTATTTTTAATACATCAAATATTTTCATTTATATTCCTATTTTATTATTTAGTAACTGGCTTTCAGCCAGTTACTTCCAGAAAATTATAGTGTGTGTGTTCATTATTTATAATTTATAATTTTTATTAAAAGCTTTTTAAGCAGGTAATTACCCTATAATAAAATCATGTAGATTATTTATATACATATAACTTTTTTTTTTTTTTTGAAAACCAGTAAAATCTATAAAAAATATTTTCCATTATTTACCCCTTTAACCCAAATATTATGTATTAAAAATTCCGTACAAGAACACTTATTACACTCTCTTTTAGTTTGATTAGTTTTAAACCAATCATGATTACAAATCACTTGTCACCTAGTCCATTACCTTCTTTCTCAACAGATTGAGCCAAAGTAATTAAATGTTCTAAAGCTATCTGAAATAAAGTAGTATTTAATTCTTCATATTTAATATGATTACCTGTCTTACTCCATTGAAGATGATTGCTACAAATTTTAATTGCTGTATTTGTATTCATGTTAAGTCATCCATATATCCAAATGTATTTAAAGGAGAAAAAGAATCTTCAAATTCTCTTGGATATGTTTCTTGTAACTCTATACATGGTTCATCTTTTTTAAGACTTGAACCAAGTGATTTAAGTAAATCTATTAACTCATGTGAATGTTCAAAATCTAATGTAATTCTCATTATTTATCCTTTAATTGAAAGTGAACACCATCTTTAAGAGTAGTCCAATCACCACCCCATTCAATATCTACACCTAACTCTTTAGCAGCTTGTTTCATAGCAGTAGCAATATGAATATAGTATTTCCATTCCCAAGATACTCTACCATTAGGCATAGCTACTAAATCTACAGCTCTACCTACAATATGTTTAGATTTCATGGTTTGAGACTTACCAGTAGCAAATAATTCTTTTTGTCTCTCTACTGTTCTTAATCCTTCAGTAACACCAAAGTCTATAGTGGTTAATTCTATAGCTCTTTTAACTACTTGAACCAAGGAAGAATTAACTCCTTCCAATCTGTTTATTGATTTTTCACTTAATGAATACATAACAATCTCTTATGGTTTAGGTTTCTAATAGTATAAATCTAAGAGAAAGAGATAGTCCAGTATTTTAATATTTTTTGGTAAACAAAAACTTTTCAAGAAAAATATAAATTGTGTATAAGTCTATTGAAAATTTTTTGGAACAAAAAGTTTTAAGAATTTACATAATTTATGTACTAATCCATTACACTACCTCAGTTCAGTCACAAACCTAAGATACCCCCCCTATAGAGTCTATGAATACCATATTTGAATATACACCCCACCATTAGTCATAACGTACACGATTGCATTACTTATGTCTTATCGTTGCTTATACGTCATTCTCGTAGCATATAGAGCTATATATGAAGAGCATTCAATGTAGTAGATACAATTCATGTGTCTCATCATGTGTCATGAACATGGTGTTAATCCTATTAGGAGTATTACAATGAGTGCATTCACTAAAGAACTGTTACAAGCTGCATCACAATCTATTGCATTGTTACCTCAAGTGACAACAGCAGCAGGTTTAGTTATCAGTAAAGGTGCATCAGCAACTGTACATGCTATTGACATGGTTGATGGTGCATTTGCTTATGGTGCAAATGAAATGGATTCAATCCTTAAACGTCAGAAAGCTGAATCTGCTGCATTGAATCTATCACTTGATGCAATTGTTCGTGTTACCGATAAACTTGGTAAAGTGGACATCTCAGCTATGTCTGATGTTGAACTTGATGCTTATCTTGAACAATGTTTCGAGATGCAACGCAAGGTTAATTCAAAGCTTAATGACTTGGATAAAGCTAACGAAGGTTAAATCTTATTGACTCATGGATGAGTCTCTTTTAATAACAATAATAAAGGTGAATACAATGACTTACTTAGTTAATCCAGATGGAACTATTGAAGTAGTTTCTTACGATGAAGAAGAGTTATCACTTGAAAATGGTAATGAATGGTTAAATACTTGGAATGAGGAACATTCTGAAGACTAAACAAATAGCTACTCTTCGGAGTAGCTTATGTTTTTTCTTTAAGGCATTTAATGTAATAGACAATGTTGTCTATTCCCTGATCAGGAGAACTACCATGTGTGAAACAATTGAAGTTACTTGTCGTCTTTGTAAAACAGTTCAGACTGTAACAGCTGATGACTATCATCATTGCATCTCTTGTGATGCAATACTCGAAGATGAACCAAAACCATATAAAGGTGTTCTTACATCTGATGGTTACATCACATTAATTGATGAAGGTCAAGATCCATTCTAAACAATAAAGACTCATTCCTTAATTGGTTTGAGTCTTTAAGCTTTAAAGCTACACATAAAGCACACAGCAGAGATAGTCTGAGTAAAGAACTCTATCCTTAAATTGAAGTATTTATACTACTTTGTGTTTGTATCATGAGAACAGTTCAAAGCCTTATAGAGAGTCCAATCAGTTATGGTTCATCTGTAAATACATATAAGTCATAAAGGCTTTGTGTTTGAATGATACAAATACAATGTAGTATTAATACCATATTTTAGAGTAAAAGTAAAATAATGAACCAATATAATTATTAGTTGTTATATAAAACAATAAGTTAGTCCTAATAACCTTAGTTATTAATAGGAAGAATATTTATATTGTATAAATATTATACAAATATTATCTCTTAATACTACATATAGTAGTCAAGATACAGGATATGTCTATATATTGTTATTGTGTAAATTTTATACAATTTAACATTCTATCTACAAATAATAAAAAACTAAAATTACACTAAACACTAATTACAATGTGGACTAACGTCCACTAAGATACTACTAACAATCTTATAGAACTATTATGATACCTTCAAATTTTACCATTGATGAAGTTCTTAAACTTCCTTCTCTTACTCTTGAAGAATTAAAAGAGTATGTTTACAACTTAGATATTCCTTCACTTCAACGACAAATAAATCAACTCAAAGATGAAGTTTATGATCTTGAAGAAGAAATATCTGACTTAGAAAGTAACTACTAATACTTCTTAACAAGTCTTTATACAATCTTAAAAGCATTCTATATAGTGAAAATTAACTTAACTTGGAGTATATGTTATGAAAACGTATGCAGGAATTGGTAGTCGTAAAACACCAATAGACATATTAGCTATTATGTCTGATGTAGCAGGTGAACTTGAGTCAATTGGTTTTACATTGTATTCAGGAGCTGCTGATGGTGCTGATAAAGCATTCAGTGGTGGTTGTACTAACAAAATTGAATTCATTCCTTGGAAGGGATTTAATGATTGTTTTACAGGCATTGTAACAGTCAGTAATGAAGCAATGGAATTAGCTAAATCACTTCATCCAGCTTGGGATAGATTATCTCAAGGTGCTAGAAAATTAATGGCTAGAAATTGTCATCAAATTCTTGGTGTTGATCTTAAATCACCTGTTGACTTTGTATTGTGTTGGACTCCTGATGGAGCTGAAACCAAAACAGACTATAACACTGGCGGTACTGGTCAAGCTATTAGATTAGCTATTCAACAAGATATTCCAGTTATTAATATGTTTAACCCTACTTGGGAATCAGATTTGAATATATTAATACAAGCTTGTGAAATAGAAGCTTGTTCTTATTAACTTAACATGGCACATGGATGTGCTTTAGGAGTATTTATGTCATATAAATTTAATAAAAATCTCATCATTCAATGTGATAAACCCAAATTTCCAAAAGAAGGTTGGCTATTACTATCAATCTTAGTTATTGGTTTTATTTGGGAATACCTCTCATACGCATGAAAATGCGTTCTAAGCAACGATTAGGAGAATATCCATGTCAATGTATAAAAAAGAATTAACTGAGCGTGAAGAAAATCGTAGACTCTTCTTTCGTGAACAAAAAGAGATTCTTAAAGCTTATGAAGCTGAAGAACGTGATCGTAAGCAACGTGAAGCTAATGCTTACACTCAAGCATGTAAAGAATTAGGTTTAATTTAATCATGAACCAGCAGTTATTTATTTAACTGTTGGTTTACAAATTTTAAAAGCATTTTATGTAGTAGGACAATTCCGTCCACAATAACAATTATGGTGATTACAATGGCATATCAAGAAACAGTTCCAGCAGTAACTAACTCAACTGTAAAACAAGCATTTATTAATTCTGAATCAGGTGATCAATTGGGATTCTTCTCATTAAGTAACCACATCAATGAATCACAATTTCAACGTGTTCTTGTTGCGTTAAATGATCCTGAAAAACAACGTAAATTAAAAGTTGTTGAAGGCAAAAACAAGAATGGTAAAGCTTTTGCAATTGTCAGAAATCCTTCTGATGTTGTACTTGGAATTTTATCAGGTTACAGTGCATCTACATTACTTGCAATTCATGCAGGTACTGCTGTATTCAGTGATGCCACTCCGATTGATGATGTTACTGACATCTTGAATTTCTAAAACTATTGGACTCCTTAAATGGAGTCCTTTGTTTTTCTTATTAGTAAAGTGGACTTACGTCCACTTTACTCCCAAAGCTAAAGATAGTCCTTTACCTTTAACTACTTGTTTTATTTGGTTTAAAGGCATTCTATGAGGTGGTAATCAACTTTAACATGAGGTGTGTTATGTACTACGTTATTAATTCTCGTACTGGTTTAATTGCTAAACCAACGAGTGATAGACAACAAGCAGTAAAAGAATCTGATATGACAGGTATTGCTCATTATGTAAGAGGTGTGAAATGAGTTTAGATATATGGTTTACATTACCTTTAAATACAGGAAAAGAGATAATTCAACACGAAGTATTCAGTGCAAATATTACACATAACTTAAATACTATGGCTGAAAAAGCAGGTATTTACGAAGCTTTGTGGCATACACAAGGTATTACAAAAGCTGAAGATTACATTGAATTAATATCTAATGCTTTAGTAGTAATGAAGAATCAGCCTGAGTATTTCAAACAATTTGATGCTTCTAATGGTTGGGGAACATATAAACAATTTATTCCTTGGCTTGAAAAATTATTAGAAGCTTGTCATAAATACCCAATTGCAGATGTTAATGTAAGTATTTAGGAGATAGTCATGTACACAATTACATATAGATATTGGACTCCATTATCTAAACCAACAACTAAAGAATTCTCTACCTTGGAAGCAAGAGAGTATTGGTATAACTATTACAAAAATAGTATGGATGCTTGTTGTGTAACTAAATCTTGGTGAACAGTATGTTAGACAGATTAGAACAGATTCATAATGAGGAATCTTTTAATAAAAAGAATATTAGAAGACTTGTCAGGGAAGACATTGAACGTAATCTTGATGGTAAGATTACTCAATGTAAACAGTTACTTGCTGATTTCTTAAGTAAAGAATATCTCTATTCAAGAGGAGCAAGAGTAACACATTTGATAGATCATTTATATAATGGATTTATTGATGGTGATGAGTTAGTCATGGATGTATTAATAGCTTGTCTTAGTTCAGATAGTCAAAGTATTCAAGCTGTATGCGGAGCTATATACCCTTCTTTGAAATACTTAGATGATATTGACGGTGTTAAAACAGCAGCAGACATTTTATTTGTACTATGTGCAAGTGACTTATATAACATCTACCATAATAGTTCTAAAGAACTATGTATTAGAAGTGTGTACAAACTTGAACCAATAACATTACAAGCTATAAACAGAACCAAATTCTTACCACCTATGTTATGTAAACCAAACAAAGTTGTTAGTAATGATGACTGCGGTTTCTTAACGTTTAAAGAACATTGTGTCTTGAAAAGACATAATCATCATGATCTTAAAATATCTTTAGATATATTAAACATACAAAATGCTATTGAATTATCTTTAGATTCATTCGTATTAGAGTGGGATAAAGAATTTAAGATGAAAGATGAGTACAAAGATAAAACTGTACTTCAGTTAGAAGAAATCAAACATCAGTTTGAATTAGCTAAAGCTGAAACATACTCTTTGTATAATGAACTTCCAGATAAGTTCTATTTACTACATCGTTATGATAGTAGAGGTAGATTATATTCAAGTGGATATAGTATTAACTACCAATCATCCGAGTATGATAAAAGTGTCATAAACATAGCAAAAGAGGAGTACATAGCATTAGATTAATGATACAATAAGCATGTGAGTGGAATCACATAAAAGAGTATTTAAACAAAGACGTATTCAAATGGGTAGCTCAATATTCTGCTAATTCCACCCTGTTTGAAGTACGTCTTTTTTTATGGAATAAATAAAATGATTAACGAATTTAAAGAGATACCAGTTAATAAATTAAGCTTAGCAATGCGTAAACCTGTCTATGGTGTTGGTACTAATGATGCTACTTATCAAGTAGTACCAAGAAAAGATAAACAAGTAACTTGTCCATACTATAAAGTGTGGCAAAGTATGTTACAAAGGTGTTATGCACAGGAATGGTTAGATAAATACCCTACATATATAGGATGTTCTGTTTGTAATGAATGGTTAGTATTCTCTAATTTTAAGAAATGGATGCAAACACAAGACTGGCAGAACAAACAGTTAGATAAAGATTTATTAGTAAAGGGTAATAAAGAGTATTCGCCTAATACATGTATCTTTGTTTCACAAAAATTAAATAAGCTTTGTAATGTATCTAAATGTAGACGAGGAAAGTACAAGTTAGGTGTTAGCTTTGAAAAAGCTTCAGGAAAATTTAAAGCACAGTGTAGTAACGGATATAAAGACATTAACTTAGGAAGGTATGTTATAGAACAAGAAGCACATGAAGCTTACTGCACATATAAAGCTAACCTAATCAAAGAGATAGCTGAAGAACAAACTGATTTACGTTTAAAGAATGCTCTGATTGAAAGAGCTAATACAATTCATTTAGTGGAGTAAAGGTTATGCAAAAGATTACACCTTATGAGTATTTGTTGATAGATGTGGCTTCACAGTTTGGACATGATAAATGTACATGGGAAGAGCGTGTAGAATGGACAAAAGACAATATGCCTTACTTAGAGGATGGAATTGGTATTGCAAAGAAAAGCTTATTATTTGCAAAGGCAGTTAATGCACTACGTTTAGTTCAAGCTGGTAAACCAACGAACTTCATTATGGGTCTTGATGCTAGTGCTTCAGGTATCAGTATTGCTGGTTTGTTAGTCGGATGTGAGAAAACTCTTATTCAAACCAATCTAATTAACACAGGTAAAGTACAAGATGTATATGCTAATCTTACTCAAGAGATGAATAATCATTTAGATACTGAAATTCAGGTAGCTAGAGATGATGCTAAATCAGCTTTAATGAAAGGAGGAATCTATGGTTCTACAAGAATACCAAAAGAATTGTTTGGTGAAGGTACTCCAGAACTAACACAGTTTTATGCTGCACAACAAGAAATAGTTCCTTGTACTATTGAGATTGCTAAAGACTTAAAGTCTGCTTGGAATCCTAAGAAAGGAGAATATCAATGGACGTTATGGGATGGTCATACTGCTAGAGTATTAGCTCATGAAGCAGAGAATACATCACTCCGTATTAGAGATATTCATGGAACTAAGAGTTCATTCACTTATGAGTACATGAAACAAGGTGTATGTACTGATTATGCTATACCTATCATTGCAAATGTTGTGCAAAGTTGCGATGCTTGTATTAGTAGAGAACTTACTAGAAGATGTTATAAGAGTGGTTTTAATATATTAACCATTCATGACGCATTCTATTGTCATCCAAATAATGTACATACAATGAGACAACACTACTTAGATATTTGCATAGAACTCTATAAGATGAATTACTTGTCTAACATCATCTCAGAACTTCTAGGTAGACCAATCAAATATAAACAATACGACACCTCATTAGAAGGTAAAATAAGAGACGCTGAATATTTTATCAGCTAGTAAAATAGAACTTCTTACTTAATTGTAGGAAGTTCTTATTTTTTCTAAACCTAAAGGTTAAAAAGTCATTTTTACCAAAAACATACTATAAGATACCTAAAGATTATGATAAGAAAATATGAGTTAAAAAAGAAAATAAACATATCTAAATTCTTAACCTTGGTTAAAGCTTTACCTAATGTTGCATCAAATACATTTTATTTTAATGGTATAGGTAAACAATATTTTGTAAATGATTACCCTGTAATGTTACCTTATCAAGAAGAAGTTTTAAAAGCTATCCCAAATCACCTTTATAAAACAGATTTATCAATACAAATACTAATTATAGAAGGTACAATTGATAGTCATACAGATGGTGTATCTAAGAGATGTATACTAATACCCATCAAATGTTCATCAAACATTATTTTATGGAAAGAAGAACAAGAAACCATCTTAGAGGTTAATAAGCTATATACCTTCAACGACTTTAATACGCATGGTTTAATTACTCAGCATTCAAAAGCTAAAACAGTATTTATAGGAATATCTTAATAATGCGGTGTTCCACCGCTATTCACCCATAAATAAAAATAACTATTGCTTTTTCTTAACAAAAATGTTAGAATTCTTCTGAAGAATTCTAGTTACAACCACTAAAATTCTATCTTCTTTTGAAGTATGTCCGTAGTGGGAACTTAGCTCAAAAGGTGATCCTTTTAAACCTCTTTAGGTGTGACCACTACTCACAGTTATTGAGGTTTTTTTATGCTCTAAGGAAACTAATGTTAATTCCAACAGTTGAAACTAAATATGGGAAGTGTATCTTGAAACCAGTAACGTGTTTAGATAAGGATAAGCTGTTTATCAAAGCAGACATAAATGTAATTGCTTCGTTGGCAGGTACAGGAAAGACCACATTCTTACACAATAAATCTGAAGAATGGAGAAAAGAAGGGTACGAAATTGTACACTTTAATTTTGATTCTGCTCCTTGCTATGATAAGGAAATGTATAATGTTCCTGTAAATGAAGAAGAGTATGAAGACTTCTTCAGTACATTAAGACAAGACAGTGAACCAAGTACAATTATCATTATTGATTCATTTAAGATGATGGCTTCATTTATGAATAAGGATACGGATAACAATGCAGATGTTCTTAATATCATTAATAGCTTAAAAGCTATTGTAACGAAAACACAATGTACTATCATCTTAGTTCATCATGTATACAAGAACAAGCAACTAAAATCAGCAGAGCAACATTTCTATGGTGCAAGAGCATTAGAAGAACAATGTTCAAGTGGGTTTATCTTCAACAGAACAGGATCAAAAATGACTGCTCAAATTGTAAAGAGTAGATCTGGACTATCAAGAGATGCAGTTATTGAGATAACTTAATGGGGTCTACGCCCACTAAATTACCAAAAATAAAAGGTGCTTTTATGAGTAAAGGTAAAAAAAGTAGACTCTTAAATAAGAAGAGAAATATACAACGTAAACTTGAAAGAACTTTTTTATGTAAAGATTGTGAGTTCTTTCAATCAAATATTACATCATTAAATAAATGTAAACATAGTAGTGAGCCAAGATATGCTAATGAAACTACATGTTTTAGATTTGACTTAATAAAGGGATCTCAAAATGAAATCAAATGAAATGATAGAAATACCAGTTGAAGTACATCAAGAACTTTTAGAAATTGAAAGAAAGTATCTTTTACTTAAAGAAGAATATAGAAAATTTCTTCTTGTATTAGATGAATATCAACAAACATTTTTAGTAGGTTAATTATGACAGAACAAGAATCAAAAGAATTAAAGCTATTTAAAGAATGGTTTGATTGTGAGGGTAATTATGATTTAGATGAAGGCTCAGCAGAACAAGCTTGGTTTGCAAGATCTAAATTAGATAAGGATAAGAGTGAAGAAACAAACTTGTAATGAATGCACATTCTTTAAAACATTAGGTGATACAGGAGTTAAACGAGTATGTTATTTATTTTTGAATAATAACTCTTCTGTGTCACCAAGTTGTAGAGAATTTAAACCAGTAACTATTAAGAAAGGAAAATAAGGTGAATGAATTAAATATTAAAGTACCTAAAGGGTATATTGTAGATGAAGAAAATTCATCTTTTACTTGTATTAAATTTAAGAAAGAGGAGAAGAAGCAAGTTACTTGTTGGGAAGAATTAAAAACTATTAATGGATATTTTATAGATAAAGGAACTACTACAAAAAGATTATTTGCTACTAAAGAACAAGCAGAAACTTGCATTGCTTTAGCTATGTTAAGTCAGTTAATGAAAGATGTTAATGGTGATTGGATTCCTGATTGGACAGAAGAAGTTAAAAAATTTGTAATACAGTTTGATAAAGATAATATTCTTAAGAATTGGTATTATACATTTTCTTATTTTTTAGCTTTCCCAACAGCAGAAATTAGAGATAGATTTTTAGAGAACCACAAAGAATTAATTATTAAGGCTAAACCACTTTTATAAAGGAGTTATATGAATAATCCGTTACAAACAAGAAGTGATGTAATTGTTCGTAGGACGTATGCACGTCCTTTGAATGAGGAAGAAACTCAATACGAATCATGGGAAGATATTTGCTTTAGAGTACAAAATCATCAAGCATGGTTATGGGAAAGAGCTTTAGGTAGAACTCTTTCTATAGATGAAGAATTAGAGTTATCTGCTTTTTACAATTTAATGTTACAGAAGAAATGTTCTGTATCTGGAAGAACATTGTGGTTAGGTGGTACAGATTTATCTAAAGTAAGAGAATCATCAATGTTCAATTGTTCAGGTATTGTTGTTGAAACTGTATATGATATGGTTGATGTACTTTGGCTTTTAATGCAGGGATGTGGCGTAGGATTTAAGCCTAAGGTAGGTACTCTTAATGGCTTCTTTAAACCTATTCCTACTATTGATGTCATTAGAACTAAACGTACCTCTAAAGGAGGATTAGAGAAAAATATAGAAACATTTGAGAAAGGTGTATGGACTATCAGAGTAGGTGATAGTGCAGAAGCTTGGAGTAAATCTATAGGTAAGATTCTTGCAGGTAAATATCCAGCAAATAAGCTTGTATTTGACTTCTCTGAACTACGTCCAGCAGGTAGTAGACTTAAAGGGTATGGTTGGATTAGTTCAGGTGATGAAGCTATTAGTAAAGCATTTGTAGCTATAGCTAATATCATGAATAAAAAGGCAGGAGAATTGCTCTCACGCATTGATATTCTGGATATAGTTAATTGGTTAGGTACAATCTTATCAAGCCGTAGATCAGCTCAGATTGCCTTATTTGAGTACAATCAACCTGAATGGGAAGAGTTTGCTGTAGCTAAAAGAGAATTTTGGAATGGTAACTCTCAAAGAAGTCAATCCAATAACTCTTTAATATTTTATGATAAGCCAAGTAAAAAAGAATTAGAGCATATTTTTAATCTTATGGAAGATTCAGGTGGCAGTGAACCAGGATTCATTAATGGAGCTACTGCACTTACTAAAGCACCTTGGTTTAATCTACTCAACCCGTGCGCGGAAGTATTATTACCTAACAAAGGATTCTGTAATCTTGTTGAAATTGATGTATCTAAGTTTATTGGAGATACTTCAGGTTTACTTAAAACCATATATTATGCTGCTAGAGCTAACTACAGACAAACTCTTGTTAATCTTGAAGATGGTGTATTACAAGAAGCTTGGCATCTTAACAATGAATTCTTTAGATTATGTGGTATTGGCTTAACAGGTATTTCTCAAAGACCTGATTTATCAGAATATGATTTAGAGATAATGAAACGTGAAGCTATATCAGCAGCATATTCTATGGCTGATGAATTAGGTTTACAAAGACCTAAAAACATTACTTTAGTTAAACCAAGTGGTACTTTATCTAAGGTGTTTATGTGTCAAGAAGGTTTACATACTTCTTTAGGTAAATATATTTTTAATAACGTAAACTTTGGTAAACATGATCCATTACTACCTGCATTGAAAGATGCTGGTTATAAGGTATGGAATAATCCATTAGACTCTGAAGGTATGTTGGTTACTTTTCCACTTAAATGGGAAAATGTACCATTTACTAAAGTTAAGACTTCACATGGTATTGTAGAAGTAAACCAAGAAACAGCTATTGAACAGTTAGAAAGATATAAGAAATATCAAGTACATTGGTGTCAACAGAATGTATCTTGTACTATTTCTTATGAACCAAATGAAGTAAAAGATATTATTAACTGGTTACTTAATAATTGGGATATTTATGTAGGAGTAAGCTTTCTATATAAAGCTGATCCTACTAAAACTGCACAAGACTTAGGATATGCTTATCTTCCACAAGAAGTAGTTACTAAAGAAACTTATGAAGAATATGTATCAACATTAAAAGAGTTTGTATTACCTAATTTAGATTCTAATGATAATGAAATAGATTCTCAAGATTGTGCAAGTGGTATGTGTCCTATTAAATAATGTGGTGTACCACCACTAACATCCAACAAATAAAACTCCTAATAAATAGGAGTTTTTTATGAGAAAAATTTATGCAAAATAAACAATATATAGTTTTTATTAACGATCATTCAGGTAGTATGCAATCTTTAAAAACTGCTGCTATTAAAGATTATAATAGAAATATTCAAGCAGTAGTAAATGCAGCAAACCAAGAGAAATTAGATACTATTGTATCTGTTATTGATTTTGGATTTAACTTTAACCCTGTAAGACGTACAGTAGTTAATTCTAATCCTCATGTACTACTTCCAGTTAAAGATTGGAAAGCAGATAATATGACACCTTTATGGGATGCTATAGCAGATGCAATTGAATTATGTAAATCGTTACCCGATGCTACAAAAAATCATGTATCTTTTTTATTAATGATTACTACTGATGGTAATGAAAATACATCAAGAATTAAACATTACGAACTTACTAATATTATCAAAACTTTAGACAATAGATGGACTATTGTATGTCGTGTACCAGCTAATGCTTCAGATTTATCTAGTATTGGTATTCCAAAAGGAAATATCCAAGTATGGGATACTACATCTGAAGGTATGGAAAAAGCTACACAAGCTAATGAACAAGCATTAAATACCTATTTCAAAGCAAGAAGTACAGGTCAAACAAATTCAAGTTCATTCTATTCTTCTGTAGAAAATGTAAACACAAACCAGTTAGAAGATATTACATCTAAAGTATCTTTGTATGTTGTACCTGATAAAGCTCAATATGATCGTACTGAGATTATGTCTTTCATTCTTGAACATAGAATGAAATTTCTTAAAGGTAGTGCTTTCTATCAACTTATTAAGACTGAAGCAAGAGTTCAACCTAAGAAATTAATTCTTATTAGAGATAGAACGACAGGTAAAGTATTTGCTGGTGACAACGCAAGAGATATGCTTGGTTTATCTAAGATTCAGAATGTAAGATTACATCCTGGAGATCATGGTAACTATGACATATTCATTCAATCCATGAGTCACAATAGACTATTACCTAGAGGTTCAGGTGTATTGTATTGGGAAGAGATTGGTACTGAATTTACTGAAGAAGATTTAAAACAATATGAACTAAAGAAAGTAAATGGTGTAGTTGAATTACCTGAAGTTAAAGGTAAAACATTTCCTACTAAATCACCTGTACCTGTACAACACAAACTAAAAGAACGTGTTCAAGGTAAAGATGTACAATCATTTAAAACAAGAGCTGAAGCTAGAGCTACAGGTAAACCAGTTAAAGATAGTAAAGAGTTTATTGAGATACTCGATAATAGATGGTTTGTATTCATTTAACAATGTGGCTTGCAGCCAATAAAATGCTTTAAAAGGATAAGTACAATATGTACTAGCGTTACAATGTCATGGTTCACAGCTTATTAATTTAGTGCTTCTGCGTGCGACTGACTATCCTAAGACCTGAGTAAGTCTTAAAAATGCTTTTATTGTTGCCTTATCAAAAACACGGGAAAGGTTATAAAATTCAGGTTCGATGTCTGGTTCGAGATATTAATTTTCGGAATAGTGTTCAGCAATAAAAAAGTCTAGCCACTGTAAGCTAAGTACCTCCATCCGTTGATTGGTAGATTACAAATCCTTCCTGAGTATGAAGTAAAACTACTCATTATTCATTTCTATGGCTTTATAAACCATATCACTTACAAAGAGAATTATCATGTCATTTCAAAATATTAAAACAGCAGTAAAGAATCAATTTGATTCAATGAGTCAACACAAATTATTTGTAGTAAATCTTGAAAGAAATGCTTTATGGGAAGCTTATCTTGATTGCTTTGCTGATCCAGTTATTAAACAAGAACACAACTGTAATTGTTGTAAATCATTTATTAGACAATATGGAAATATTGTAGCTATCATAGATAACAAGATTGTTACTATGTGGGATTTTGATGTAGATGGACTTTTTACAGAAGTGCCTAAAGTATTAGGTAAGCTTGTTAGAGAAGCATCTATTCAATCAGAATACTTATGTGATCATGCTAAGTTAGGTACTGACTTTAACGTTACTAAAGAATTAGTTAAATGGACTCATTTCTATGTTGAATTACCTAAAACCAAAGTTTATAAAGGTAGTTTATCTATTGATTCCATTATTGGAGAATCATCTTCAACTAAACAAGTATTCAAAAGAAGTTTAGATGAAATCACAATTGATTCTATTGAAACTGTTTTAGAGTTAATTGAACAGAATTCTCTTTATAGAGGATCTGAGTTTAAAGCTATGTTATCTACTTTCTTAGCTCACAAAAAAGCTTATGATAAATCTACTTCAAAAGATATTTATGCTTGGAGTAATTATACTTCTGGAGGAAAGATTCGTAATACAGCTATTGGTACATTGCTTGTAGATTTAAGTAATGAAATGGAATTAGACCAAGCTGTAAGAAAATTTGAAGCTATTGTTGCTCCAGCTAATTACAAAAGACCTACTTCATTAGTAACACCTAGAATGGTAGAAGATGCTAAAGCTACTATTCAAGAACTTGGTTTAACAGAATCTTTACAAAGACGTTATGCAGTAATTGATGATTTATCTGTAGAACAAGTTATCTTTATTGATAGAAGTATTACAAAAGAAAAAGATGTATTTGATATATTAGCTACTGAAACCATCAATCCAAAGAAATTATCTAAAGTAGAAGAAATTTCATTAGAAGCTTTTATTAAAAATGTTGTTCCTACAGCTAAAGCTATTGAAGTATTATTTGAAAGTAAACAGTCAGGTAACTTAATGTCTTTAACTGCTGCACAAGACAAAGAAGCTCCATTATTATTCCCTTGGAGTAATGATATTGCTTTTAGTTATTCAGGTGATGTAGCTGATTCTATGAAGCAAAGAGTTAAAGATGCTGGAGGACAAGTTGAGGGTGCATTAAGGTTCTCAATCCAATGGAATACAGAAGGTACTAATAATATTGACTTTGATGCTCATGCTATTGAACCAGATGGTCATGAAATTTACTTTAGTAACAAGGGAAGTCGTTCAAGATTAACTGGAATGCTAGACGTAGATATTATTAATCCTGGCGGTAAAGTAGCTGTTGAAAACATCATTTGGGAAAGAACTCCTTATGGAGTAACTGAGCTATTTGTACACAACTACTCTTCATCAAGAAGTTCTGCTGGATTTACAGCAGAGATTGAGTATGAAGGTCAAGTATATAGTTTTTCTTATGATAAACCAGTGGCAGGTAATGCTAAGATTCAAGTAGCAGAAATTCTTATTACACAAGAAGGATTAGTGTTTCAAAATTCGTTAGATAATACTTCAAAAGGTATTACTAAACAAATTTGGAATATTAATACCAATGGCTTTCATAAAGTAAAATCTATCTTAAGAAGTCCTAACTTCTTATCAGAAGAGTATGCTAGAGGTAATAAACATACCTTCTTTATTTTAGAAGATTGTTTAAATCCAGAACCACCAAGAGGATTCTTCAATGAATTCCTTAAACCTGAATTACAAAAACATCGTAAGGTATTTGAAGTATTAGGTAATAAACTTAGAGTACCAGAATCAGATAATCAATTATCTGGTTTAGGATTCTCTTCAACTCAACCAGCAGAATTTATTGTTAAAGTAACTGGTTCATTCACAAGATATTTAAAGGTAAAAGTATGAGTATTTTCTTAGAAGCAACAAAACAACACATAAGATTTAACTTAGGTAATGGTGAAGTAACAACTGAAGATTTATGGAGTTATTCACTAGAAAGACTTGATACTGCTTATGGAGTTTTATGTGACAATCTTGATACTAGAATGCGTCCAACATTGTTAGCTCCAAGATCTCATTTAACTAAAGAATTAGAGTTAATGCGAGATGTTGTTAAAGCAGTTATTGAATCTAAATTAGCTGATAAACAAGCTAAAGAAACTAAAGCTTTAAGAACTAATCAAGCAAGAATTATTCGTGAGAAACTTGCAAATAAGAAAGAAGCATCATTAGATGCTTTGAGTATTGAAGATCTTGAAAAGCAACTAACTGACTTAGAAGATTAATCTTACGTCCTAAGCATGACAATAAACTGCTTATAAATAATGAAAGGAACATACCAAATACAAATTAAAGGTACTTCAGTTGATATTGAAGTAACAGAGTTTTATCCAGCAGTTAAATGTAATACTGAACATCCTGAATTCCAATATCCAGATGAAGATATGGAATTTGAATATAGAATTGATAGTGGAAATACTTTGTTAGATTTGTTATTAACAGAAGATTACTATGAAGCAATACATGAACAATTAAAGAAACAATTGGAAGAATTATGAATACTAATTTAAAAATAGAATTAGCTGCATTACTTAAAAAGTATAATGCGTATATTTACTTTACTTGTAGTGACAGTTCAGATACCTATGGTTTATATAATGATCATCTAGTTATAGCAACAAATTCAGAAGAAACTATTTTTGAATCTGATGGATGGACTATCACAGAAAGAGACTTACTAGATGATTAAAGCTTATTCAGGATACAACCAGTTATTACATGCTTGGATATATGGAGATGATAGTTTTGAAGGTCATACCCCAAACAATAGAATGTTTGCTGAGGGCAATGACCTATACAGCTACCGTTATGGAGCAATGATAGGTAAGAAACTCCCTAATCAAACCATATTAGTAGATACAAGAAGTTTTTCTAATACTACATCAAAACAACAATCACTCTTAAGAAGTGCTATTCCTTCTAATTGGAATATCATTTATGTAGAAGATCCTTCACAAACACCTAGAGTATTAATACAAAGGAATATTGGTTTAATTAAAGATACTTTAAATAAAATACCTAAAGCTATTAGTAGAAAGTTAGAATATCTTCAAACAGCAAACCATGAAAGAATTAATGTTCTTAAGTTAGTTGCTTTATATCCTGAACAATGCTCTTTAGCAGACTTTAGATGGTTAGAGAATGAATTTCTTCCAGTAGATTACATACCTAATTATGCCGAATGGCAAACCAAGGAAAATGATAAAGCTCATCAACGTATTCTTAAACAACAAAAAGAAGATGAGTTTAGAGCATTAAAAGGTGAAGAGCAGTTAGCTCTATGGTTAAACTTTGAAGCTAATTCTTGTTACTCATATACTGGTTTAACTAGATTAAGATACAACGAAAAGACTCAAGAAATTCAAACTACTCAAGGTATTACAATTCATAAAGATAAAGTAAAAGAATTGTATGAGTTACTTAGAGATGGTAAAGATGTTATTGGTTTAAAGATTGATAATACCTACACAGTTATTTCTTTGAAAGATAATGTACTTTGTATCGGATGTCACAAGCTAGACATTAAACAATTATTAATATTTGGATCAAGAGTATTTAAAAATGAAACGAATATTCATAGACCAGTACAATCAAGTACACAGAGCTAAAAATGTAAAAGAGTTACAAAGTAATTTAGGAGGGAAGTGTACAAGGATGTTTCAAGATAGTAAAGATGGTACTACATATCATGTTGGTTATGTGGTTGGTAGTTTATGGTGTATTGAGTATATTGAAAAGAGGGTAAAACAATGAGAGAAAGTAAGTTTAGAGGGTTCAGTTTAGATAAAGGATGGATATATGGGATAGGTATTTGTTCAGATTCTGGTGATGGTAATATTTTACCTAGAATATGGCTTGTTACTAATGAGCCTTATAGAAAAGCAAATGTTCAAGGATATGAAGTAGTAAAAGGATCTGAAGGACAGTTTACTGGTTTAAAAGATAAAAATGGTAAAGAACTCTTTGAAGGTGATTTAGTTTCTGTACCGTGGAATCATTCTAAATTTGCAATCTCTTTTAAAGATGGATGTTTTGTTATGGGAAATGTAATTTTAGCTTTTTATCATAAAGAATGTGAAGTTATAGGTAATATTTATGAAACACCTATTACATCATAATTCAACTGAGAATCTCCATATAGCCTTGTTAATGAAAGAAACTTGTCTTTCATTACCTGAAGTCCAAAAGCATTATTTAGACCCCTTAGAGGCTCTAGGATTGGATGTTTCAACTATAATCTCTTTTAGTCTCAAATATGATAAACCTACAGCTTCTCAAGCCAAGGAATATCTAAGTAGCTTACTTCCTGCATTGCACTCATTAGGGATAGATACCTTGTTAGTTTGTGATGGTACATATTTCAAATACCTAACAGGAGTAACTAAAGTAGATCCTCATTTAGGGTATATCTTACCTTGTAAGATTAAAGGATATGAACACATAAATTGTATTCTATCTCTTAATTACAAAGTGTTATTTTATGATCCAAGTAAACAAAGCAAAATTGATTTATCACTATCTACTTTAGCTAATCATGTACTTGGTTCATATAAGGAAATAGGTAGTGATATTATTGAATCTGAAGCGTATCCTGACACGATAGAAGAGATAGCCTTATGGTTGGATAGGTTACATCAGTATGATGCCTTAACGGTAGACATAGAAGCCTTTAGCTTATCTTTCAATGAAGCAGGTATTGGTACAATTGCATTTGCTTGGGATGAACATAATGGTATTGCTTTTTGTATTGATTATGATTCTATAGATATAGAGGGAATATCTTCTAATTACTTTCAAAATCACATAGATAACTATGATAAGAAAGCATTATTAAAACAATTTTTTGAATCATATAAAGGAAAGCTTATATATCACAATATTGGATATGATGCTAAGGTTATCCTATATGAATTATTCATGAATAACTTATTAGATCAGCAAGGATTACTTTATGGTTTAGAAGTAATGACTAAGAATGTTGATGATACAAAACTCATTACATACTTAGCTACTAATTCATGTGCAGGTAATACATTAGGTCTTAAACCAAATACACATGAATATACGGGTAACTATGCTCAAGAGGATATTAAAGATATTAGGTTAATATCTAAGCAAGATTTACTGAGATATAACCTTACAGACTGTTTAGCTACTTGGTATCTTTATAAAAAGAACTATCCAATAATGGTAGCTGATAATCAACTTGATATTTACAATACTATCTTTATTCCTTCTGTAAAAGTAATTCTTCAGATGGAATTAACTGGAATGGTCTTGGACATGAACCGAGTTCTTAAAGCAGAACAAGAGTTAATAGCTATTAAAGATATTCAATTAGCTCAGATACAAGATAATCCTTTAATTAAGCAGTTAGAGGAAACACTTACTAATCAAGCTTGGATTAAAGATTATGAAGATAGAAAAGCTAAAGCTAAGAAACCTGAGAATATCAAACCAAGAGAAATACCTAAACCAGTTACATTCAACCCTAGTAGTCCTAAACAGTTAATTGAATTGGTTTACAATCAATTAGGCTTTGAGATTACTGATAGAACAGATACGGGCTTAGGTGCAACAGGAGGTAAGATATTACTTAAAAAATATAATCAACTCTTATCAGAGTTTGGTTTAACAGAAGATTCATTTAAATTAGATGAATCATTATCAGAAATATTTGAGGAAGAGTAACATGGCTGAACCTGAGAAATTAAATCTTTGGGATCGTTTATTTAATCGGTATCGTGAAGAACCTATTAAAGAGATTTCTGAAAAATGGTATAAAGAATACCATAATCAAAGACTAGAAGGATCTGAATACATAAGAATAAAATTAAAATTCAAAAGAATTGATAGACTGACAGGCTCAGAAACTATTGAATATTGTTATATTGATTAATAAGGAAGAATAATGGAACAACACATACCTATAGGTAATAAAGATGCTTATGCTTTTAAATTTAAAGATAAGAAAGAGATAGAATTAGCTGGATTATCTTTTGAAAGTAAACCAAATGGTACTTGTTATATTTCAGTTGCTGATTATGATTCTTGTAAATTATCAAAAGAAGAATTATGTACATTTATTAAATTACTTGTATCACATTTAGAATTACCTTTGGAGTTTAAATGAAACATATTTACTTATCAGCTAGAAAAGAAGAAGAAGTTTTTGTTCTTAAAGCAGCTAAACATTTTAAAGAGAATCCTCAACATAACACCTTTACAGAAAATGATATTGAAGAAGGTTGTTGGTTTGCGGTTAGATGGGGATTAGATAGAAATGGTATAGTTATTTTTAAATTAGATGAAGACTTTGAACCAACTAACTATATGGAGGTAATCAAATGAATACTGAATTAGATGAAGAAACAAAAAAGGTGTTATATATACTTTCACATTCTCGTATGCAAATTATAGATTTAACAAATAAAGTAAATGAGTTAGAAGAAAAAACTATTTCATTAGAAAGTATTAATAAAACTCTTTTAGAACAAAACGAAATACTACATCATTCTAAACAAAACATAAAAATAGGTTTTTGGTTAGGTGACTATAAGGAACAATTATTACAAATACTTCCAGAAGCTTTTGAATCATTAAAGTCTATAATATTAAGTGAAGGTCATGATTAAAGAGTCCTTACAGTTTTTAAACGAATTTATTATATTCCTTGATTTAATTATTTTAACTGTATTACTTTTTATAGCTTTAAATATTACTGTAGATATTAACAATCCTTGTAGTAACTTTAGTGATCAACAAGATCAATGTGAGCAATACAAATGAATAAAACACATAAAGAAGTATTTCAAAAACTTGTAGATAATGTTATCTATACTGAAGAACAGAATTATTATGAGTATTTATCAGAAGAATTTCCTGAGATTGATGAAGAAGATTACTTTGATATTGATACTTATGGAAGAGATGATATGAATCATATTTATGCTTATGCTTTACAAGCAAGAGATTATTTACTTGAGGATGTTACTTATGAATTGTGTACTTAAACAAACATTAATACTAATAGCAAATCTTGGTTTAGCTTATTTAGTAATGGAAGTAAATCCTATTAAAGAGTTAAATTATCTTTTAGGAGCTGTAGTAGGTGGATTAAATATTCTTTGGCAAAGATGTTTATGACAAAACAAGAAGCAATAGAAATTGCTAAACTACTAAAAGCACTCATTGAATTATCAGCAGTCGAGAAAATTCTCTCTACATTCATATCTGCATTTAAAGAGAAGTCAATATTAAAGGATGATGGTTATTATTACCTGCATGGTAATTTTAACCTTGGAGGAACTGTATCAGGTAGATTAAGTAGTTCATCCCCGAATTTACAAAATTTGCCTTCTAATAGTCAATATGGAAAGTTAATTAAGAAATGTTTTATTGCTCCTAAAGGATGGATATTTGCTGGAGCTGATTTTGACGCTTTAGAGGACAAAGTATCTGCTCTTACAACTAAAGATCCCAACAAACTAAAATGTTACGTTGACGGTTTTGATGGACATTCGTTAAGAGCTTATGCTTACTTTCCTGAACAATTTCCTGATATAGTAAATACTGTAGAGTCTATTAATTCAATTGCTAAGGTATATCCTTACTGGAGACAAGAAAGTAAGTGTCCAACATTTGCCTTAACTTATCAGGGTACTTGGAGTACCTTAGTTAAGAATCTTGGTTTACCTGTTGAAAGAGCTAAACAAATTGAAACCAATTATCATAAGCTTTATCAAGTAAGTGATGAATGGGTTCATACTCAATTAGTACAAGCAACTAAAGATGGTTATGTTACTTGTGCATTTGGTTTAAGAGTTAGAACGCCTATTCTTAAACAAACTATTTTAGGTAATAAAAATACACCTAATGAAGCTAAAGCTGAATCAAGAACAGCAGGTAATGCTTTAGGTCAATCGTATGGATTACTTAATAATAGATCTGCTATTGAGATGCAACAAAGAGTATTAGCATCTAAATATGCTTTAGATATTAAACCATCAGCACATATACATGATGCTCAGTATTACCTGATTAAAGACACTATAGGCTGTGTAGAATGGTTTAATAAGAAATTAACTGAGTGTATGGCTTGGCAAGAATTAGAAGCAATACAGCACGATATTGTAAAGATTTCAGCTAGTGTAGATTTATTCTATCCTAACTGGAGTACACCTATTGGATTACCAAACAACTCAACAATAAAACAAATACTTGATATTTGTAAGGGAAATAAATGAAACGATTTAGACATACACGGTTTAAAGGAATGTTAGAAGATCCTAAAGGAGAATGGATAAAAAGAAAAGAAGCTATACAAGAAATTGATGGTATGTTATCTCAATGGAGAGCATTACATTCAGAACTTTCTGATGAAAGAATGAAATCATTTTTAATACTCTGGTTACTTTCACTATCTATTTTAGGAAATTGTATACAATTAATTTATCACTTAAACGCATAACATGGAAAAACAAAAAGGATTTACTTCAACAACAGAGAACCAAGAACTTCATTCTATATTATTAGATGTAGGTTTAATATATTATTCTGGGTTTAGAGACTATCGAGAGTATCTTAAAACAATATTTTATGAACCCATGAGTATAAGAATGAATAAATTCATTAGACAGTTACATGATATGTCTAATGAACAAATTAAACTTACATTACAAAAATTATGAATAAAACAACTTTACTTTTAGTTAGAGATAGTGCTGAATTACTTATTTCAAAAATAGATACAGTATTAGCTTTAAGCGAAGAAGAAATTCAAGCTAGAGCAAGACACAACACAAACCCTAATAAATTTTTTACTTATACAGACAATCCAGATTATCTAGTATCTGGTGTAAAACAGACTAGCTCTTTAAAAAGAGCTTCAATGGATCTTACTCGTTCTTTAGCTGACCTCAGACAAAACAGATAATATTTTAAATGTGGCATTCTGCCACTTTTACCCACAATGAAAAGGAATTTGATATGTTTTTTAACAATACTAACCCATATATTAAGGTGGTTTTTATGTAGCACTGTTAGGTTAAGCTATTCCACAGCACTTTGGAGATTATACAATAATGAAGTTCGTAAGAGGTTATATACTTTAAACCTCATAAACCATTTAGAAGAGATAACAGTGTTTCGTTAGTATAAAGTCATGGCTCAAGTAGAATAGCCTGATAACTACTTAAAGTTGAATTCCTGATAAAGAATTGTTAAACTTATTTCGTGTTTTCCCTACGACCTGCTCCAAATTTAATACATATAATGAATACTGGTAAACCAGTTGAATCATTACGGACAGTAACGAGCTATAAGAAAGTGTTATAGTTGGGGTTATGTAAAGCTAGTAAAAACAAATGTTAGATCCGCAATAAATCCTAGTATTATGTGTATTAAACCAAACTATGTGATGCGTACATAGTATTTCACCTCCGAGGTTAATCCTCAACTCAAACCATCAATACTTTATATGTTAATGGTTTTTTTTTTAAGTGCCTTGTAAAATCTTGTGGTAAATCCTAGGTCTATTCCACCATTGCTAATCTGTTGCTTGCCTCAAGGTACTTAACAAAAATGAACAATAAATATAAACAACCTGGTTGGAATTTGTGGAATTATAATAAACATTGGTTTAACAATGTTAATATGATTCCTTGTCCTAAATGTAAAGGTATAGGTAATTGTGACTTATGCCATTCCTATCGTTATATAAGAGAGAATAAAAATGAATCCATTTAACAATGTTCCATTAAATACAAAGAAAGTATATATTATGGGAATAGATCATTCAGGATGTGAAATATACCTTCCTGTAGATTCTCATAATAAAGATGTAATTCAAACTAAGAAACAAGAATTACATGAGTTTCTATTCAAGCAACCTTTACCAGAGATTCTACTAGCATGAGTGATTTTGATAATTTTGTAGATGCAGACTCTGGTGCATCATTTGAACAAAAAACACTTGAAATGAGATTAGCTAATAGAATCAGGTGTGATGGTTGGGATGGTAATCCAAGAAGATGTAAATCTTGTGGTAGAGAAATTGAACCAACAAGGTTAAGATTACTTAATGCTACACAATGTAGCACTTGTGTTATGCAACAAACATTAGATGAGGATGAAGATGCGTAATTCTTGGTTTGTAAATCAACAAAGAAATTTTAGAAATTGGATGGATATGGAAGAAAAGAATATTACAGGAATTAAGGAAGATTTAGGTAAACACTATAGATTCTCTTTTAAAGGAATTAAAGTAGATGTTTACAGAATACTTGAAATATTCCAAATAACTAATCCTGCACAACAACATGCAATTAAGAAATTACTTAGAGCAGGTAAATCAATTAAACCATTACACCAAGATATAGATGAAGTTATTCTTACTCTTGAGAGATGGAAGGAAATGATTATTGAAAATGAATAAACTATTACTAATATGTTTACTTGGTTTATCTTTTAATGTTAATGCTTTAACTAAATCAGAAATGGTATGTGCTAGTCAGAATATTTACTTTGAAGCTAGAGAAGATAGATCATCTTGGCTTAAGGTATTACAAGTAGCAAATAACAGAAAGAGTAATCCAAAGAAATACGGTGCTAAGTCGTCTCATTTATGTGACATAGTTCATAGTCCACAATACACTACAGCTCGATTTAAGCGTATTAAAGAACGTAATGTATACAAAGAGATTACTTTATTTGTAGCACAACATAAACAGCCTGTACGTTCCAATTTGACGTACTTTTCAGGCAAGCATACATTACATTTTAAGAGTAAATTTTAATGAATAAAACTTTAGAAGAATACAATATACAGAAGTTACATAATCATTTAAGACAAGAATACAATGATGAGTATATAAGTAAATTTATTTCGTCCTTAAGAAATTTTCTTAAAGATGGTAATAATAATGGACAGGTAATTAAAATGTATATTGATTATATATCTACTTCGGAATTAAATAATGAATAACACATCAGCAAAAGTAATAGCAGATTCTATTAATGAATCTGGAGACAGAGTTACTACACTAGAACTTGAATACCCTAGAATCATTCTAGCTGAATTCAATACTCATAGAGTCTTCTCACGCAATACAGCATCAAGTAGAGCTATACCAGTTAAAACTATGCTTAAGAATATCTGGAACAATGTGTTTGTTCCTTGGTATTGGGGGGCTAACCAATCAGGTATGCAAGCTAAAGTACAATTATCTAAACCAAGAATCTTTATAGCTAATGCTCTATGGAAGACAGGCGTATGTATTAATTTACTTGGTTCATATCTTTTAAGCTCCGTAGGAGTACACAAACAACTAGCAAATAGGAATACAGAATATGCGTCTTATATTAAGACTATTGTTACAAGCACTGATTTTGATAATTTCATCTCTCTTAGGTTACACCCAGATGCTCAGCCTGAGATAGCTGATTTAGCTTATAAAATTAAAGTAGCTTTAGAGAATTCTAAACCAGTATTACTTAAAGAAGGTGAATGGCATACTCCTTATGTATCCAACTGGAGAACATATCAAAAAGAATTGAAATATTCCAAAGATAATGGAATACTTTGTTTTACTATAGAGCAAGCTAAAAAAGTATCTGTTAGTTGTTGCGCTCAAGTAAGTTATAGAACTAATGATACATCAATTGATAAAGCTATTCGTATTACAGATGCTTTATCTAAAGCAATACCTATACATGCAAGTCCCTTTGAGCATATATGTACACCAGGACAGGGTAAAGGTAATTTAAAAGGATGGAAATCCTACAGACAGGAAATAGAAAATGATTCTAAGTGAATTAAACATTGGAGATAAATTCTCTATTGAACAAGATTATGATTATGAAGGTGAATTTGTATCTGGTAATTATATAAAGATAAATCCTAATACAGATAACTTTTCAATAGGTTTTAATGATAATTGGTTTCCAAAAAGTCATTATAGCTTTGTTCTAAACTTGGATACTTCAACATTAGGTATCTTATTAAATACACAAGAGGTGACAATATGACAGATATGATTACAGACCAAACCAGCTTTATGTACTTAGGTAATCAGAGTACAACTACATATAATGAAGATCAACAATCTTTATATTTTAATCTTATTGGAGAAGAATATAATGAACTTTATGCTGCAATAGTGAATTCTGAACCAGATGAAAATATTATTAAAGAATCCTGTGATGTAATTGTAGTTACACTTGGTTTACTATTAAGTATGGGTATTGATGTTCATAAAGCTTGGGAATTAGTCCATAAAAATAACATGAGTAAAGTCTCAAACCAAGATGCTATTGTTAAGGATGAGAATGGGAAAATAATGAAATCACCAGAATCTAAAGCAAGAAAGGAAGCAATGATGAAAGGTATTAAGGAATTGTTAAATGTACATTCAAGTTAGTAAATCAAGCTTTCATGATGCTTTTAATACTCTAAGACCTGATAACTTTAGTTATGAAGGTTTATCTGCTTTATTTGAATACTTAGAAGGATTAGAAGAAGATACTAAACAACATGAATTAGATGTAATAGCATTGTGTTGTGAATACTCAGAAGATTCAAATGAGAATCATCTATCTAATTATGGTTTAGATTCTATGGAAGAATTAGAAGAACATACTACTGTAATTAAAGTAGATGATGAAACATCAATTATACAGGACTTTTAAATGAAACATTATTCGTTAATTATAGAAGAATCAGAAGATAATACTTTACATATTAATAGAACAAATGATGGTTTTAATGTATTTGAACTTATTGGATTCTACACACATATCTTAGATTCCTTAAAGAAACAAGCTTGCCAAATAGATGATGATACTTTTGTGTCTAAACTTATTGCTACAACCTCTAAAGGTACATTTGAAATTGAGGAATCTTAAATGACACTAGCACAAGATAAAACTATAGGTATTATGTTTTGTGATCCTATTCAAGAAGGTGTGTGGAATAGATTACAAAGCAATGATTTAGATGATAATGATTTTTTGTGGATTGCTTATGAAGATTTACAAGGAGAAGACTTAATTAAAGTTGCTAATAATTTAGAATCAGAATTTCAAGAAGTGTTTAATGCAGGATATTTACAAGGAGTAAATTTAATGAAAGGACAATCTGTTACATGAAGTATTCAAATGAAACGGGAATTCCTTTAGCATTATGTGTGTTATTCGTTAATGACCTATATGACCATTCTGATGAACCTAACACTATATCTGTTACTACCTTACTTGATTCTGTAAGACAAATAATTCTAGGTATGAGAGCTACTGGAGAAGGTACTAAAGACGTATCTGATATGGTAGCGAGTATGTATGGTACTGCATTACATAGTGCTTTAGAACAAGCTTGGCTTAATCCTTATAAAGCTTTAGAGGAATTAGGTTATCCACCAACTATTGTTAGAAAATTTGTTATTAATCCAAGTTATGTTAATGAATATGATATTCCTGTATATGTAGAGCAAAGATCTATCCAACAAATAGCTGGTTGGAATGTATCAGGTAAGTTTGATTTAGTGATTGATGGAAGACTAAATGACTTAAAGAATAGAAAAGTGTGGGCATATCTTAATTCATCTAATGATAAGAAAGATATTCTTCAAGCTAGTATATATAGATGGTTAAACCAAGATAAAGTAACAGAAGAAGATTTTAGTATTCTCTGGTTGTTTACAGACTGGAATAGTCTTGAAGCTATTAAGAATCCTTTATACCCTAAACAAAGATGGTTAGAACAAAAGTTTAAGTTACTTAGTATTCAAGAGACAGAACAATATCTTATTAATAAACTTGGTTTAATAAACCAGTATATTAATTCACCTGAATCAGAACTACCTTTATGTAAAGAAAATAAAGAAGAACTCTGGATGAGTGATTCTGTGTTTAAGTATTACAAAGCTCAAGGACAATCACGTTCTACTAAGAATTTTGATAATGCTTATGATGCTCATAAAGAAACGTCTAAAGGTGGTTATGTAACTGAGATTAAAGGTAAAGCAGTAAGGTGTGGTTATTGTTCTGCATCTTCTGTATGTAGTCAATATAAAGATCTTGTAAACCAAGGTCTTATTTAATAAATTTAAGCTAGTATCTTAACGGTAAAGAACCTATACATAGTAAGAGTTTGTATAGAGTATCTTGGTTCAATTCCAAGTTAGCTTAAACCTTTCATTGTGGCTTACGCCACTAAATTCCCAAACATAAGATATAAAAACATGTCAACACAAAAAGCTTGGAGTTCTTGGTTTACAAGAATTTTTAAATCTAAAAAACCAATTGAAGTAATTCAACCTAGATCAAAATCTTATCGTAAGCCGAGTGATACTACTAAACTAACCCAAGGTATGTACGATTTTGTTATTGAAATGAAAGCTATTCAAGAAAATCATAATGATTTCTTTGATAAGTCAGAAAGGTATGAAACTACAGAAGAATTGTGTGATTACCTAAACATGGTATTTAGTACTAATTTCAGTAGAACTAAAATATCTCGTATCTGGCAAGGTAAAGTAAATAGAGAAGATTTACCTGAAGGTATTAAATACGAAGTTCCTTTTTAACATAGGATAACAATGATTGATTTACAAGATAAACCTCATTTTGCTTTAGCAGAAACTATTGTTGATGCTCAATGCATCTTAACTCAAGTATCTGATAGAGCATTCTTTAGAAATCTAGTAGCATTCTCTTTATGTCAAATTGCTTCATCAATGAGAATAAATATATTTACACAAGATAGAGGAATTATTCCTATTAATTCTTATGTTATTAACCTCGCACCCAGTGGCTTCTCAAAGAACAAGTCTTTAGCTATTATTAAAGATAAAGTAATAAACCAATTCAGATATAAATTTATTGAAGAAACTCTTCCTTATGTAACAGATATTGCAATTATGGATATTGCTACTAAACGAAGTATTAAGAATAGTACAGAACTTGAAGATGAAGTGAAGAAGGTAGAAAAGGAAATTGAATGTCCTTATTTGTTTTCATTTGATAGTGGTACAAGTCCAGCCTATAAACAATTTCGTAGATCACTTTTAATGATTAAAGCTGGTAGTCTTAACTTTATCATGGATGAGATTGCTTCTAATCTTTCAGCTAATGCTGAATTATTTGCTGCATATCTTGAATCTTATGATACTGGTGAAATAAGTGAAAAGCTCATTAAACACACAAAAGACAATGTAAGAAGTAAAGAAATTATTGGTAGAGTACCTGCTAATATGCTTCTCTTTGGTGAACCAACTAAGTTATTAGATGGTTCTAAGAATGAAGAAGAATTTGATAAGATGTTAGCTACAGGTTATGCAAGAAGATGTTTATTTGGGTATGGTCAAGTAAATGAAGAAGCTACTAAACTAACAGCTATTGAATTATTCCACTTACTTAAGGATACAACACATGAAGAAAATCTTAAAACTATCTCAGATAGATTAGGTGCATTAGCTGATATAGCAAACTTCAATAATACTGTTTACATGTCAGATGAAGTAAGTATTGAATTATTGCAGTATAAACTTGATTGTGAAGAGATTGGAGCATCGTTAGGTGAACATGAAACTATCCGTAAAGCAGAAATAACTCATAGATATTTTAAGGTACTTAAATTAGCTGGAGCTTATGCTTTTATTGATGATTCAGCTAGGGTTACTATGTACCATTTACATGCAGCTATGAAGCTTGTAGAAGATTCTGGTAAAGCATTTGATAAGATTCTTACTAGAGAAAGACCTTATGTAAGATTAGCTAAGTATTTAGCTTCAACTAATACAGAAGTTACACAAGTAGATTTAATTGAAGCCAATGTACTTAAAGGTAGTGAATCTCAAAAAAGAGAATTAATCACTTTAGCTACAGCTTATGGATATAAAAATAACATTATCATTAAAAAATTATACCTAGATGGTATTGAATTTCTTAAAGGAGAATCATTAAAAGAAACCAATTTAGATAAACTAATATTAGCTTGCTCTACCCAGTTAGCTGAGGGTTATAATCCTGTAGTTAAGAATACTTCATGGAAAGACTTACATATTCTTACTCAAATGGATGGGTATCATTGGATTAACCATCATATGATAGATAACTATAGAAATGAAAAGAATGCTATTCCTGGATTCAATATGATTGTAATAGATGTAGATGGTGGTATTTCTATTGCTACAGCTCAGTTATTGCTTAAGGAATACACTTACCTCATATATACAACTAAACGTCATACAGACAAGGAGAATCGCTTTAGAATAGTGTTTCCTATAAGCCATGAACTTAAACTAAGTGCAGAAGACTTTACTGAGTTTATGCAGAACATATTTGCTTGGCTTCCATTCAAGGTTATCGATGATAAGACAGGTCAAAGAAGTAGGAAGTGGTTAAGCCATAAAGGAGAATATCACTATAATGAAGGTATTCTGTTAGACGCACTTGGATTCATTCCAAAGACAGCTAAAGCAGAGGAACAGAAGAAAGTTATTTTAGATACACAAGCTTTAACTAATATTGAACGCTGGTTCTTGTCAAAAACAGGAGATGGTAATAGATCAAACCAGTTAATTAAATATGCTTTAATGTTAGTAGATTCTGGTTTAAGTGAAGATGTTATTCAATCCAAGGTATTGGAGTTTAATAATAAACTCAGAGATAAATTAGAAGAAGTAGAAATACTAACTTCTGTAATGAAAACTGTATTTAAACGTATTGCACAGAGAGATAAATAGTGTATGAATTAACATATTACATTCAAGTAAAACAAACTATTGTTGCTGACACTAAGAAAGAAGCTAAAGAAGTAATTCTTAATTCTTCTTTCCTAGACTTAATGGAAACAATAACCTTACCAGCAAGTATTCTTGTTAGTGAACCAAAGAAGATAAAGGAGAGAAATGCAAAATAAAGTTATATTACTAAGCGGTAAGAGTGCAACTGGTAAAAGTGCAAGTCTTCAGAATATAAAGAATCCTGAAGGTGTACTTTATCTCAACTGCGAAGCAGGTAAACCACTTCCCTTCAATCATAAATTTAATGAAAGAATAATTACCGATCCTGTAGATTTACCTGGCTGGATTTCTAGTTATAAAGAGTTAGATAAAATCCATACCATTGTAATTGATTCATTATCATTTTTAATGGAACAGTATGAATCTCAGTATGTTATTCCTGCAACCAATGGTATGAAAGCGTGGGGTAACTATGCTCAATTCTTTAAAACATTAATGCAAGACCAAGTAGCTAAATCAACTAAGAACATTATCTTCATTACACACACAATGGATGTAGTTAATGAAACTGAAATGATTAGTGAAACTATGGCTACAGTTAAAGGTTCATTAAAGAACCTTGGATTGGAGTCGTACTTCACGACTGTAATTAGTAGCAAGAAACTTCCATTAACTAAACTTACTGCATACCAAAATCCATTATTAACAATTACAGAAGATGATGAGATTCTTGGTTTTAAGTATGTATTTCAAACCAAATTGACTAAAGATACAGTTAATGAAAGAATGAGAAGTCATCTTGGTTTATGGACTAAAGAAGAGACTTTTATAAATAATGATGTTCAACTTGTGTTGGATAGATTACAACAATATTACAATTAAGGAAACAAAATGGCATTAGTAGAAAGCACAGGTACAGTTCAAGTAATAGAAAAAGATACATTAGGTGGTGGTAAATTTACTTTAGATAGTGGAGTATACGAATTCACTATCAAATCTATGTACCCCGTAAAGAATAAAGGCGGTAGTACATCTATGCAGTTAGTATTAGAAACTGCTGATAAGAAAACATTTAATCCATGTATTTACTTTATGGATAAAGATGGTTCTATGACTACAATCTCTAACTGGGGAGATACTAAAGGTAAGAAAGTTGATACCTTTGGTAAACAACATTTAGATGCTATTTGTCGTATGGCAGTAGGTAAATCTCTCGTTGAAGTATCTGCATCTGAAGAAAAGAAAACTGTTATTAAGCAATTTACCAAAGATGAAAAGATTCAAGTAGATATGTACATGGATGTAATTGGTAAGAAAGTTACTTTAGGTATCTTAGAAACAAGAGTTAATAAACAAGCTCAAGATGCTACAGGTAAATATGTTCCTATTAATGAAGAACGTATTGAGAATTCTATTTCTAAAATCTTCTCTAATGAAGGTTTTACTAAAGAAGAGTTAGATAAGAAATTAACTACTCCTGTTTTCATTGAAGCTTGGAAAGAGAAGTTTGAAGGTAAGCTTCAAGATAAGTTTAAAGCTGTAGTTGGTGGAGTTGTAAGTGGTTCACCTATAGCTTCAGAAAACAAATTTGAATAGTTAATTTACTTTTAATTAAAGGCTCTTAAATGAGCCTTTATGGAGCTTTAAATGAATGAAGATATTATTCAGTTAGAAGAATTATTAACAAATTTTTATGAGTTTATGTTAAAAGCATCTAACGAAGAACAAAGTGAAATGATTCAAGAATATGCTAAATTAATTTATGCAGATTTTTGTAATTGAAGTACCTCTTAGAGTTCTTGTAGGTAAGAAATGGTTTGCTTGCTCTATGAATAATTATAGAAATGCACATCATCATATTCTAAACCAAGCTAAGATAGAATTTCAAAAACAAGTACAACAACAAATCTTTGCTTTACCTCAAATGGATAAAGTAAAGATTCACTATGAATTCTGGTATCAAGATAAAAGAATTCATGATCTAAATAATTCAATGGCAGTTATAAGTAAGTTCTTTGAAGATAGTCTCACAGGAGCAGGTATTATCAAGGATGATAATTACTTATATATTATTGGTTCAAGTAATAGTTTCGGAGGAATATCAAAAGATAATCCACGATGTACAATTCACATAACAGAGGTAACATGATAGTAAAATTAGAAGATACAAATTACAGTTCAGCAGAAGAGAAAGCAGAATTCATTTTACAAAGTATTCAAGAAACTCTTGAAGAGTGTCTTGAAGTAATTAACTACGCAGAAGAATTAATATTAGAGTCATTGGTTCATTTTTGTAACACAGGTACATTTTTAGGAGAGTAGCATGAAACAAGAAGTAACATTAACAGAACAAGAAGTAAACCAAGCATTGTTAGATTATGCAGAAAAGCATGGTGTTAGATTTGAAGGTATGTCAGCAATAGTTACTGTTGTAGCAGGTAGAGGTGAAAGAGGTGTATATGCAACTATTGCATTAGAACCACAAACAAGTAATATGCCTGTAGTAGATTTATCACAACAAGCTTTTCAAGAAGTAAGATCAATTCAGGATGATATTGATGAAGGTGTACCTGTAGAAGTAGAACTAGAGGATGCTGATATTGACCCTGATACACAGGTATTTGGTTAATATGCAGTTTGTAGATATTCTTAAAGCAACAGCAGTAGTAGTAATAGGTTTTATTATATTATCTGTTGGTGTTGTAATAATTCCTATCATGTTAGGTATAGGAGGAATATGGATTATTGCTCTTATGTTTGGTATGGAAGACGAAGAAGAAGAATCTTCTAAATAAGTTTATATTGAGCTATACATAACACTTTGTATAGCTCAATTAACTTACCTCTCTTATACTCAATCCTCGTACATTCTAGGCTATAATCCAGATACTACAGGTAAGATACCTAGCTTAGAAAATAACTCTTTAGGCATATATGCTGGAGGAGTAATTAAAGCATTTGCTATTGGACTAGCATCAATTGCTGCATATAAAGATGAAGTAGGTATAGCAAATTTATTAAGACTTGTATTCCATATCCAATCAGAAGCACTTAATACATCTTCAAGTATTCCTAATGCTAATAACCTACCTGCATGATTACCAAACATGTGAGCTAATACACCTATAGCTTTAGTACCAAATTTACTAAACATAATTAAACCAATATCATTTCCCCATTGAACTTTATCATTAGTAACTGAATGATATTGAATAAATAAGAATTTAGCTTTATCTATAGCTGATTCATAATCAAATTTAGTACCACTACGTTTAGCTTTCTCTGCTTCCCAAGCAATAAGAGCAAACCTTGATGTAATATCTCCCATTTGAGCTATCTCATTCATTAAGGTATATATCTTAGTACCTTCTGATATTGTTGCTACTTTAAGCGTATCCTTAACTACTTTAGGTAATTTATCAAATAAGTTTCTAGCTCTTTCAGTCTTAGAATATAGCTTGGTTTCATGTTTATCTTTGTGAGCATTCTCTTCTGCTATAGTAGAAGCTAACCCTTCATCATGTAAGAATGCCATTGGGTTATTAGATATAGCTGATTTAAGCTTATTCATCTCATAATCAATAGCTTCAGTTATATATTCTGGATTACCATAAGCATTACTTAAATGTGATAATAAAGCATCAGAATCTCTTCTAAATTGTTGTTCTGCTTTCATAGCTCTAATCTTGTTTTCATAATAGAATGGTATAGGCATACCTTCTAATTTAGCAGTCATAAAGTTACTTGACTCATTAGCTGCTGATACAACACCACTCTTCACTACAATAGTATCTTTAGCAAAAGAGATACCTTCAATCCACATAGATTCCATTGCTGTAATAGTAGCTAGGTTAAATCCTAATCTCTTAACCATATAGTAAATGTGATTACCAATATGTCTTTTCAAATCATCCTCTAATACAGGTTGAATCCAATTAGTTATAGTTTGTTTTCTATAACCAAACACAGTTCTTAATTCCTCTTCTGCCATATAAAAGCCCTTTGCAGTACCAAATTTAGTTTCAAAATAAGCTTTAGTTTCAGTAGGAATCATATTCCATAAGTCTTTGTATTTACCTTCTGAACCAACCCAAAGCATATCGTGTCTTGTTTTATGACCTAACCCTTTCCAGTAGTTATATAACTTATCTACCAACTGTTTATTAAGTTTAATAGCTTCATTTGTATAAGTTATAGCATTCTTCTGAGTAGCTAAATCTTTGAAAGCATTAACCGTTGGTTTAAGATACTTGTCCTTAGTAGCTTTATCCAAGACATATTCATATCTAATAACTTTACCTTGTTGATTAAATATAGCTACCCTTGAAACATTAGAGTTATTCTTTTGTTTGATGTTGTTAGTTGATTTAATACCAGCATCCTTTAGTTTAGCTTTCTCTCTATTCTCTGCTGCTTTAAACCTATCTGTCATAACAAAACCAGAATGAAAGTTACTTGATTCTGAGTTTCTACTTACAAAAGCCATAGCTTTAGAATCATAATCCTGTTGAGTCTTTTCAGTAATTAAATACAACACACCTGGAGTAGTTAAAGAATCATTAGGATCTCTTTCTAAGTTACCAATAATAGTTGCTCCCCAATTCTCTACTAAGAATTTCTCATCTTCTTTAGTACCTAAATGAATAGACCTAAATGGGTTATATGATGTAGGTATCTCACCATCATGAATAGTAAGAGCATGTCCTTCTTCATGAGCTTTTCTTACATTCTCTCTATGTACATTCATTACTTCATTCATTGCTTGTGGTTTATCTTTAAGTAACTTAACTACTTCATTTACTTGGTTCACATCTTGTAAACCAATAGCATACAATCTACTTAATTTAGTCACTAAATCTAATTCTTTTTGATACTTATCTTGAGGAATATTCCTTCCTTGTTTAGCTACTAAAGCAGCATTATGTTTACCCAAACCAGTTTCTGTATATTTACCTAACACCATCATACTAGCTAGATTGTTAGTATCACTAACTAACTTAGGTATTTGTGATTCTAAAGTCTTAATCTCTAGGTTTAATTCAGATTTATCCTCTAATAACTTAATAAAATTAGTTGGATAGTTATCTCTTACAGAGAATAATTCACCTGACAATACAACATTTTTAAATGCTGTATCTTGTAAATCACTAAGTACACCTACTTTCTTTTGATACTCTTGTACATCTTTAGCTGTAGCTGTATTACGTTCACCTTCAATAGTACCTTGATTAAGAATTGCATTCTCTAAAGGTTTATTAGCTTCCGTAGTTCCTTTAATGTCATTAACAGTATCCAATAACATATTTCTAGTTGGTTCATGTTTAATGAGTTTAAGAGTTTCTCTTATTACTTTATTGGTTTCAAATCCTCCAATAGATGGAAGAGTATCAGCATACTTACCAAGTGAATCAATAATCTGAATTTTAGATCCTCTACCTTTAGCTACAAACTTAAGTACACCTAACCCTACATCCTTAGCTTTTTCAGATATAAAAGTATCTCCTCTATCTACTATAGGAACTGTCGTATTTAAGTAACCTGTTTTACCATTAGCAGCTAAAATAAATCTTACATTCTTATCAAAAATAATTAATGGATCTAAAGAATTTTTACCTTTAGCTAATCTAATAAATGAATCTAATACTTTCTTAAGAACATTAGATATTACTTCAATCCAAGTAGCTTCTCTTATTTCATCACTTACTGTAGATGCACTTACCTCAGTTACTTTTAATTGTCTTGGTTTAAGCTTTGTAAGTAATTCTCTAAATTCTTTATTAGTTGAACCAAATGCTAAGAATTCTTGAATACCTCTATTATATTTAACAACCATTGGTTTACCAGTAGTTGTATTATGAACAGTTACATCAATAAAGTCTTTATTATTAAATACATAACCATCCCACTTGTCTAAAGATTTATCTTCTGGATGTCTTGCTTTGTATTTATTAAATTCATGCTCTAGTTTATAGAACAGTGTATCAACTATATTTCTAATATGCTTGTTATCATATAGTCCATAAGCAGCCCATTGAACTACATGCACAAATTCATGAGCAAATACTTCTTGTGCAGACATCTGAAACTTATCTAAATCCTTAGACATTGCTTGACCTAAGTTAATAGCTACTTTCTTTAACTCAGCAGAATACTGTCCATAGTTATATGTAGCTTTACTAAACAAAAGTAATTCAGTTTGTTCTACTACTGGAGCTATTACTTGAGATACAAAGTTTCTTAAGAATGTATTATGTGTTTCATCTTCACCTTTAGGCATAGCATCAAACTCAGATACTATATTCTCAGCAGTAACATCTTTAATTAAGTCTGCTTTTTCTGTAAGTAAATCTTTAGCATTAGGTGTTGAACCAAGAAGTTTATTATTTTCATTGGTTTGAGTTGCTGTAGGTTTTACTTCTTCTTTATTCCATTTACCAATTACTTGACCTTCAGAAGTTATCTCAGAATACTTATATCCTTTATGTAATAAGTTATTTCTAAGGCGTAACTCACCTTCATTATATTCACTTGATGTAACATACTTTTCGTTGTCAGTAAGTAGTGTAGCTCCTGCTTCTAATGCTTTAATAGCTTCTTTAATAGTCTTGGTTTGTTGTGCTTTCCTTACTTCAGCATTACCTCGTTTACCAGGAACAGAAACAAAGATAATATCATCAGAAGTATATACACCTGTATTAGCTTTATCTCCAGCTTGTTTAGCATACTCTCCTGTTGAACTATTATTAATACCTTCAGCAAATCCAATAAACTTATTAGCTAATTTACCTTTAATGGTAGCTTTATTATCTACTGCTTGTATTGGAGTAATGACTAAATGAGGTACTTCTTCTTTATTGGTTTCACTTGGTTTAGTTTTAGTTTCTTGTTTGGAAGTACCTTCAACATACTCTGTAAAAGGAGTTTCACCAGCAAACACAGTTAATTTTTTAGATGCTCTACTCATAGCTACATAAGCAAGGCTTTGTTTAAGTGTTGTTACTTGCCTATCTTTATTCATAATAGCTACGTCTTTATCACCTAAAAATGAAGCATCAAAGAATACATTTTCCATTGTTATTCCTTGGGATTTATGAATAGTTACTGCATATCCGTAATCAATACCTTTAGGAAAAGTAATATCTTTTTTTACTCTAGGTGAAGCAACTACAGAATTATTCTTGAGTAATTCCATTCTTTCTGTTTTAGGGTTATAAATATAATCATCCCCTAAAGCTATGCCTGCTAAAACTTGTGTTAATTTTTTTAAAGAATTTTTATACTGCGTAAATCCACTACTTGTATACGGCGTTTTATAAAAAGAATCACTTAAATCATATATTTTTTTAAAAATATCGCTTATGTATGTATTATTAGCAACATAATTTTTATTTTCCCCCTCGATATTAAGAGAATCTGTATCGGATAGTTGTAAGTAAATTGCTGAAGCATCAGCATCTACAGACATTTCTGATTCATTTATTTTATTTAATTTAGGTGATGTAGCATCCAAGACTACGCCCTGTATTCCAGAAATATGTTTAATACTATCAAGTTTATATGCTAATGAATTAGCGATATGCTGTCCTTCAATTGTTTTATTTCCGTATCCTGCATATCCTACAACTGTTTCACCTTCTTGAGTAAAAGCTGATTTATCTTTTAATGTTTCTTTTCTAATAAATTTATTTAACTGAGCTACTCCAGTATTTGTAAATGTTACTGCTATAGTCTCTGTAGGATTTCTTTTATATGCTTCAACAAATGCTATAAAGAAATCTCTTTTTATAGGTAAAAACTCTATATTTTCTTTAGAAGCATTTGGTTTGGGTTTATATAAATTATCTGTTACAGAAGCTCTCATTTTACCTAAAATAGATAAAAGTAAATTTTCCTTTTGTCTGTATACTTTAGTTAAATTTGATACATTAAACTCTCTAAAAGCTTTAGATACTTGAGTTTGCTTCTCTCTTGAATTTTCTTTAACTTCTGGAAGTTGTTTTTCATCACCTATTAAAATGACTTTCTTAACATTCATTTGCATAGGTTTTTGCATTGCTTTAATTAAACCATCTATTTCATCATTTTCAACCATAGACGATTCATCAACAACAAGCACACTATTATTATCTCCCATTTTCTTTGTAAATAACCATACAGGAGTTTTTCCAGAAGTGTTTAAATACCAACTAGATTTAACTGTTAGTGGATATTCTGTACCACCAGTATTAGCTATAGCAACGGCTAATTGTGCTGTAGCTGCATGTGTAGGAGCTGCATATTTGAAAGGGGGTTCATACTTATTAGCTTTACGCATATATTGTTCTAAATACCCGATAATGCTTGTTTTACCTGTTCCTGCTGCTCCACTTACAGTATGTATAAAGGTTTTAGGATCACTAGATATAAAATCTGAGTTAAGAAAATCAATTAATTCTCGTAAGACTATTTTTTGTTCTTTACCTAAAGCAAATGCTGTATCAATAGAAACATCTTTGTATATAAATACTTTAGATGTTTCATCGTTAAATGCTTCTTCATCTTCCTTAGCTTTACGCTCTGCTTCATCCTTAGCATCTTGTATTTCTTTAGCTGCTTTAGCCTTAGCTGCTTCTCTAACAGCTCTATTTGCTTCTATTTGAGCTTCTGAGTCAGCAATATCTTTAACATCTTGACTTCCATCAGTACCACCATACTGTTTAACACCTGTTGGAGGAATATTCTTAAATATTTGTTCATCTCTTTGAGTTTTTAATTCAGCACTTACAGCCTTAAGATATTCTACATATTGATCTAAATTTTCAAATTGTGGAGTAAATACTTTATCTGTTAAGTCATAGAATCTTTGCATTTTAAACATACCCTTATCAGGATTTGTTGTATTAACAAGTTCAATATTTATTGTTTCTAAAATATCTTCATTAGATTCAAGATACTTCATTACTCTGTTTATTGAATCAACTGCTCCTTTAAATACGTCAGTATTTCTAAGATGCTTATTAAGAGATTGGTTCATAAAAGCAGATCCAGATACAGCTTGAGCTATATTAAATATCCAAGCATCATGAACACCTAAACCAGTAAACTCTGAGGACATTGTATCTACTATTACCTCTGAATCTTTGTTATGTATGTGCATAATAGCTACACCTACACCAAGAGAATCTAATACTAATCCTACAGCATGTCCTGATGCTGATTTAGGTAGTTTTATGTTATAGTAACCTAAGTTACCTTCTCTATCTAAAATCGTATAATCAATCATTACTCCTTCAGGATGATTGAAATTTACTTGAGTACCATAGTTATCTCTTTGAATAGAACTCTTAGAAGAATCCCATAACTGTACATGATGTTCTAGTCCTGTAGCATCTGAAGTAGGAGCTAAAGGTTGAATAGCTTTTAACTTCTCTAAGATATTATCAAATTCTACTTCTGAAGGTTCTCTTTTATACTTCTTTGAAAATGCTGTTAATTCCTTTTTCAAACCAAGTTTAAATACTTCACCCACAATATAATAAGCATCATTAAGTATCTTTCTATTAGCAATAGTAGCACCAAAGAAAGCATCAATAGCTGCTGTAATTTCAGGTTTATATAATCTACTTACTGTCTCTACAATAGTTTTATTATCTTGGTTTGTAAGCTTAAAATTAAGCATATTGCTTGCAGTAAGAGGTACTAATACATTCTCTCTTGAACTTTCACTAACTTTTTTAAGTTTACCATCTTCAACAATATTACCTAAAAGGGGTTTACCTAAGATAGTTTCAATTTTATTAATTAAACTTCTTACAGCTTCCCTATCTACCTTTTCTTCTGAAGCTTTAGCTTCATTATATAATTTAGCTAATTGTTCATAAAAAGCTGTTACTACATCATCACCTTTAGAATTTGCTAGTTTAGTAGCAGACTTACCAAACATAGTAAGTAATAATAATGGTTTAGAGAAGTTTCTTCCTGCTTTAGTAATAACACTTTTAACTTCATTACCTATTTCATCTATAGAAGGTTGTGTAACTAATTCTCCAGTTAAATCTTTAATAGCTTGAAACTTAGCTTTAGAATTACTGCCTAATCTATCGTGTAAAGCATTCTCAGAAATATTCTCTAACTCATCAAAAAATGTTCTCGTAATTTTTTTATAGTTATCTAAATTAGTAATTCCCTCTGCATTAACTTCTCTTTCCCATTGTGCATAAGTCATGTTAGGATCTTCAAATAATCCTGCTGCTGATAACACATCTTTATAAACATCAAAATTATTAACACCTGAAAGAAGAACTAAACCAATTAATACTCCGTTAGTAATACCATCGACTTCTCTTCCAATATACGAAGTAAACTCTTTATCTGGTGAGTATTGTGCTAATGCCATTAATCCTGCTAATGAATGCGTTTTCTCTCCCCCTTCTTGAGCAGCAGCAATAATTACTTGTTTATCTAATTCTTTAGTTTCTTCCCAAGTTTTGATTGCTTGTATAGCATCAGCATACTTGGTTTCTAATTCTATATATGCTTCTTCAATTTCTTGAATGTTTAAAAATGACTTAGCTGCTTTACCAAATGCTTCTAATACAGCTAATTTGAATTCAACTCTAAGAACATCATCTTTAGCTTTAACCTTTACTATTTGAGATTTAGGTGCAGATAAATTTCTTACTTCTTTATTGTTTTGTGGATGTCCTACTGATGAACCTCCAACTCTACCTTGTTTCCAGTAAGTAGATAAATGGTAAATACTGTGTTCTGGATCACTTGAACCAAGTTTATTTAGTGTTTCAAAGTCTTCGTAATTATTTTCAAATGAACGTAATTTACCTTCAAAAGATTTAGCTGTATGTTGTTGTTGAGGTAACTTCCAGTCTTTACCCATAACAATATCTTTAATAGCATCTTTACCTAAAGCTACAGCTAAAGCATTAACAGGTATATTCATTGTATGTGCTTGCTGAATATACTTAGTAAGATTTTTAACTCTTCTATTTGCAATTACTTGGTTTGAGTGTAATGCTCTAGGTTTTTCACCTGTTTCTTTATTACCCCCAAGATAAGTATAAATATCATCTTCAGTTGGTTCAAATAATCTAGGTAATTCTTTTGAGTATTCAATATCAAATAATTTATTTACTTCTTTAACACCCGCTTTAATAGTATCTAATTTCTTCTTAATATCCTCCCTAATTTCATGAACACCATCTTTCATTTCATTAGCAATACGAATAAATACAACAGACTCTTTCTGAGTATCAGCAGGTAATTTTGGATTAACATATTTCCAATTAAGTAAATTATTAAACTTAAATGAATTAAATGTAGTTGTTTCTATTGCTCCAGATACTTCTACATATCCTAAATTGACCATTGTGTTTACAGCATGTAAACCTAAAGCTAATTTTAATTTAGCTATTTCAGCCTCTGAATATGTATCACTTGGTTTAAATTTTAAATTAGCAAATGCTGTATTTCCTATAGCATTAGCAATAACAGTTCTTACACTACCTTTAGTTGCTAATTCATTTACTATTAAAGGCTCAAGTGTATCTTCTTCTTTCATACCTACAATTGCTTTAGCATCTTTAGGAAAGTTATATAATGTATCTCTTCCTTTAGATAACATCCAATCCATACTAGCTACAAATATAGCTGATACAATATTTGGTTCTACTTCATGCTTATCATTAGTAAACATATATAAAGGATCTACTTTATCATTTACTTCAAATTTGAATGTATATTGAAATGCTTTTTGAAATCTAGCTTCTTCATTCCTTAGTTGTATAAATGCTCTTTCACCTTCTTTAGTTTTAACAACATCTCTAAAGTATTCAGGAATATTAAAAAGATTTTTAAATAGATTAGGATACTTGTTATAAAGAGATTTGTTTTCTATCGATTCTGGTTTAAACATTCTAAGAATCATATTATGAATAGGTAAGTTTGCTTTCTTTATAGGTTTCCTTTCGCCATCAACAACTTTAAATTGTTGTATCCCATTTATAAATACATTCCTAAAAGAATGAAACTTTTGAGTAAACTTATGTTTAGTTTTATTTGTAGAATCTTCTAAAATTAAACTATATGGTTTAATCTCTTTAAGCTTTTCTTGAACCATAGGTCTATTTAACCTATCTTGAATATTTTTAGGTAACTTATCTGTTTTACCTTTTAAAGCTTTTTGAATGTATTCAATAGCTTTAGGCATATCTAACGTGTCATCGAACTTAACTAGATTTTGAACCAAGGTATTTATTTTAACTAGGTTCTCATCATCATATCTAGGAAAGGATTCTGAGTTTACAACGTAATGTTCTGTCTTAGCTGTAGGTTGAAAGAATTCTTCTTGTTGTTGCATTTCTGCATCATATCTTTCTTGCCATATACGATTTAATTTATCTTCTAAAGACTCATCAGAATCCTCCAAATCTTCGATTACAGGAGTTTTATCTTCTGAGGTAATAACTTCTTCAGGTTTAGTTGTTTCATTGCTTGTAGAGGATTCTACATCTACCGTAGACTCTAAATTATCATCTATATTTTCTGGAATATTAGTATCATCAAACGGAGCAAACTCAGGTTCATTAGTTATTTGTTGTTTTTGAAAATCAGCAATATCAGCATTAAGTTCTTTAAGCTTAATTTCACCTGTATCAATAAAAGACTTCATAAACTCTTCTGTAAGAGCAGTATCTTTTAATATAGTATTTACATGATTTGAAATATTTTTAAGTCTTGTAGTTTTTACTTGTTGTGCTTTAGTAGTAACACCAGGAACTTTTTTAACTAAACCTTTACCTGATTGTGTAGGAGTTACTTGTGTTGTAATACCAAAATGAGTATTAACTTCATTCTGCATATTGGTTAAAGCATCTACCATTATTTTAGATTCATCATTTAACTGTTCAGCTAATTTTACTGAACCAGTTGTAAATGATAATCCTTCATTACTTGTAAAGGGATTTTTACCTTTAAGCTGTTCTACTAAATTAGCTTTCTCTTCTTCATTAGTAGTCGTAGATAGTTTAGTGAATAACTTAGCCCTATTAGCATCATAAGATACCCATTTAGATAATTTATTTACCTTGGCTTGAATGAACTCTTTACTAGCATTATTAGCTAAAGCTAAGTGAATTAAACCAACATGATCTTTATAACTAGGTAACTTACCACCACCTACCAATTTATCATTAGCTACTTCTTCTGTAGATTTACCTTTTAAGTATTTAGTTTCATGCTCTTTTAAAGCAGTAACTAATTCATTATTAGATTTAACAAATTCTGGAGATAACTTACTTGTATCACCTTCAATCATTGTTGAACCAAATATAGGTAATATCTTTCTATGTATCTCTTCTAATGAATCACTTGGTTCAATAGTAATAGTACCTTTATTAGTAACTAAACCATTAATAGTATTTAATGCTTGTTTAACTGTTCTTTCAGTAGTGTCAGTAATATCTACTTTATCTGAATATACTTTAGAGATAGTTTTTGTTAATGCTGATATAGCAGTATCTTTATCTTTTGGGTTAGTTAAGTTAGCAGATAATCTAAGTAAAGGTTCATTAAGATCTCCTTTATATTCTCCTCTCATAACAGCAGAGAATGTTTCAGATGCTCTAGGTTCTAAGTTCTTAGTTTCAATACCAGTAGTAGCTAATACATAAGGATCATTAACTGAATCACTATCTGCATATTCTTTTTGTTTAGCTATAGAAATATCTTTAAGAATATTTAATGTATCTTTATCTTTAGTTCTACCAATATCATTAAATATTGAACCAGTATTAGTTGATGTAGAATCTGTAGAATTACTAACAAGATCAGCTTCAATATCTTCTATTGTATTAGCTGGATCACTAATCATACTTTTAAAGGCAGCTTGTTTTGCCCAGTGTTGTAATGTTATCTCTGCATTAACTTGTCTGTAGATTGCGTCATGTTCAGGTGAATTATAACCATCTCTAGCTTTACCAATAGCAGTAGCCATTTGAATCTTTTCAGGTAAAGTACCATCATGAGAATAATTTTTAATACCTTGGTTTATAATTTCCTGTCTATTGTCATCTGTAATAGTTTCAACCTTAACTTTGTATTCATCTATATTAGGTTTAGAAAGTACTAAATCTTCTATTTTAGAGGGTGTAACTTGTTTACCCTCATCAACCTTTGCCTTAGCTTCTTTTTGAGCTGTAGCAGTCTCTGAAGGAGACATTTTAGATGTCTCTTGTTTAAGTACAGTTTGAACCAAGGGATCATTAATAGTATCTGAATCTTGATACTTAGTAGCAAAGGTATCACTTACCTTTACAAGAGAATCTACTGTAGCTTTATCTGGTTTAGATACTAGAGTATTTACTTTAGCTGAAATATTCTCTATTGCTTTATCTTGTTCTTCTGGTTTAATGGTAGATACATCTAATGCTTGTAACTCATCTTCAGCCTGTATTTGGGTATTAAATTCTGTTTGTTTAGCTTTAAATTCAGATGATAAAGAAGTTTCATCAATACTACTAACCATAGTATTAACTTGGTTTTGTACTTCTTTTCTATCCTTAAGAGAAGCATCAGTAGGGAGTTCATTAATTGATTCTTCTACTGTTTGTTGTTTTACTACAGGATCCACTTCATTCTTTATTTGGTTTACTTTATCTGTAAATACTCCAACAGAAGGGTGCAAATCTTCGTTTGTAGAGGTGTTTACATCTTCAGTAAGTGTTTGTGTGTCTTCAGGTGTTTTACGAGCTTGTAGAGCATTTATAGCACTATGAGGAATTGCCATACCTCCACCAGTTGCCATACCAGCAGCAGTACCTAATACAGTTTCTGAACCAATACCTTTAAAGATGTCTTTTTCACCTTCAGCAATATTAGTATTTATGGTTTCTAAAGCTGTTTGTTGAGCTTCTTCTGCACCTTCAGATAGAATTGATTTAACTATACCTGTTTTACCTACTGCACCTCTAGTAGCAATATTTGTAGCTATATCACCTAAAGCAGTATTCATACCCATATTAATAACACCAGTACCTAAACCAGCTAATAGTGCATTAGGAGCATATTGGTCTTGTGTTCTACCATGTAAATCAGCAGTATCAGCTATTGCACCAGCAGATTGTAATCCTTCGGTTACTGCACCAGCACCAAGTATTTTTAAGCTATCTTTTGAAGTATTTCTTAAAGCATTTTCCAATGTCTTTTTAGCTAAGTTTTTACTTACTGCTTGAGTAACACCCATACCTCCAAGCATTAGTGGTAAAGATTCTGATACAGCACTAGTTAATAAATGTGCTGGATTATTAACTAAGAATTCAAAAGTATTTTTAGCTGCATCCCATTCACCATCAGATTTAGAAATAACATTCTGCATTTCTGCTTCTTTCTTAATCCATTCTTTTGAATGTAAAACTTCATCTAATGTAGTTTTAGTTCTTAATGGGTCATACCCAACTTCTTGTAACTGATCTGTTATTGACGGAGCTTCATTAATAGCTCTATCATAATCAGAACCTTTATCAGCTAAAGCTGTTAAACCTTTCTTAACTCCGTATTGAGCTAAATCAGCCATACCAACAAGTCCTTGACCTGCAAGTACAGTAGCACCAGTACCAAAACTAGCTAAAGCATCTTTAGCATGATCTATAATATTATTATCTTGATTTACTTTAGCAAAATTATAAGGTGTGTTATATGCTGAGTTAATTTCAGGAGTATTCATAGAATCAATAACAGAAGTATTCTCATTAGATAATTTCATATCACCTAATGGTCTACCAAACTTATCTCTTTCACCTAAAGCAAAGTCTAATCCAGTTTTACCTTCATTAACTTGTTTAAGCTTATCTGCTAATAATTGTTTACCAGCAACACCTCTATCATACACATCTTGGTTTGTAGCGGGATTAAACCATCCATGAGTCCACTCATTATCAATAACATCTCTTTGCTTCTGTAATCTAGCAGCTACTTCAGGGTCATTCTCATTACCATGTGAAGTTTCAAAAGCATTAAATGATTCACCAAAGTTATTACTTTTAAGTCTTACATCTACTGGTTTAACAAAAGGATCATAAGCCTTATCAGCTACACTAGGATTGATTCTTACTGTATCAGCATCTAATGCTTGTACTTCTCTATCCTTTAAATTAGCTGAACTGAAACCAAGTTCATTTCTTTTATTAAATACACTATCTAATAAACTTAATTTCTTTTGTTGTATTAAAGGTGTAGCTGTATCTTCAAAAGAATTGTTATTGAAAGTTGTATTATTATTAAACGTAGTAGACATTATTTTCCTTAGTTACCTGTTAATTGTCTAATAAACTCTTGAGCATCAAAATCTGTTTTTCCTTTATACCATTGACTTGATGCTGCTTTAGCTTTATTAGCTGCGTTAATTACATCTGCTTTTTTATATCTTGGATCAACTAATGCTTGACCTACAATATTTGTTGCTTCGTTTGTCGCATATTCATTATCACCAAACCAAGGAGATAAATTACCTACAATATCTTTAGCTTTAGAATATCCTGTCATTTTATCATCAGAAGCATTCTCTCTTGCTTGTTGTTTAGCTTCCCATAAATCCTGTTGATTATTACCTTTTACTTGAGCTAAAGCAAGTTGTTCTGCAAAACCTAATTTACCAGACTCTTTATCTTGAGTAGCAGCAAACACAGGAATAGCATGAGTATTTCCTGCATTTAACATACTCATTAATGCTTGACCTCTGTCAATAGAATATTTTGGTTTCAATTGATCTTGTGGAGCTTCATAAGCATTACCTTGAGCATCTTGAGCATAGTATTTACCATCTTGACCTTGATGAACATCTAAACCATTATGCGTATATCCACTGATGGATTGTGCATCTTGCATAGCCCTACCTGCACCTTGAAGATTAGCTATTAAGTCTTTTTTCTCTTGCTCCTTTTGAAATATTGGATTAGCTTTTTGTACTTCTATTTCTGCTGCTCTTCTTTGTTCCCAAGCATCTAAAGGAGTAATTGCTTGTTGTTGAGTATTCCATCTATTAAAGATAGAATCTTGTTCTTCCCTTACTAGAGCATTATTTCTTCTAGTAGTTTCTTCATTCATTGCTTGAAATTGTTGTGGTGTCATTTTAGTACCTTCTTAAGAATTCAGGTCTTGATTCCATTTGTGTAAAATCAATATTAGATGTTGTTGGATTACCTGTATTGTATTGTATTCCTCCAACATTAGCAGTAATTCTTGATGGATGAGCTATAGCGTCATTTCTTTTAAACCATTCAGAATTTCTATCTACTTTACCATTAATGGTTGTTCTTCCAGGAGACATATCATCATACTTAATTCCCGATGTGTTAGGTACTGTACCTGTTTTAGAATACATAGGAACACCATTAGCACCTTGCTGTACTTGCACACCTTCAACACCTGTAGCCTGAATAGGTTCACCTAAGACATTTGTTTTAGGTTGTTCTACAGAACTCATATTTTGTGTAGGTTGTCTCTGTTGTAATAAAGAATTTATTTCTGCATTAGGCAATCCAGTATTTTTAAACGGAGATGTTTGATTTACAGGCGATGTAGCTGAAGTAGGTATTTGTGTAGGTATAACACTACCTATTTGTTGTGTTGAATCATTATACCCAAATCCTGCTAAATCGATACCTCCAGCAATACCTTGTTGAATTGCTTGATTTGCTTTAGCCATGTAAGGATATTCATTTACAGTAGTTGCAGTTTGTCTTAATCCACCAGCAAAATTACCTATTGCAGAACCTAATTTAGTATTACCAAAATCTGAACTATTCCAAGCACTAGCAATACCATCTGAAGCTATATTAGCTAAGTGTTTTGGTAATGTACTTGGATTTTGAATACCTTGAGATAACTCAGATAATATAGGTTGTTTAAAGTTATTTTGTTCCTTATTAGTGTAATCATTTATCAAAGATTCTGTGTTGTTATTGCCTAAAATATTTGATGAAGCTATAAACGAAGGAGCTAACATTGCTCCACCTTTAATAGCATTAATAGGTAACTTACCTCTTATAACTTCTGATACACCAGGCTTACCATTAACAATCTTAGAACCAATATTAGATAATATATTTGGTTTAGCTTGTGTAGGTTGTATGTCAACCATACCAGGTGTAGCAATAGAAGCTGGTTGTGCTGGATTAGATAATTTAATTGATGGTGTATTTCTTAAAGGTACAGAACTTCCAGAAATTTTTGTTGTAGGTGATGCACCGTTAGGTGTAAAACTTTTTAACACGTCTTCTGTATTTCTAACTATTGGTTGTTCATAAGGAATACTAGATTTTGTATTATTTAATTTTGCAAATTCTTCTTTAAGAGCTAAATCTTGTAAAGGTCTTGAAGTACCTCCATAAGAATCTAATTGAGAGGTTAATTCTCTTGGGTAACTAAAAGGTTCTCTTGTTATTTTGCGTTTCTTACCTGCCATAAGTAATTCCTTAATTATATTTGATTAGTTACTAGAATTGATGCAGCATCAGATTCTATATTCTTTCGTGTATTTATTACTTCTGCTAGTCTATATTGATTAGATAAGAATCTTGGATTCTTAGAAGTATCTACTGGTTTAGAAGGAATATATCTATTAACAGCTACATTTACAGCTACTGTAACATCATCTTTAAACTTAGTAAAAGTCTTAGTTCTTTCTTTAAATTCTTCTTCTGACTCTGTATCTTTTTGTGTACTAGAAATAAAATTATCTAAGTAAGCAGTAAGAGTATATTCTCTCTTTGTTTTATCAATCCATGTATCGTCAGTACCTACCTGAAAAGGATCTAATTGCTCATCTGTTAAGGCTGCTACAATGCCTATATTAAGACTATCGTACATAACCCTATCAATCATATTTTTACCATAAAGAAGACCTCTAAAATCAGTTGTACGGATGTTATGATTCCATAAAGGAATTACCATACCTGTAAGATTTAACTCTTCAGAAGGTATAATACTATTTATTGATGTCTCTTTAGTAACATCATCTTTCATTGGTTTAACTGTCGAGTACACTATGTCTTTTTTACTCTGATAATTACCTTCTAATGGTTCTTCATAAGTATCAACTAAATACTGAATATCCTTTTCAGCTTTAATAGGATAACCATAATTAAGAGTATTCTTAATATATAAACCATGTATAGTTAATTTAAGGATTGTTCCTTTACCTGTTTGTACTTTTAATTCTACTGTACTGGTTTCTAAATTAATAGGTGAACCATGTAACCCAAAGTTATATCCAAATAAACCACTAAGAGATTGACTAACTATTCTTGTATTATTTGCGTAAGGAACATTTAATGTTTCTCCTGGAGTACATAGAATAGTTGCATTACCTACCCTTCCTTTAAGTCTCCCTTCTACTTCTAATTCTTCACCAACAATTTCTTTTTCAATATAAGAATAACTGATAAGTGTTTCTACTACTTTATTTCTAATACTTACTCTATTTTCTAATAGATAAGGTACAGAGGTATTCAAATAGTTTATACCAATAGATTCTTTATAAGATTCAAAATCATCTTTACCTATTGTAGGTAATGAGTTAAAGAACTCAGCTAAATACCAAATAGAAGAATATTCTACTGTAGCTAAAGAAATACCTTGGTGAAAATACATAGTAGATATGTAAGAAGATAAAGGTAACTTAGATGTACCATACTGTGTTTGTGTAATAACTTCTTCTAAACCAACTTCATCTATTTTATCTGATAAATTATACATACTTACATATAGATGTCTTAATAACTCTTCATAAGATAGATTTATTGGATCATCTCTTAGTTCATTAATATGTGTTGTATTGTTCTGTCTTATAGGAATAATAGAACCATATTCTTTATCAAGTAATTGTTCTTCTAAACTTAAAAGTAGTGAAGGACAATCTTTAGATGTTAAGTATATTGGTGAACTCCATCCCGTAGCACCAACCATTTCACATGTAACTAAATAATCTTCCTTTGGTTCAACATATATTTCTTCTTCTATATTAGTTATTTGTGATGTAAAACTTGTTTCATGTTTTTGATATTTAATTTTTATAATAGAAGAGTCTTTAGCATTAATACTTAAGCCATCAAAACCTAAGTAACCTTCACTAAAATAAGGTGAAGTCCAATTATCGTTATATCCCTCTTCTGTATATGTACTCCAGAAAACTACATGCCCATACTTCTCTAAAGTGTGTTTGGCTACATAAAATGTTGGATAATGTTTTGTTATTATAACTCCAGTAATCTTTATATTTAATGGATAGGACATCCATAACATGTGTGTAGCTACGTTAGCTTCTGCAATACTTTGATGATTACCTAAAATATTTGATGTACATCTAAATAAGCAATATTTTTCCCAATGTAAATCTTCTACTTCTTTTTCTTTTTTATGAAGTAAATCTTGTTGAACTACTATTGCTGCTTTAATAGGTAATTCATCTAAATACTGATTTAAACAATTAGCTTGAGTAATCTCAATAGATAAATTATTTATCTTGGTTTGAATAGCTTTAACTTCAGACTCTTTTACATCTATTTTATCTTGTATTACTTTATTTTCAGCAGCAATCCTGATTGGATCAAAATCAGGTAAACCGTATGCAGCAATATAAGGTGCTACTTTTTGTAATTTAAGTAATACATCATTTTGTTTGTTTCTTATGTACTCTTTACATTCTTTTAATAAAGTAGTTCCATCAATACCTGTATAGCTAAAATAAGATTTACAATTACCAAAAGGAAAAGGAGTCATAGACTCCCTTTCTTGTGTTAATAATTTATGATGTATATCTACTTTATAACTATATTGATTAGCTTGAGCATGAAGAAGAGAATCTATGTAATCAAAACCAAAATTATTATTTAATAAAGCGTCTTGGTTAAAATCTCTTACATTATTACATAAATTTATTCCAGTAATTTTTGTAAAAGGATATTCTTCTTCATTATATGCCATTTATTTAACAACCATTTTCCGTATTATTTTTTTGTTGTGCAAGTTGCTCTACTCTAGTAGCATGTGCTTGTAATGATCCATCAGAGAAAGCAGAACCTATGGAAGGGTCATGGCTTATTGCAGTAGCATGGTCAGAAACCATGTGTCCTAAAGCTTCTGCTGCCCATCTTGCTCTCTCTGGTCCGATTAAAGCATCTGTATGTTTAGCACTAGCTCTTTGATTCCATGCTTGAGCTTTAATTAAACATATTTCTGCTGGCATCTTTTTAACTTCTTCTTTCTTAATAGCTAATTCTTCAGTAGCAATCTCTACTTGTTTATCTAAGTTGTTACCTTCTTTAACTAAATTATCTCCTTGAATAGTTAATAACCTTAATTGCTCTTCTAAGTTAGCATTCTCTCTTAATAAATTAACAATCTTAGCATCCATTAATTCAGATTCTTTAGGTATCAAAGAAGTCTTACCAACAACATTAGCAGTCTCAGCATCAAGCTTAGCACCTTCTTTAGGAATGTTAAGTGCTTCAGCAATTCTATTAAGTTTCTCTTGAACTACAAGTAAGTAATCCCCAACTAACTTATCATATTGACCATCTAATACTTTACCTTCTTTGTATACATTAGGAAGTTTAGCATCAAGAATTAAACCTTCTTTAGGAACAATCAATGTTTCAGCATTTGTCTTATTAGTATCAGCAGAAATATTAATAATATCTGCATCTGTTTTAAGAGCATCTTTTAACAATTTGTATATTTGAGCTTCAAGTAAATCACCTTCAACAGGTATATTAATCAATTTAGCATTTAATGTTTCTACTTCAGCAGTAGATTTTAAAACTTCTTGAATTGCATTTAATACGTTTTGTTGTTTAACTAAAATATCTTGAGTTGCTTCCTCTATTTGTTTTTCAGTAAGAGTAATATCCGAGGTAATTTTTAATACTTGACCATCAAGTAAGTCTCCTTCCTTACTAATATTAGGTAACTTAGCGTTTAAGGTAGCTACTTCAGCTATAGAACTTAGAACATTTTGTTGTTTAACCAATACTTCTTGTTGAGCTATAGCTATTTCAGAATCCATCTTAATAACTTCTTTATCAGTTCTACTGGCTTGAGCTGATGTAAGTAGAATTTTAGAATCTGTTTCAGATACTTGAGCAGTAATTAACTCACCTTGTTTAGCTAAATTTATAACCTCTGCTTGTGATTTTAATACCTCTTGAGCTGCATTAAGAACATTTTGTTGTTTCAACAATATATCTTGTGTAGCAACTTCTATTTGTTTTGTAGTTAAAGTATTGTCTGATTCAAGCTTAATAACTTGAGAATCAAGCAATGTACCTTCTTTAACTATGTTAGGTAATTTAGCATTAAGTGTAGCTACCTCTGCAATTGAAGATAATACTTCTTGTTGTTTAACTAATACTTCCTGTACTGCTAAAGCAATTTCTGAATCTGCTTTAATAACATTTTTATCTGCAAGTTCTGCTTGTGCAGAAGTTAATAATACTTTTGAATCTGATTCACTAATTTGAGATGTAATTAACTCTCCTTGTTTACCAAGATTGACTACTTCAGCCTGTGATTTAAGTACATCCTGTACTGCATTAAGAACTTGTTGATCTAACAATTGTCCTTGTTTTGGTATTAACTTAACATCTTCGCTTATCTTAGTTATTTGTGCAGATACTTCATCTGTTTGTACACCAACTAAAGTAGTTTCATTAGAAAGTTTTTGAATTTCTAAAGGTAATTTTTGGTTAAACTCTACAGTCTTAAATTCTAACTCTTTTTCAGATAGTAATACTTGAGACTCTTTAAGTTTTATTTCTGCTTTAGTAAGTTCTACTTGTTCTATTTTATATTGAGTATCAGCTTGAGAAGCAATAATCTGTTCTTCTTTGATTAACAACTCAGCATCTAAAATTAACCCTTCTTTAGGTACATTTTTAGTTTCTTCAATAACTTGATCCTTTTGAGCAATAGTTAAGGCTATCTTGGCTTGAGAATCTTCTAATTGAGAGTCTAATATCAAACCTTGTTTTGGTATGTTAAGAGCTTCTAAACCAAGGTTAATTAATTCTTGGTTTGATAGTGCTATCTTTGCTCCTACTTCTTCTACTTGTGCTGCTAAGAGTTCTCTCTGGTCTGTACCTAATATTAACTGAACTACTTGTTGTAAAGATGACTCAATAGCTTGAGCATATACAGCAGCATAATCAGCTCCTTTGAGTCTATTCTTTTCAAATTCAATAACTAATTTATCGTTGATACTCCCCATTATAGGGTCAAATAAATTAGCTACCTCTGAGAATGCTACTGACATATTAATTCCTTATGGAAGTGTTGCTCTAATTGTTTTTACTGTTGTTGCTTCAATAACATTTAATAATGTTTTTACATGATTTGTATGTACTAGAGATGTTCCTGTAGCAATAACTAATTCATGTAATCCAGCTACTGTAGGAGTGTATGAAAATACAATACTTCCTTCAGTTGTAGATGTTGGTGCAACATAACTTACTGATGTTAAGTCTTCATCATATACTACAGATTTATCTGGAAGAGTAACTTCCAAATCAAAATCAGTTTCAATATATGTTCCTGGTGTAGGAGCTAATACACAAGTAAGGGTTATAGCAGTATCTTTTACAAACATGGTTTAATCTCCATCTTTTAATCTATCTGTAATAGCTTGTTGATGAGCTAAGTCTTTAATTTCCTGTTCTGTTAAGAAAGGAAGAATTTCAATGTTAAATTCTTTTACTTGTTTATTCTTACTCTCATCTTTACCAGACTTACCTTGTGCTGTGTAATGATGTGTATATGTTCTTTCTTGTAATCTATCTAAAATAATTTGTCTTACATGGATAGGTTCATTATTGAACGGTACATATTGAGTAATTTGTCCTATGAACTTATTACCTACACATACAACTTCACCTGGAATTTCTGCTTTAGAAGGATTCATACAAGAGATTCTAATTCTAACTAATTTCTCTGCATCCTTCTTAAGTCTTGCTTTCTTTTGTCCTAATGTCTCTACAAACTCAGACATATTAACACTTGTTGTATCTACAGATGTTGCTGAGTTATCTAAGTCTAAAGCTGATTTAACTTTATCTCTTAGTGTATTCAACCCAATACTAGGATGATATTGGATACCCATTAAATTAGCTCTTTCTTTTAATAGGGTTAGTTCCTCTTGATCTATTTCTGTCATGTTATTCTCCTTGAGTATGTAATTTAGAAGCTAAAGCATATCCTTCTAATTCCCAAACTTTATTTTTAGAATTTTCAATAGCAATTCTTTCCCCAATTTCAGCATCATCATTTTCAGGAGATACACTTGCAGATGGATTACCAACAACAGCAAAACCATTTTTCATTGTAAGTACAGCCCATCTTAAAACTTTATTTCCTTTAGTAACAAACTTAACAATTTCAATATCTTTGATTACTTGGTTTAGATTATCTAGTGTTACCCTTGGAGCAGTTAATCCTTTAGCTACAATTTGTTGTTCCATTTCTTTATCATTCATTGTATTTCTCTTTTAATTATGTAGGTCATTCCTACGGCAATGGATACGAATATCCTGACTATCATAAACATCAACAGGAAAGCACCAAATCTTTGATTCTAGGCACTTTCTCTGTTTAGTCTATACTTTGTACTACTCTTCGTATTTCCAGATGAATCCTTTATATTGAGTTCTCTCCCCTCTTGCTACTCTGGAGAGACTAGAACTAAATGGAGCTTCACCTGCTAATACTGCTTCTGCTACTGATTCATAAGAACAAACATAAACACCCTCTAGTGTGTATTTATATATTGGCTTAATTTGATCTTTTCGCATATTTTCTTCTAGCGTAATCCATTGGCAATTTTCTTTTGTATAATTACCGTTTGGATCAATTCTATCTAGTGATAATCCTGGTTCAAATGTACCTATCATATCAGCTAAAAAGTTACTAAATTCTTTCCAAGATTCTTGGTATGTAATCCCTTTACCAGCATAGTATTTATAGTTGATAGAATTTACAGAGTTACTGTCACATCTACCTTTCATACTTCTCCAAATATTATGAATTGGAGTACCACACATTCCGTGTTTAAGATCTGGGTATATTCTACATTGTTTACTACAAGTTTCTATCTTTCTTCCATTATCAATATCTTTGATAACTTCTTTCTTACAAACAGGACATTTGAATAGTCCTTGAGATCTCATTTTAACAATACCAGTTTTACTGGTTACTTCTTTTGATGGTAATTTTTGGATTAGAAACATGATACTACACCTAGTTGTTTAGAAAAGGATATAGTACCATATTATCTTTGTAAGTGTAAACCCTAAATAAGTTTACAATCCCTTATGATCAGTAT